TACCACCTTTGATGAGCTTCATGAACTTATCATAATCTTCCTTAGTATCGAAGTTCAATCCTCGATATATAGTAATTGACGATGTATTACCGTACTCAGCTATAGCATCATCCATTACTGAATCAACTAGATACTTATAATCAGGGTTCAGTACATACTTAGTGAGTGCTTTCTCAAGTTCATCTAAGTCATCTGCTGCCCTAAGCTGATCATAGATAGCTGATTCATTCTGATGAGAATAACCTGACTTGATCATTTCATTTAGTCATCTCCTCTCTTATAATGATAATGCAGCAGGAGATGAAGGTATCTATCCTTGAGTCCTGCTGCATGATAATCTGTATTTACTAAATGTGAGTATGCTTCAGGCAGATCTTAATCAAGGTATCTGGATCTAGTCGTTTACTAGCTATAATGATATCTGCCTTATTCTTCTTAGAATGATAATCAGCATTCTCAATGACTTCTGTCTCACCTAGGATAGCATATCTACCTGAGTTAGCTAATCCGTTATTGTCAGTGAGTTTATCATCTGCATTGAGCATGCCGAACTTATTATCATCTAGCTTGATGTATCTATAATTCCAGTTCTTGATACCACCTAGGATAGTGATAATCTGACCAGGTTTCATAGACTTGACTAGTGATCTGATATCCTTCTTCTTGAGATCAATAGACTCATTCTGAGGTGAGTAACCTGTACTAATCATAGCAATTCTCCTTTCTACTGAATTTACTAAGGTCATTCTTATTGATCTTAGTATAGTGGACTATCCTACAATCTCTATCACTCTGGATGCCTATGTAGTGGGTACCAAACATAGTTACTCCCATGTGATATACTTCAGTAGGGTATAGTGTATTACCATCGATGACAATCTTCTCAGTGGGACTGACTCGATAAGTACGCTTGAAATTCATATAGTACTCCATTCTATGGTAAGTGATTAATTATACATAATGTGATCGGTATCTAAGTCCACCTGGATGATATCTCCTAAGTGATGATAGGGAGCACTATCCATGCTATCGTGGACTGTATGGACTAGGTACTTGAGTGAGTCAGGTATCATTACTGCTAATCCAACTTGATAAGGATTAGTCCTAGTCTCTATCCATAATGATACTACCTTGCCAGTCATGACTCTCATGCTACTACCTCCATAAGTATGTTATTCAGGGTAATGATTACTTGAATAATGACTAGCTCAGCGGACTTACCATACCAGTATAAACGTATCTGGCACTAGATCCACTCAGCTATGCTACTATGGGTAAGTAGTACATGATATCTATGTTATTCAGGGTAAGTAGTACTTGATTATTGATGTATTATTACCCTTATAGAGCATCATTATAATGATCCCATTCCATTTACTCGATCGGAGGGGACCTCACCCAACGGTTAAGCTAGAGTACTAAATTCTCATCATGAATTACCCTATCTTAGAACCCCTTTGAGCTCATAATTACCTCATAATCACTCATTATTACTAGTTATTACCCCATTTATAAGCATATACTACTTACCCCGTATAGTCACTTAATCATTACCTGAAGTACCCTTGCTAGAATTCATATAATCCACCTACTTACTCTTTTAGGATTAGTTCTTAATAATGGATGATTATTCAGTAAATCAATAGCTTCTAGTACATGCTTATGCCTTAGTCCATAGTAAACTGATTTATAATTAGTACCTACTCCAGTATATACTAATCGATCTGCAAACAAGGTTTCTATATCGAACTTCTCATCATCTATAATGCAGAAGCTATTGATTTCAGATTCATGCTCAGCTAGCCATTGAAGGATTTCTAATCCTCGCCTACCATTAGGATCACTGCCTGTGATATCTATTACTTCAATTCCATACTTATTGAATAATCTATCTAGCTCAACAATATCACTAAATCCTTTATTGAAATCTGAAGGATGATTCTTGTAGCTCCAGTATGATCTTCTCCAAGAAGATGACATGACTACTTTAGCATCAGTAGCTTTCACTATCTTAGCTAATCTCTTCACCTTAGTCTCATGCACTCCGAATATCTCAACTATACGATGAGCTAAATCAGATAGCTTTAACTTATACATGATATCGTAGAAGCAGTTGATCAGTAAGTTAGGACCATTAAGTACTCCATCGATATCTAGGAATATTATATTCTTACCTGTATCTATAGTAAGCTTAGCATCAGTTACTCCAGTGAGAATTATGACTTCTCCTGTATTCTTATTAGTAAGATATACTTTATTATCTTTAATACATTCTTCTCTTATAATTTTTAGTGGCATAGTATCTCCTTATTCATGAAACAAATTTATATCTACTTGAATACCCTTAGTCTTGCATATATCTATCATATGTTTAGTCCCTCTAGATTGACCATCCCAGAATGATAGCAGTACTGCAGTATCTAATGGATTCAATGTAGCATAATCTAGCATAGCCTGATTACGAATCAATCCTGCTCGTTTGCCATAAGTATCCCAGTCAGCATTCATTACTTTTAGCTGAAGTTGATACTCATTAGCTAGTTCTATTGCTAGTTGATCTGCTCCTTTAGCTCCACCTGAAATAACTTCTATCTGAGCAGGATTGACCTTGTGCTCAATAAGGTACTTCTTCAGGATAGTCTTCATCTGATAGTAATTATGAAATGATCTTGATCCATTAATTATAAGTTTGAGCATATTCTCACCTCCTTATACCTCATGGTATGTAGCAATCATATTCTCGAGTAGATCCTTGTCCTTAGAATTCAGAATTTTATCGGATAAGTTAACCCAGATGACTGCTCCTTGAGGATGCTGGTAGGCTATAGGGTGATCTAAGACTTCTACTGAATCAAATTCCAATGCATACCTATTCCATTTACAATTCTCATAAGGAATATTGACTTGATGCAACTTGTAATTACTGTCATAGCTAGTCTTATCTAGTTTAATAGTAGAGCTAAGGTCTGCTAGCCCTCTGATCAAACCTGATCCTGATTCTATCAAACAGATAACTCCTCTCCTAGAAGTATTCCTAGAACGGAGTTCCCATACCTTAGATCCATCTAGAATCAGATCTAGATACTGCTTCTTAATAAGTAATCCATATATTTCCATAGGTTCTCCTTACTGCTGATTCTTATTCTGGATCAATTCTAGCTTCTCCTTCCGACTGAGATGCTTGATTGCTGATTCTCGTTTCATTGCTTCTGATCTAGTGCTGTGCATTTCACTATACACTAGGACTACTGGTCTCCTAGTCCTAGTGTATTTAGCTCCCTTAGAACTGCCATTATGCTCAGCTACTCTCCTAGCTAGATCAGTAGTATATCCTGTATACAGAGTATGATCAGCACATTCTACTATATAAGTGTAGTGCATTACTTAGGCAATCTATTCAGATTATGCAATAATGAAGCTAGGGTATCATTATTGGACATAGTGAGTGCTGTAATAATCAGCTGGAATCTGCAGCTTACCTGAGCAGAGCTATCTAGTACGATCTTAGCAGCATCATCAATACTGATTCTAGTAGAGTGGATTTCTTCTTTGCCTGTGGATTCTACAATCTCTCCATCGACTAAGCAGAATACTACAGCGAATCTCTCATCAGTCATCCCAGCACTACTGTATCCAGCTGGAAGTGTGAGTAGAACTTCAGATACATCCAATCCAGTCTCCTCCTTCAGCTCACGAATTGCTGCATCCTGAATAGTCTCTCCAGCATCAATTAGTCCAGCAGGGAACTCATAGCAGTAATCATTGATAGCATATCTGAACTCCTTACTAATCAAGATACTCATATCTTTGAAGATTGGTACTATAGTAACTGCATTAGCTTTAGCTCCGAGCTGAGATGGATCACTTAGTTCATTTCTAGAAACTAGCTCATAGGTGTATGGCTTTCCATCCACTAAATAATGCATATTGTATGCTTTAAGGAATCCATCCTTGACTTTCTCTAGTGTCTCTAATATCTTTCCCATTTTATTATCCTCCTTGTTATCATCCTTCTTAGGAAGTACTTCGTCTAGAATTATCTTAGCTTGTTCTAGCTGATAATCAGTAAGATTCTCCCTGCCATCTGACAATCCTAGTCGAAGTGAGATAGTACGTCTAATCGCAGAATAGCTATTGTATTTATCAGGTGTATTCTGATAGCTATATCCATACTCTTCTAGCCTACGATTGATAGCATCCTGCAATAATGATTTATTAGCTCTCATAGCAGGTAGCCTTTCAATTCAATACTAGCCCTGTATCTAGGCTCATAGTAAGAGTACGGATATATTGAGTATGGATCAGCTAATCTAGGCTCATGAGTTATGTTAGATTCCGCAATTACTGCTCTCATTACTTCACCATGAGCACGGATAGCTAGTTCTCCGCCTTGATGGTTTAAATCCAGTAATGGAATATCAGATTTAGCAGGACTGATTCTGTCATCTGATAATTGTTTAGATAGCTCAGTTGGATCAGCTCCTAAGGCTATCAGTTGTCTGACTTCATCGAGATTCAGTGACTTAGCAGGTTTCTTAGGATCATAGAATACTAGTTCTGAAGTCACTGCATTGATAAGCTTGATTCCAGATTTCATCTTCCGATTAAGTTGTTGTAGAGTATAGTTATTACCGAACTGATCCTTGTAACCAAACCTTACTGATTTACCATCAATTATTGCAGTTAGTTCCTTCACTAGTTTCAGCTCTGACGATGTATTTGACTTTGACTGCACCTGATTCACTCCTTCCATTAGTAACATGAAGATTGAGTATCTTGCTGAACTTAGCTGCTAGTTCTTCACTAATCATTCCATTCTTAGCTCGAGCAGGTACTCCTATAGTGAGTTCTCCATCATCTTCCTGCAAGATATCTACTCCTAGTTCTTCAAATTCTTTCATATAAGCTCCAATAGGCTTATCCAATATAATCACCTCCAATAAAAAAAAAAGCTAGTAGTCCCCTCGTGAGTGAGAGAACTACTAGCTAGTTGGATTTACAGGATATCAGCCAAAATGCTGCCCAGTGAAGATCCTGACTTGCAGATCCGATCCTTGAACTTCTTAGCGATTGCTAAGTTATAGCGGTAGCTCTCCGTAGATTTCCTCATGTTGCGGAGAATGGTCTTATCGAAGTTGCCGAGGATGATATAGTCAGGGGACTTGGAGTCGATCATCTTTGCCAGAGTAGTAGCACCAAGGATGATGCAAGTACCCTCAGGGATTGCTCGAGTGATATGTACGTTAATCACGCACGGCTGAGTTTCGTAGCGAGGAATCGTAGGCAGATGCTGGAACTCGCTGATCTGGATGAAATTGGACTTAGGCAGGTCATCGAATGCAACCTTGACGATCTTATCGATATCATCAGCCATATAATCCTCAATGATATCCTCGAAGTAATCGTAGACTTCATCAGGCATATCACCAGTCTCCATGAACTGCTGAATAGCTTCTGCATTGTACTTATCCTTGAAGTGTTCAGTGATTGCTCTACGAGCTCGACAAGCAGGACACTGGCAGTCATCCTCATCCTCATCCTCAGAGGTTTTTTGCTTCAGGACATCTTTCCACTGATCTGGATTGATGGTTACCGTATTACCCTCATTGAGCTGCTTGGTAATTTCACTGAGGAATGCTACGTTGAGATCACTCTCAGTCTTAGGATACACATTGTAATTGTTCTTCATAGTATAGATTCTCCTTTCAGATGTTTCAGGTTTCAACCCTTACACAAATATAAACGTATGTATGACTAAATTAGCTCTTATTTCTTCTTGACTACCTGAGCAAAATCTCCATTATCCAATCGAAGGGTATCACTATTATCAGTATAACCATTAAGATATAGGACTTCAAGGACTCCATTAAGCGACTTAGCATCTGAAGTCATGATCAAGATATTCTCAGGATGCATCGGTAGAGCTTGATTCTTCTTTCTTCTCTTGAATAGGTTCCAGAACAAGTTTATCATCCTCCTCTATTACTTCTCCTTCATTAGCAGCTATCTCCTCGAACTTAGCTAGGATAGTAGATACTGCAGTACGTACTTTATCTCTACTATCCTGATTAGCAATGATAGGTGCTCGGACATTGTAGTTATTTAATGTATTATTGACTACCTGAGTATTCTGAATAATAACATTTAAGTAGGACTCATCCGTAGTTACTTGCTTGATCAAATTGAGTGATTGATTGAGCGAGTTCTGCAAGGTCCTAATGATAGCCATCAATGCCTCAGGATTATTATAGCATTCAGGATTTGTAGTAGCCTGAACTATAAGCTGATCTTCTAGTTTACCTAGAGCATTAGTCAGTGTGACTACTCTACTCAGCTGACTTCTCGAATACACTAGCAAGAACGCTTTCATATTATCAGCAGTATTAGCTGATAGTGCTTGAGTGATATCGATGTCTCTCTTAGCGAGCTTAGCGATACCCTTTAGATCCATATTTACTAGATCTTGCTTACGCTTATCAGCTGGTGCTAATTCATTCATCTTCATCACCCCTTATAATAGATTGGTAGTGATCATCAAACATATTCTTGAAGTTCTGAGTAACTTCATCAAGTATGTAATTATGATGATCATAATAAGCGTATCTCAGTTTCAGTAAGAACTGTTCTCTGATTATGAACTTAGGCTTGAATGCTCTACCATTGAGGATAGCACATTCATTATCAGGATACTTGGCTGGGAACAATTTTAGAGTACCGATATTAGGCAACTCGAGCTCGACTGTCTCAGCTTCATCTGTATTCATACCCTTTTCTCTAAGTTCATCAAGTAAGTGTAAGGCTAAAGCATCAATTACTGACCTGACTACTGCCTCAGGCAAGTCGAGCATATTACTGATGTCTTTAGTAGCTTTCCTAGCATACCATTCATTCTGACTTAGTTTAGGCATTCTTGTGACTTTCGATAAAGTCAGATACTGACATCTTACTCGCAGTAGAGATATCTAAGATGTCTGATCCAGCCATAGTGAGTTTGAATCTTCGAGTAAGCTCCTTACCTCTATCAGTAGAGATATCTACCAGAGTGACCTGATCTAGCAAACCATTATCCTCTAATGCCTTCTTGCTGCCCTGGCATCGAGGACAGTTATTCGTAATTACCATCATAAACATAAGTATTACCTCCTTCTATTACCTTTGATGAATTTCTGATTGGAAGTAGCCAATGCGATTCCAGTGAGCTGATCTCGATAACTATCAGATTTCTGAGATTCATCATACTTTCCGCATTTTACGAAATCTACGCTATCTAATACTGAACTAAATCTAGTTCTGACTTCTGAATCATCAAAGTGAGTATACAACCAAATTCCACATTTAGGGAATTCATTGATGAGGGTATCGATGAAGTCAAGTAACTCATGCATTGGCTGATCCAGTGGTTCTCCTCCAATGATAACGATATTATCAATTTCATCCTTATCATATCTGATCTTGATATCACCTATTAGCTTTCCTAAGTTTAATCGATCACGGAGATCTAGTCCTGTGTTGAAATCATGAGTATGAGGACTATGGCACCCTTTGCAGTATCCATGACAGCCTGATAGGTATATTTCATAAGCTATACCTGTAGTCGATGCAAATACTGGATATGCTGAACTATAGTATCTCATTCTTACTCACCGCCTTTCCAAAGATATAAACGTATCTAACCTTAATTTAGCTCCAAAGCAAGAATGAGGTAGGCAACTTATGTCACCTACCTCATCCCCGTTAGTTATTACTTAACTACAAAGTTTTTGCGGATGCTCTTAGCTTCCTGACGACCAACATTATGGTTCTTGACAGGAGTGCAGTATCCAATCGGTTTGTTGTAAACCGTAGTCTTGAGCTTCTTCATAGTTTTTACCTCCTTATTTAGTTATTATCATCAAGCTATGTAAGCTAGACAACCTTATTCATCAACTTCCAAGATATCAGCCTCAGTGATAATGCCTTCTTTCAGAAGTCTCTGGATATCCTCATCGCTGTGATCATACGGACAGTAGTCATAGTTGTGAGGAAGCTTTCCATGAATCGGACAGATGCATACATCAGGAGAGATAGATAAGTATGGAAGTCTATAATTGGTGAACAATTTCTTCACCAAGGACTGGATTGTCCTCCAGTTGTGAGTAGGCTCATCCATATAGATGTGCTGTACTGTACCTGAAGTATATAATGGCTGGAGTGCATTCTGATGCTCGAATACCTCGAAGATATTCTCGCTGTAGTTATCAGGAAGCTGAGTCGAGTTAGTATAGAATGAACCACCAGTACCTGCTCCAGTGATGATATGCTCGAAATCTTTCTTATCCTTCTTAGCAAATCGAGTACTAGCTCCTTCAGCAGGAGTAGCTTCTAGATTCCAGAGGAGATGACCATGATCTTCTTCCTGATAATCTGATAAAGTCTTCAGCATGAAGTGCAGAGTATCTTCCATGAACTGACGACCTTCCTCAGTCTCGATGCCCTTACCAAGCAGATTCAAACAAGCTTCATGACCTGCATTGACTCCTAACGTATTGAAGTGACTATTGAAGTTACCTAAGTACTTCTTAGTATACGGAATCAAGCCTAAGTCGAGAGATTCCTGAACTTTATCTCTCTTGATCATCAGACTCTGACGAGCTAAGTCCATAAAGTACTTAACCATAATAAAGTAGATCTGTTTGCTCATAGCTACAGTATCTAGATCATCACTAGAAGATACCATAACTCTCACTCTAGATCTTAGAGCAGGATAATGACTCAGGATTTCATCAGCTACCTTATAATCATGGCTATCAGTATCTCCTTCAGCGATCATTCTGCTAATATAAGAGATCTTACTCAGATTCAGAGTTACTACTCCGATGGAACCAGTTTTATCACCAGCACCGAATAAGCCACCACCTGCATTGATAAGCTCACGCAGATCAAGTCGAAGTCTGCAGCACATACTACGTACATCAGACTGCTGCTGATCAGAGTTAATGAAGTTACTGAAGTATGGTGAGTTAGCTTCATCTGCGAAAGTGAAGATATCCTCAGCTAGGCTTGAATCCCAAGGGAAGTCCTTAGTGATAGCATAAGTGATGATTGGGAAGGTAAAGATTTTACCCATGCCATCTCCTTCCATCATTACCTTAGCTAAGACATGATTGAACATGTTCATCTCTTCCTGACAATCACCATAAGTGAAGTCCTGATCCTTGCCACCGATAATGACTGGCTTGTACTTCAAGTCATCAGGTACTGTCAGATCGACTGAGATATTTGAGAATGGAGACTGCATAGCGATTCGAGTCTTGATATTCAGATCAAAGATCAATCGACGAAGTACTCTATATACCTGCTCCTCAGACATATGATCAGCTTTGATGAAGCCTGCAGAGAATGTATCGAAGCTATTGAGTGCCTGAGCTCCAGCCCACTCACCAGTCAGGGTGAAGATGAAGTTATTGATCTGACCATACAATGCATCTAGATGCTTAGCAGGTGCAGAGTAGATAAAGGTAGGTCCACAACTAAATCCTTCTCGGCAGAGATCCTCCATACTCCATCCAGCACAGTAGCCTACAATAGGGTGCGAGATATCGTGAATATGATAAATAGCATCTTCATGAGCTTTAGAGATCTCACCAGTATACATATTCTTCAGTGCCCAGTCCACTAAGACACTATTAGATACATGACCCTGCAATCCTGAGAATGAGTAATTAGTCTGGCTATTCTCTCTCACTCGCCAGTCTGCTTGAGACAGATAATCCCCTATGATTTTATTTGATTCCAATTTTATTACCTCACTTTCTTAGTTCTATCAATCAGACCTAGTGCAGTCTGATAATCCTTAGCCTTGCTAATCTGCAGATTAATACCATACTCCTGCATCAGGTACTTACTAGAAGTACTGAAGGATACATTGATATCATGAATCTGATCATCCTCGTATCTGCATTCTTTATTAGCATCTTTACCTACATCCATAGGCATGACCTTATGAGTAGTAGGATTATTGAAATGAGTAGCTAGTTTATAGCCCTCTCTGACTACTTCCATAGCAGCGAGCATCTCCTCATATCCACCTTGATGAATCTCTAGAGCAGATGCTGGATAAATTGGTGACTCAGGACTAGTATGTAGATTACGAATGAATAATCCCTTACCTACTGTCCAGTGCTTCTGTACAGCATACTTCAACTGACCTACGTAATTATAGCCACCTAGATAGCCTGCACTCATCACCATACCTAAGTCAGGATCCTCTTTAAAGAAGTTAATGATCTCATTGTAGCATGATCCTGCTCCAGAGTTAAATTTCATATCATCATCTACAAATAAGTAGAGATCACAATTAGGATCAAGCATCATGCAATCATTGCGAATCTTCACCATTGAGATCGGCTTAGGATAAGTATCTGATACTCGATACTCAAGCTCCCAAGTAGGATTCATTGCATAGATGAAGTCTTCAAGAGTACTCATGATGATATCATCGTAGGAAGTAGGATCGATATTCTGATAATTGACTAAGAACTTCAGATTATCGACTTGAGCGATATGTACTAGACTTTCACTGAATCTAGTGAGCATTTTGTACCATGATTTGCCATCGTTATACGTAGGAAGAACTACTCCAATTTTCATAAGCCTAGTTCCTCCTTATTCTTATTGTGAGTATCATGAGCAAGCTGACTCATATGACCTACGTTCTGAGCACCATAGTAGATCTCTCCATCAGCTACTTCAAAGTAGCCTTGCTCAGTAGCGACTTTCTTAGCTGAGCAAGCCTCGTTACTAGTGAAGATGTGATACTTCTTCTGCAAGCTATTGCCTAGTCCTCCTTGACGAGACTGATGATAGACATCCACCCAAGCTTTACCTACTTCATAGCCTTTGAGATATACTCGAAGTGCTAGATAAAATTCCTCATGATACAGAATATCATCGTTGAACATCTCATCAGGAGTGATAGCTCCTCTCCTGACAATCAGCCCAGTACGCATACTGATAACTGATAGATCCTGAGGGTAAGGGATTTCGATTGAAGAAGTCTGCACTCGAAGCTCGGTCTTCATTCTGCGATGGCAAGATACTAGCCCTACCTCAGGATGATTATCGAGCTCTGAAATATGATGATCATACTGCTCAAGAGCATACTGACCAAAGTTGAAGTCATCATCAATCAGGATCAGATAATCGTACATACTCAGGATATCGAACTTATTCATCAGTTCTCGTCTGATCTTAGAGATACTTCCCTCAATACGATCAGTAAAGATGAAGTTGATATCAGGAGCTTCTGCTCTCAAGAAATCCTGATCCTCCTCAGAATACCCTTGACCAATCACATGAAAGTTATGCGAACGAATCTGATCTGGAGTATAATGCGAATAGAGTGATTTGATAAGCTTCCAGTATAGCTTATCCTTATTGACACTTAGTGCCAAGAATCCATAAGTAGACATTAGTGATACCTCCTTAGCTGTAATAGTTAATGATCTCATCCATGAGATCAGAACTGAACATATTATCAGTCATCATGATTCTACTAGCTCTCACCTCAGGATCAGTGACATCACAGCCACCAACTTCAAGGTAGTGCTGATGATCTACTAACTGAGTAATTCTCCAAGCACCATTCTTGAAGTCAGAATAGAAATGCTCCTTGATGTACTTATTGACATTAGCATCAAGGATATCCTTCTTATTCCAGCCATACATATCTTCGCCAGATACAGGCTTATTCTCGACCTTAGTAGTATTACAATTCTCATAATGAAGAGTTCTGCAACGATTGATCACTGCAGGATACATACCATTGAATAGTCGCCAGCTGCAAGCGATCTTCTCTTCATCAGATCCCAGCAGTCCTAAAGCAGAATTAGGCAGAGCCAATCCTTCTTCAGGCTTAAAGTTCCTAAGAAGAATGCCCTTATCAGTGATATATCGATTATCCAGAGATAATGCTGGAGCAATCTGATACTTAGGTACTTCATTCAAGTATAATCTACCTTTGAGTAGAATAAATCCACAATCAGGATGCTTAGTCATGTAGTAGATCAGATCAAGATACTGCTCACCTGCACTCTTATTGTAAGATCCACTACGAGGTAGGAAGCTGAAGTCATCGTCCATAAGTACATAGAACTTAGCTTCAGGCATTAGTTTGCAGGCATCACCTCGGATCTGATTAAATGGGATCAATCCCTTACCCTTGATCTCGTAGGTATTGAAAGTGTATTTCACTGCGAATCCATTATCTTCGCAGATTTTGACTGCCTTAGAGATCTGATCCTCAGTCCAAGGCTTCTGAAAATTAAATAAGAAAGTAGAGATAGGTGCTACCTCTTTCAAGTTCTCAATAGAACTAATTAAGTAGTTGAAAGCCACATCAGGCTCATTAGTAGGGACTGCAAACCCTAAGATTTCATGATTCGATTCCATATGTATCCTCCTTATAATATAGTCTGAATGAAATCCTCTTCAGTAATGATAGTCTTACCGAGTTTCTCAGCAGTCTTGTACTTGGATGATCCCTTATCTGCATTAGCAATAAGATAATCACAAGATTTGACATCAGCTTCGACAATCTTATCTGAATACTTCTGATAAAACTTAGATTTTGTACCAAATTCAAGTTTACCAGTAATACATACCTTTATTCGATTGTCATCTACAGATGAGTCCTCTGCCTGAGGCTCCTCGATATTCATGTATTGGTAAGTATCTACGATCTTACCCCAGTTCTTTAGAAGATTATCTTTAGTAGGCTGATTGACTCCTTTGAGATAACGAATTTGCATCTCAAATTCATCTGAGAAGTACGATTCAGCAATCTCAGCACGGATAGAAGTGCCATCTACAATCTTTCTAGCAGATTCCCAAGATAATCCAGGAATATTCAATGCTATCAGATAATTCTCGATTGAATGAGATTTCTTGAGGTTATCTAGAGCTTGCTTCAGAACCTTGATCTTAGCAGATCCGATCCCATCCATATTACTCATTACCTCAAGATCATAGTCTTTATAAAAATCAGGTATCTCAGAGATATCATAGAATTCAATGAAAGCTGATATCAATGATCCTCCTAGATTATCAGTATTAGCAAGATTAGAGATCCAGTGATAAAGATTTGAATAATTCTGACCACTGCACTCTGGATTTCTGCACACCAAGTTGACTCCTGACCAAGTCAAAGGAGCTCCACAATCAGGACATACTTGAGGAAGTTTGACTTCCACTGGAGAATCCACTCCATAGATATATGGAATAACCTCACCTGATCTGACGATTTCAATAGTAGCTCCAGCATCGATTCCTGATTCAAGTATGTTCTTAGCATGATGACCTAAGGCTCTGCTAACATTAGCACCTGAAAGTAGTACTGATTCTGTAACCACTGTAGGTACCAATTTACCTGTCCTAGTGAGATTCCAGTCAATTCTCTTGACCTTCACATGGGCAGTCTCATTAACTGTCTTATAAGCTACCTCATCGACATAAGTAATTACTCCGGATGGTTGCATAATGATCTCAGTACTGTCACATACTATACCGTCAAGCAGATAATGCTTGCCACCAATTAATCGTAGACGATCAATGGCTTCTTGGTAAGGAATTGCTCCCATAATATAGCTCACTGCAAGAAATCCTAGATTCTTCAGAAAATCCAGGATCTCAATTCGAGACTTGAACTGATGTGTAGTACTTTTACCTACCTTATAAGCAATAAAGGAGAATTTGCTACAATCCTCAGGGGATGCATAATTCCTAGACAGAAGTCCATTAGGTACATTACGCTGACTAGTCGATTCAGTAAAACTAGGCAGATCCTCATCGGAGATAACAAATTCTCCTACTACATTTCCAGTATATTTGATTCCTAGATCAACGATAACTCCTTGAGCATGAATCATTTTAGAAGTACAATCGATTCCTACTTCTCCGTTACCTCGAGTCAATGCTCTCATCAGTTTACCATCAACATATTGCAGTTCTGCTGATCCTCCATCCATCTTAGGAGTCTTGACCTTACCTGATGGTAAGATCTCTGTCTTAGCTACTCTAGGTTTGTTAGCAATTCCAGTCAAGTAATTAAGATGAGGATATTCCTGCAGATTGCAAGTAGTGACATCGTATCCCCAACCTACTGAAGTGAGAATTGGATTCGTCGGATCAATAGCTCTGAGCTCTTCAATCCATTTATCAAATACTTCATCAGGGACACAAGTTTTGCCATTATAGTAATTATTAGTATTCTCAAGTATAGAACTAATAAGTGTAGATTTATCCATTCAGTGATTTCTCCTTTCCGACTTCCTATAACTATAAACGCATAAGAATTCAATTTAGCTCTAGTTCTGAGCTGATTGCCCTCACAATATTGAAGTAAGCCTCATTATTGTAGGCTAATAGACTATCGATTGTATTGATATCCTTAGCACTCTCAGTCAGTGCTTCCTGCAATGCTTGAGGAGTAGTAGATAGATCAATCAATAAGCCTAGAGACTCGGATGCCCTCTTCTCAGCAATAAGCAACTTATCTGCCTTCATAGCAGATAAGATTGCTCTCTTAATTAGTGCATGATCAGCTGGAGCTGCATCTATGAGGTCATGTGCATCCCCTAGGAGTCGATTATACCTTGACCATTCATCATTAGCCAATATCAATCACCTCCCTGATCCATCTTGAGCTTATCATCCATATCTGGACGACGAAGCTTCTTTGGTAATTGAACCGAATTCAAGGTCTTCTTGAACTTCTGATATCGATTCCAGATCTTGCCTACATAATGAGAATTACCTTCCAGTCCTACTGCACTGCAAGCATCCTTCCAGACTTTACCTAGGACTTCATGCTGATAGTACAATGACATCATAGTCAGGACTTCCTTCAGCTCATCTCTAGTAGGGATTCTGATAGTTTCTCCTTCAAAATACCATAGTAGATTGATGAAGGATTGAGTATCTAGCAGATAGGACAACTCTGCTATCATATGATTCTGATTCTTAGATGATGGTTCTAGTTTAGCTAGCACTAATAATGCTACGAAATACAGATCACCCATATCTTGTACATTCTTCAGGAGTGAATCGACTTCTGAGCTAGGTCCTTCCATCATGTCATCATCTATATTATTAGTCATTTGATCACCTCCTAATCTGAATTGTCAATGTTCCAGCTAGCTCCTATGAGTTCACTAAGCTCACTAGATCGATGTAGATCATCTCCTAGTAGTTTGCGTAAGTTAACTCCTAGTCTCTTATAGATCAATGATACTAGGAATCTTACATAAGTTCGATATTCTTCTCCTAGCTTGACCAGGACTACACGACCTCGATTATACTTCAGCTTATCCTCGATAGTGAACATCACTGATATCTTAATGAATTCGTATTCAGTAGTACCAGGTTTATAGTGAACATAGCTATCAAAAATCTCTAGTGCTAGAGTAGACATTGACTGAACTACACTATCTAACTCCATAGCTGCTTGCTCAGTTCGGAATCTATTAGCTGATCCGAATAATTGATCACGAAACTGCTCAGCTTCGATCACATCTGATACTTCGAATTCTACTCCTCTAGTTTCATTTAAGTACTCACTTCGAGCATTATACAAGCGTAGTCGTATGTACTTAGTCCACTTCTCTACTACTAGTCCTTCATGATTGATTTTTAAGTAGAAGTCTGTAGCTAGCATATGAGAAATTTCGTCAACTTCATTCGAGTTGAATGCCATACGTTTGACTACTAGTATTGCTGCAGCCAGCTCCTTGATGGTAGTGTACATCTCAGGAGCTGACTTATCCTTAGCAAATGCCTCTTTCACTTTACGTTCTAAGGCAATGATATCTCTCTTATGATATCCCAAGGTTACTCACCGCTTTTCATAATTCTAGATATCTGATCAGAATTCTTCACTACGGTAAGAGTACTATCACTAGGGATATTGATATCAGGTTTATGACTAACGATCAGCAGAGAATTAATATCAGGAGACTTGTACTCAAGAAGATTGATAACTGCATCTGCTCCAGTAGCATCTAAGTTATCAAGAATCTCATCAAGTACTAGCAGATTAGATGAGAATCCAGATTCATTCCTAGCTAGATCTCTCTGGATCAGCTGAAGAATAATGTCTACTCTCCGTCCTTCACCACCTGATAAATCCTCAAACCTACGATTGCCTAAGTAGATATTGATGTTGTTACCATCTATCTCCAATCTTACTAATCCCTGCTTCTCAAATAAGTAAGGCGAGTACTCTTCACTTTTATGATTCATGTACTCAATAACTCCTTCTAGAAGGAAGGATCGGAATTTACGAGATAGCTGGTTCTTGAAGTAATTAGCTATTGCTAACGATTCATTGATCTCTGCAATACTAGCTTCTAATTCCGATTTTCGAGTAGTTTCTTCAAAAATCACTTTCTTGTCAGAATCAATAGCTTCTTCAAGCAGAGTAGTAGAACTACTATAAGATTTATAATCATTCATCTGAGCTTGGAAAGCAGCTAGCTCTGCTTGACTATTATTGAGTTTCTCCTGCTTCAGGCTAATGTCTCCATTCAGTCTGATAACTTCAGATTCGATCTGATTACGTTCGTTAAGAATCTCCACCAATCTAGATTTATTAGCTTGCATGTCCTTCTCGAGCTGAGATCTCAATGCTTCTAGATTAGCTTGATTAGCAATGACTTGATTACAAGTCGGACACACTGCAGAATGATAACTCTGATACTGAGTCATATAATTGTCGTTAGCAAGCTTCTTACTATCAAATTCTCTACTTAGATCTCTACCTCTAGTTTCTAGCTCATTTCGCTGAGTAGTAAGCTGATAGATATCTGCGCTCAGTTGTGAAATTTCTGAGCTTAACTCCGGTATGATTTCTGACTCAAGTTGACTAGCAGTCGCTTCATCAATAAGTGAGCTAGCCTTCTCCTTTATAGTATTGATCTTCTGAGCATTAACTCCGATGCTCATATTGCTAGTATTGATTCTAGTAGTACACTGGATGATCTGACCATTGATACTAGTGAACTGCTGATTCAGATCAGCAACTGCTGAATTGACTTTAGTCTGCAGAGCATCGATATAATGATCAGTCTTGCTGAGTTCCTCTAATCTAGATTTACGACTAGAAGGCTTCAAAGTAGATAATCTACCTGGTAGTCCCTGACTCAAGATAATGATAGAAGTCAGAGTATCATAATCTAGACTATGATTGAATTCCTCTTCCAAGATAGCCTTAGATTTAGTGAGAGTATTGCCTGATATATCTTCGCCATTTCTGACAATCTTTAGAGCACTACCATAATCGCAGTGATTCTTCGCTCGAGTAATGACATAGTTGTTATCATCGATGTCCATATCCAGAGTCACATATACTCCCTTATTTAGAATGTGATTAGCTACATCAGTAGCTCCTCTAGAAGTAGAACCAGTCAAGCACCATAGAATTGATTCTGATAATGCTGATTTGCCTGAGCCATTAGAAGTAGCGAGTGGCTCGTACTCATTGATACCTTTTACTGAAACAATCCCTAAGTCACTGATAGTCAAAGAAGCTCTATCAAATGACATGAACCCATCAAGTTCGACTCGATTGAATTGTATATTCATGATAGCTCCTCCTTACTGCAAATAATCTTCTACAAATTTGACCATCTTAGCCTTAGGTGCTGGCAAGCTGTCATCAGACTGCAGATCAACGTAGTTCTTCATAGCAGATGCTCCAGATTCGTAGCTCTGCAATTTCACGATATCTTCCTTAGATTCTGCTAATACAGTAGAATTCTCTACCTTACTAGAGATTCTAGTAGCTACCAGATTGTACGTAGCTGACTGAGAATCTAGATAATCTCTGATCTCATCTCGAATAGTATAAGGTACTTCAAGCTTCAGACACTTAGGATTAGCTAGATTATTCAAGGACTTCAGATACTTGATAGTATCAGCTACTGATCCTACTTTAGCTTTCAGGAATAGTGCTGAATATGGATTCACAATTCTCCGAGTTTGTAAGGTCTCTGTATCCAAGATCATGATACTAGGATAGCACAATGAGTAATTATCGTCGAATCCATGACCTACCATTGCTCCGATGTTCATAATCTTATCATGATACACTGCAGGAGCATGAATATGACCATTAAGTATCAGATCAAAGTAATTGCAAGCATACTGCATATTCAGACCACTTGTCAGAGTAATCTTACCTAAGCTCATCCCTTCATAATCGATATGCGAAATCAGTACTCGATTAGCTAGAGGTTCAAGATCAATATAATCAAGATCTCTAGTATAAGGAATTACTGAGAACGTATCATCGATTTTAGTAGGCTCCGAAATCACTGTAATCTTACGATTCTTATCTAGAATCGACAATGAAGTGAATTTACTAGCCTTATCCTCTTTTTCATGATTGCCTACGATATGATACTCAGGGATCTCTCCTCCATAAGAAAGTGCTTCTGCTAGTGCAGAGCTCTCTCTAGCCTTGATGAAATCAGAATCAATCAAGTCTCCACCATTGAAGATAAGCTCAACTCCTTCGTTCTTGAAAGTCTTATACATCCATTTGAATGAATTGACCAACATATCGAGTCTAGCAGAGTACTTGTAGCCTGAAGTACCATTCAGGATTGAACTAGCAATGCTGAAATGGGCATCTGTATATATTCCTACGATCATTCTACATTCCTCCTATCTAGTAGCTTATTGCCTAACGAGGATACTAGATAAGTAGGAAAATGACAATGATTCTGGTAGAAATCCAGGTATGTATCATTGAATTTCAGATATGATCTGTAGTAAGTATCGAAATCATCAAATCTATCGTAGATATCTGAGTGATCTGCAGAACCTGATGATATCTCATACATTCTCCGAGCTTCATGCTCATCCTCGTGTTGTTTATGAATAATAATTACATTAAGTCCTTCAGCAGCAGAATGATGAGCTTGGACTAAATCATCCAAGCTCATTGCATCTGACTGCTGGTTGTACAGAATCTGGTACACATAAGAAACTGCCATCCATCGATCAATCAATAATTTAGGTGACTGACCATGCTCTAGCAGATAAGGATGGAATTGCTTCCACAATCCTAATGTTGCTAGTCCTGGAATATATCTGTTACCTCTACTGACAACCTTATCAGTCATACTGCCTTCCCAATCAGGTCGATATAATATCGAATCGTAATCCTGATTGATCTGCTTAGCTAAATAGGACTTACCAGTCATCTCGAATCCTTCAAATACAACTACATCAGCTGCATTGATAGCTTCGAGAACTTCTACAGGTAATCCCATAAAGTTCCTCCTTACTCGATGTCTCCTTCAAAGTCCTCATACTTACTATTATTCAGTATGCACTCCATCAGGATAGGATTTCTAAGTAACGATTTAAGCTCATCTCGAGAAGAAGCTACTGCTACTCCAGACTGAGCTAGCATCAGGTTGAACTTATTGTTACCTAAGGTCTCTGCGAAATAAATAATAGGTCTATGTAATGCGTAAGCTACTCCAGCTTCGAAGATAGTACCCATATCCTTCTTATCAGTGATATTAACCATGAAGCTACAGTTATTGATAGCACTGCAATTACCATCAAATACTGTCTTTCTCCAATCCTGATCACTATCAGGCTCGCATAAGGCTTCATCCTTAGGTGCAAAGATTTCGAATCCTGCACCAACAATAATACTCTTGACTGCTTCAAGTCGTTCAGCCTGCTCATCATCGAACCATCCACCTGCTAAGTAGACTTTACCAGATCTCTTGACTTCTGAAATAGCATCGAGAAGTAAATCATAATTATCGATCATGTAATTCAGCTTCTCCAGATCACCATCACAGTACTCCATGATTCTCTGCCATTTAGCAGGTTTCTCCTTGTAATTGTACTTCTCAGCATCATACAGCTCTTCACTGATATAGCCATGCTTATCCTTGAGATCTTTCAGCATCCTGATGATATAGCTGAAATTAATAGCTGCTCTGCTACGGAGCTGATTCTCGGCAGTATGTGATACTGCAAGACTATCTGCGTGGATAGTAGCATGCTCAGAAGCAGTCAATCTGATGATATTATCAGGATTGCTATTGAGCTTATTCTCATCCTTATGGTGTCGATGGACTCCTGAATTACGCAAAAGCTCGGGGTACCTTCCCATTCGTACGTTATATTCATCTGCTAAGTGGAAGCAGAATCTCCAAGCACCCTTGTGAGTATTACCATGGACTCCTCCAGATTCATACTCATCGTATACCATAGTATATCCGACCATTTTATTGTCAGATTCCTCAGACAATCTGAATTCCAGGTCGTCTTCTAAGTTATGGATATTATCCATAGTAATCTGATCCATGATCAGTCTACCATCGCTATTCTTGAAATAGCCATAGATAAGCTCATCCTGAGTCAGCAAGATCTTCAGTATGGCATCCTTGCTCAGATGTCGTTCATCCGATAAGTGATATAATTTAGTTTCACTCATATAAGTACCTCCTTATTATTGTTAATCAAAGTGGTTAACTAATAGCCCCTTTGACTTACAAAACTATAAACGTATCTAGTGATATATTTACTCTAGTCGATAACAACTTCATCCTCAACTTGAGAAGCATTAGCTAATCGGTAGGATAACTCTGCTCGACTATAGATCTGATTGAGAGCTTCAATGCTGATAGGGACTTTCTTAGTCCTATCAGTCATCAGCTGCATAGGAATATCCTTATCATCCAGTTTAGAGATATACTGCAAAATCTTAACCAGATTATCTGACCCTGCATCTAGGTAATCTAGATTGATAGAGTACTCACAGTAAGTCTCCTCTATAGCAGCTACGATAGAACTATATCTGCTAATCAACTTAGGCAAGTGCTTAGTACTAGAACCATCAAGATCATAATTCCAGCTACTATAAGTTTTATAAGTACTATCCAGGAGTAATCGATTATTACGATACTCGAGAGCTAGTCTACTCAAAGATATCAGGAACATCATGTATCACCTCCTTTACATTCAGGACATTTATTAGATTTGGGACTAGTTCCTAAGAACTGCTTTCCACATACCTTGCAAGTAACATGGTATCTACGATTAGGCGGAGCATTTCTACCTAGTCTAGATCTAGTAGCACTAGGCTTCATTCCTAATTCCCAGCCTGATTCTAGATATAATTCTAGCTGAGATCTGTCTACCATTCTGCCTAGCTCACCCTTATGAATTCTCACTTTTCCTAGATTATTCTGTCTACCAATCGCAGCTAATCTCTTCTTTTCACTAGAAGCTAGCGAGCAGCCTAGCTCCCAGCCATCCACTAGATAATTCTCAATATTATCTAAATTAGCTCTATGATTAATGTCACCTTTATGAATCCAGATAGTCCCTGCAGAATTCTGATTGCCTAATCTAGATTCATGCTGACGATTGCGATAGTCTTCATCCTGCCATGAGGCTCTAAGTACTGAACTGATGATACCTCGAGTCTCCTTAGTATGATGCTTGCCATAGAAGCTATTGAGCTCACCATAGAGTGATCCTCCATCTCCTCCATCTAAAAGATTGTATCCAATAGATCTATCAGTAGCATTAAAATGAGCGATAAGCATGATCTCCTCTTCATTGAGTTCCTCCAATGAGAAACACCTAGATAACATCTCAGTATGAAATGCACTCCATCCATATTTGTTGATAGCATTCCATAGTGCAGATCCTGATCCCTTATAATTAGGATCAAATTCTGCACTCTTATGTTTACCGATATAGATCTTGCCATTGATTATATTAGTAGTTCTATAAATATAGCCATACATCAGATGATCACCTTGACTCTACGATGAACTACTGTATTAGTAACACCATATCCCTTCTGAACTGCGAGCTTAGAAATCCAAAGCTGATTCCAGCTAAGATATTTTTCCTTAGGCTCATCGATATCTTCCCAGGTAACTGATTTGTAGACTTTCTTCCACTCATTCATCAATGCCATGAAGTCATGTTCATAAGCTTCGCAGACCATCTCACCCTCAGTGAAATCTTCATTACAATGAATTTCTTCAATGGTGACTTCCTGACCAATAGACTTACCTAAAACCAGGTCAGCTTTAACTGGCATGTTGAACTGCTCGTTAGGGAATTTATTCATCATAGGCACGATCTGAGAAGCTAGCTGGAGCATCTCTGCTGGATGAATATCTACCTCGATGGAGTCATGAACAAACAGAATGATCTTACTCTTCATGTTATGATCAACAATGAACTTCATAATCTCATACAGGCAGCATCCTGCAATCATCGAAGCAGCAGACTGAATAGGAGCGTTCTGAGCAATACGCAATGCCTTACCCTCATCTCCTCGGCAGACATCATCTTCAGGACTGATACTCAGGAACATATTCATCAAGGTAGTTACCTTGCCGTACTTCTTCATCTCCTCATGCTTAGCTTCGATATACTGAGCTACTTCAGGGTAAGCTTCATAGAAAGAATCGTAGATGTACTTAGCCAGCTTGATATCTCCATCCAAGAACTCCTCACCAAAGTTACGATAATCGCCACCATACAGGATCATGAAGGATGCCATCTTAGAATAACGTCGTTCTGCAGAAGTAACATCCTCAGGTTTCTTCTTGAAAATCTTACAAGCATTCTGCATATGGATATCAGCACCAGCTCGGAATGCTTCGATCATTGCAGTACATTGAGATGCACCAGCCATTGTACGGAGCTCCATCTGCGAGAAGTCAGGTGCAGCAATACATCCTCCTTCGTACCTCGAAGTATAGATATTCTTGATACTCGACTCAGCAGGAATCGTATGCATACCAGCCTGCCATCTGAACGAATTGGCTGTACATACCTTGTAGGTAGGCTGCATTACACAGCATTCTCCCTCCTTAGGAAGACCATCATACAATCGTTTACGTCTAGTCAGAAGCTCTCCAGTATCAAGATCAGCTTCATCAACGATCCAGACTGATCCTCGACCAACCTTACGACCATCAATATAAGTAGTGATCATTTTATTGCATTTCTTCCACATACGGAAGTTCACTAAGAACCAGTAACGATCAGTCCAAGTTGATTGGTCATCGAGTACTACTCCAGAGATCACATAGTAGCTATTCAGCTCAATAATGTTACCTTCGGATACTGAATCTAGTCTGTAGTTCAATGCTTCAGATGCTAATAGCTGAATCTCTCTTGATCTTAGCTGAATCTTGGAGAAAGTCTCTACAAACTTCTGGAACAAGTCTCCAGTAGTAAGTTTGACTTTCCTACCCTTACCTGATTCATCATCCTCATCCTCGGAATCGACTCCATTCGAGAATGCATCAGAGTAGAACTCAGGTTCCTGAAGCTCTTCCATGATATCTTTATCATTCTCGTCATCATCCAATCGCTTATTGTACTCATCAACATACTTATTATACTTCTTACCATCGATCAGTACCTGGAATAACGGTCTATCCGACATAGGATACTTCTGCAAGTCAAACTCAGGATCATCAAGCATGACATTCAGCTTATTCATCAAGTAAGCTACTCGAATCTCATCAGTTACTAAGATACTATTGATCAGATCCTTAGTTGACTGCTTAGGTGAAGCTGGATTGAACATATACTTAAGTTCCTTATAATCCTTATGCTCACGAGCCTTAGATCGAATTAACTGAAGCATAAAAGTACGATTGTAATCAATGAACTCTTTACCCATACGCTCCAAGATATCCTTGAATTTAATAAGTTCTCCAGTAGTTCTGAGTTTGATACCAGACTTCATGATATCAAAGTCTCCGAGCTGAGCTCTTACTAGATCCAGATTATTCTCGACCAGATAATCATTGAAGATCCATCTCTGCTCAAGGAATAAGGTCTCATCCAAGAATGGAGAATCGATCATAGCTAGTTCAGATTTCAAGCACTGCTCTGCATACCAAGCTTTCTCCTGCTCAGCTACCTCGTTATTCCAGTACAGTCCATTCATCTCCATCCAGGTACCAGCAATGTAGTGACGCTTCATGTAATCGTATCCTACTCGCAGATCGATACCTAATTGTTTAGAATAATCAGTGATCTGCTTATCAAGATACTCATTCAAGTCCTGAGTACCAACTGAATCCATAGCACCGTACTTGGTGATAACTTTCATTGGAATAAATCCATAGGAGAATGGTCCAGAGTATCCTGCATCAATCAATGCTACGATCTCTTCGCCTACGAGCTCCATGATGATAGCATACTCCGCCTCAGTAGTATAGTACTTTAAGCATACATCTCTGATTCGAGACACTGCATTGTAGTTATTAGTGCAACGAGCATCCAACCCTGACTCATTCAAGATACGTTCGTACTCATCATACAGAGCTACTAATCCTCGATTCCTGATGAAATCTAGATCCCAACGATTCCTGCCACCAGGAGTAGGCTTAAGCTTACCTAGTAGCTGCATAAATGCGGATTTGTACATATCTAGGTCGCTATCCCAGTCAGGATAACCTAGATTCTTAATACACTGATCCTTCAAACCAGCACCGATTTTGCCACCCAGCAGAAGCCTAGCCTTGATCAAGCTATCTTCGAAGTTCTGAATATAATATTGCCATTCATTCTCAGTGAACGGAATCTCGTACATACAGTTATGTACTAGAACTTTCTTCTGCTTCAGGACTTTCTCGATTACTAGAGAGACAATCTTCTTCCAGTCTTCCTCTGGCATCTTATACTCCAGAGAATTTCTTACCACATAGATACCAGTACTCCCATCAGGTGCCAAGGAGAATCCGACCATACGAGCTTCCTGACTTCTAGGATCCCTAGCGTTAGTCTCCAAGTCGTACGAAGGCATTTCTGCATTGGCTAGATGCTCATCGAAATAAGTCTTGAATTCCTCATAATTCTGAGCATACTGGAGATCTTTCTGAGCAATATCGATCAATTCACCATTCACGTAAGAGATTGCATGAAGCAGATCATTAGTGAACGACTCAGCTTGGTTCGGATTATTCACTACGTAATTTGGACTGTACGTAGGCATAACCTTGAACATCTTACCATTGATCTCTACGTCATAGATACGACCTCGAGCATTAGAAATGTATGAGAACTTATCCTTGATGAAATACTTAGATACTTCAGATCCGAGTGCAATGATAATCTTAGGATTATGCTTGTAGATATCCATAGTAGCAAATACACCACATCGAGATCTCAATGCTTCATTGTCCTCAGTATAAGTCTTTTGATAGCATCTAATAGTCTTGAATAATCGAGTATTCTCAGCAGTCATACCTAAGGACATCATTGTATTCATAAGGTACTGACCTGCTGGGTAATTTATGGAAAATACCTGATTAGCATCGCTCTCGTATTGAGTAGCAAGGTCACCTATTACATAAAAATCAGGATTATCTGATCCAGATGGAAATATAGGATTGCAAGTCCCATTCAGATAACAATCTTCACATAACATTAAATCACATCCTTTCCTGTCCTATAAGTATAAACGTCTCAGAAAGCCTGATAGCTCCCTGAGACGTCCTTGTTATAAGTCGTATCTTCTACTCTCTAAGGTTGAGATAGTGCGATCGATCAGTCCAAAGTAGGACGATAGGAATTCTAGCAGGTTATCGATATCCTCGAGTTTATCTCTGCGTTCACGCATATCAGCATGCACATGATACATCTCGGACTCGATAGCTTGCTTGCTAGGCAATCCCTTCTTAGTACCTAAAGTGAAGTACGTATTATAGATATTCACGAATGGAATGTTATAAGTACGCCTAACCTCCTTAGCCTTAAGAACGATATACTGAAGTTCCGACTTGCATTGATTCAATTTATTGATACGCTCAGTAACTAGCAGCTTAGTAGATGGAGCTTCCATCGAAATCATTCTGATAGAATCTCTAATCATACCAGTCTCATAATCAGACATCTCACCTAAGATATCCTTAGTCAGCTTGATAATAGCTGCTATTTGTGATTCAGGATCATTCACCTGACCCAGTCTATTCTCTAATACTTCCATTAGTAATTACCTCCTGCCTTGATACTACAGCTCAAGATTGACATCTTAGAGATGAATGCACTCAAATCAAATGAAGTAATCTCCTGTTCTGCCAGCATTTGAGCTGCAGATAAGTAATTGCATTTTCCAGCTCTAGCCATGATCTCAGTAACTGCAGTTTCGATTACTGATTCATCATTAGGCACTAAGCTCAGATCCACCAGTTTCATATTACGAATATAATCATCATGACGCTGAACAAATCCTAGATAGTAATTCTTACCACTATCTCGGAGCACCTTCAGGTACTTATCAGGATCTTCATTATTCTCCAAGATAATCTTAGCGATCTGCTTAGCTCTCACGTGACCTACACGGTAACTAGTCTCGAGACCATCAGTGACTCCAGGGATATTATCAGATCCATCGCCCTCGATTGCCTTAGTAATGGCTAATTCTCTTGAGCACGAGATATCTTGCTCAGGGAGATACTTATCATATACTAAATGCTGCTTCTGCATAGGTCGGATGATCTGAGTATGAGGACCAATCAGCTGAATAAGGTCCTTATCGTCTGTCATCACGATGCTTTCTTCTGAGATTCTAGTGAGGAGAGTCATCAGATCATCACCCTCCCAGCCATTGACTTTGATGGAAGGAACTCCGATTGCATTCAGTATCGTAATCAAGATATCTCTCTGCCTACGGTACTGAGCTCGATAGTCATCTTCATCCATCTTGTTAACGGCTTCGATACGACTAGCTGCTAGAGTCTCTCGTACTGATTCAATAGCTTCATTGAGAGTACTCTCCTCTGAGAAGGATTCTTCAAGTTTGATTGAGAAATCAGTCTCATCCTTGCATTCTCTCATAAGTTTATCTGCAGTACGAATATGATTACGTTTGTAGCTTTCATAGACCTCAGTTCTGCGCTTAGCTAATCCTGAATCCCAAGTCACTACAGGGTAGTAATCTAAACCTTTGAATTCATAATTTAAGCTTCTTAAAAATCCGAAAATACCTCCTGTACGCAGTCCTTTACTCGACTTCAAATTCCATAATTCAGGTACATTCAGGGATCTTTGAATAAGCTAAAGATATGAACCATCTATGATGAGTACTTTACTCAATCTAGGATTCATATTCATTAGCACCACCTCCTTTAGAATCTAATCTAATTATACGATAATTTAGCAAACTAGGATACTTAGCTTGCATACGCTTAGATAAGTACCCACCATTGACCCAATGATTAAGCTGGCTATGAGTAATTTCATAACCAATAGATTGCATGTACTCTAGCAACTCAGTTAATCCATACTTTATAGTACAATCAGGTAGTTGATAATGACCAGATCTATTCTTGAATGCTTCATAGGAATAGATGGCTGTATGATTTGATTGATGAGTTGCAGTACGCTTCATTACACCAGCTTGATCGACTTTGAATAAAGTTCCATATCTATCTAGCATAGTAGAATTACGTTTAGCCCTAGCTTCCGGAGTGACTAATTGCATTCCATCTCCTGAGATACGCACTCCTCGGTACATATTATAGAGATGATCTGGACCTAAAGAATCCCAGTAATGCTTTATCCAATAATCTTCTCTAGCTTCTAGTTCATCCACATTATCTACTAGCTCGATAGTTTCTAGAGTAAATCTTGATTCTCCATATTTACGAATATCACAGTACAGTGGTCTATCACTACCACTATCAGCAGTAGCTAGATGACTCCAGCCTTGCTTGCTCCATCTAGCATATTTATCCTGCTTAGTACTACCAATGTATATCTTCCCAGTATCAATTGAAGTTATTTTATATACTTCCAATTTATACCTCCTAGATTACTCAGTCTCTTCTGCAATTGCTCCATCAGCACTTACCTCCTGTTCTTCAGTATTCTCAGCTGCATGACCATGGATCTCGTCAAGAATACTCTGAGCAGTAGCCTTGCTGACTACTAGCGATCCTTCGCCACAATCGCAATAAGGATAGAGATCATCATGAACCATACCACAATCGAGACAGATCGCCTGACAATCATCAATTCTACTCTCGATCGTAGTGAGCAATTCCTCATTGGATCTAAGTTTTCCGATGACTCTCTGACGTTCCTGCTCATCATCCATCAGATACAAGTCTGCTGGATTGTAATAAGTACGAAGTGTAGTTACGCACTCCTTAGTGTACTCATCCATGACCTTAGCCTGAAGCTTGTACTTGCTAGCTAAGAAATTCATGAAGAACAATCTCATAGCATGGTACACATCAGGATTGTCCTTGACCATGTTAAGCAGATCACCGTAACGATAAGAGCTATCATGATCAGCGATGATCTTATAGAACGGACTCATCTTAGTAGCATCAAGTAGATCCTTGAGCTTGTACCAGCCTGAAGTCTGATTGATGAATCCAGACCATAAGAAGTACTCAAGGAAACTACCTACTTCATCAATTATACCACCCTCAGTGATATCGAGAATCATAGGAATGTTACCAATCTCAGGTCCGATCTTAGATTTATCGATATCAAGTCGAGAAGCTCTGCGTACTAAGAAGTTACCATCCCAGGTATCCTGAGCAGGAGTCAGTCTAGTACTGAAATGGACATCATGCTTCAGAGCAATACCACCACCTGAATCCATCTTACGATTGCCGTAGGAGTCAGTAGTGTAGATGACCTGATTCAGAAGTCCAAGGATGAAGTCATGCTTCTCAATCTCAGCCATAACAGGACTCATGTAGTTCTTGATGATACGAGCTCGATCCTGAGCATTCATACGAGACTGAGTAGAATTATCCTGAGCAAGTCCCTTAGAGATAGTATCCCAGATGACAAACACTGGTACATCTTTCAGCTCCTCGCTATTAGCCTTATTTTCAAGCATCTTCATCAGAGCTAAGAATCCAGCTTCAATCGAAGATGCAGGAAGTCGAAGTACTCGGCTAGTATCTACTCCTAAGAAAGTGATACGTTCATTATCAGCTGAAGCCTCACTATCGATGATTACAGCAATTCCTTCTGGATACTGTTTCTGAAAGATACCCATCATCTGATACAGCCAAGTTGACTTACCAACCTTAGGAGGACCGTAAGACTGAGCTACCGTACCAAACGGAAGTCCTCCTCCAAGTAAGATATTCAAGACTTCAATCGGAGTCTTGACTTTACGTCTAGCAGTCAGAACCTTAGATTTGATACCAAGCTGAAATCCAGTACCTTTAGCTAAGGCTTCGATTGCATTATCAAATGCCTCATTCGAGCCATCATCATTGTTATTCTTTCTACGTGCCATTAAAGTTACCTCCTGATTAATAATAAAAATGGGGTTAGGCTACCCATATGATAGCACTAACCCCACCGAGATTTATCTACCGCCTGAGCTCATCTTGCAAGTAGCTTCGTTAGGGCATACTAAGCACTGATTGGCATTGACTTCAGCGGATCCATGCTTGCCGAAGCAAGGAGGATTGTTGCTAGATGCACTAGGCATACTAGGTGCGCTAGGTGCCGCAGGCTGACCAGCATTAGTTGGCGGAAGAGATGGACCTCCCATCGGAGGCATTGACGGAGCACTAGGTGCTGGAGCTGCAGGACGAGGTACCCACTGATTGTTGATCAGATCATATGTAATCCCGGAGTTTGGATCAGTATAGGTCTGAGGAGCAGATGCCGGAGGAGGAGTCGGAGTCGACGGAGCTGCAGGAGCAGCATAAACTCCCAGATTGCTTCCAGCATTACCTACGTTAGGCTGATAAACATTCGGAGACAGATACTCTGCATTGAGCTCATCTGCACAGTTCTTAGCAGCCTTGATAATGTTGTCATTGATTTCGATTGGTACGAACTTCTCGTTCAGAGAAGGAAGCTCCATGATGAGCTTCTGATACTCATCCTCGGTAGCACAAGTCTGATGATTCTGATCAAACGGATCAATTTCAGCACGATACTTAGTCTGACCTTTCTCCACCCAACGAGAAATCTTGAAGACTCCACCTACATTGGATGCGATCAGATTGTAGATATTCTGACCAGCACTGTTGATCAGTCGATTCAGATCAGTGTAGACCGTCCACGGGAACATCAGTAACACGATCTCTCCCTTAGCAGGAGCATCCTGAGGATTATCCCATCTGTAGTTAGCTTCGATGAACTCGGCATAAGCAATACCACGAGTAGTACGCTTTAACTGCCAGAGATCAGCACCCTTGACATTCTGGATGTTATCCAACATCTTGCAGACAGGGCATTCCTGACCATAATTAGTGAGACAAGTAATCTGAGAACCATTGATTTTATGACGCTCAAACTTTCTCATCACTACGCCTGACGGCTGATTGTAGAGCAGACGAACTTTCAGTTCACCATTCTGAGGATACAACAACTTCATATTGCCAGCATTATCCTTCTCAGACTGCTCCTGAGTTACCTGTGCTGCCTGAGCAAGCACATTACCTAGATCGATTCCTGGTACATTACTCATTTCTTTGTTCTCCTTTACGACTTAGTTTTGTTGTTCTTAGATCATACAGATCTTTATTAAGAAGTCTCAACCCATTGCTGAGTTGGTCCGACCCTTACATAAGTATAAACGGTTGAGGAGCTCATTTAGCTCCATCCACTATAGAAGTCATGTACTTCTCGATAGTGAAGATACTACTAGAAGTGTACTCTCTAGCCGAGTCTACATATCCTAAGTATCTATCTCTACCTAGATCAGAAGCATCCAATCCCTTGTATTTCTTATCAGACTCACTCCAAACCTGAGGGAGTTCCAATAGATATAACTTAGTATCACTAAGGGATTTGATTCTCCTGCACAACTCTTCAGCGATATTCTCTGCATCAGTATCTAATGATACATATAGTCTCTTAGGATGCTTCTGCAGAATCTGGTTAAGCTGAATATCTGATACGTGCTTGCCATAAGTAGCAATCGAATCAGTTCCAGCAATTATCGAATTTATGGCACCCTCATTCAAGATGATACGCTCAGGATTATCAGGTATCCGATGCAAATTGAATACTATATCGTGAGCCTTACTTGAAGATGGATTCTTATAACGAACTGGATCATCAATGAATGTTCTAGCTACGTACAAGTCAGTCCATATATTACTGATGACCTTATTAGGGATGATGATTCTACCCTTAAATTTAGATTCATCATGCAATCCAGGAATTCTGATATTGTAGAAGCTCATATCTGCTGGAGTTATTCCTCTAGAAATCAGATAATCCCAAGCTAAGGTGCCAGGCATTGGTATATTCTTAGGAATCAGATAGTAATTAGATTCTTCTTCAGAATTAGAATCACTACCACTCAATGCTTTCATATATGCTTCAAGATAATTGGAAGCATCAGAATTAGAACCCTGAGTGAGCAATGAATCCATCTGAATGATACCAGTTGACTCACATCGGTGGCACCAATAAACTCCCTTGGCATAATTCACATACAATTTGTAATCATCATAACGAAGTCCTTGATCCATACAGAATGGACATTGATACCTCATCTCGAAGTGACCTGCATCTATATAATCTTCTCCCATCTGAGATATGATGTAGTTTTTCTTATTATAGATATTAACAGTCACTTGATCACCTCCTGCATGCTGGGCATTTCTGCCTAGGATTATTAGAATAACTCTGAAACTCTGATCCACACTCCAAGCAAACTACCTTGAATATTCTATTAGGATTCTTAGGTCTTTTGAGGATCTCTCTGCATTGATCACAAATCAAAGCACGATTAGATCTACTTATGAATTCAGCTCCACATTCTCGGCAAATCCTATGAAATGTACGATTAGGATGCTTCTTTCCATAATTGTGAGAATCAGGTCCTCGCTTACCGTAACAATGGTTATTCTCACCTTGCATAGCCTGCGAGATATGCAGACAGTGCTCCTTAGTGAATTTCTGACCTTTCTGAGCTTCACTTTTATGCTGATTCCAAGAAGTATACTGCTCAGGAGTTAATCCCTTCGAGATATCTCCCCAGTCTCCTCCTTCAGATATATTATAGCCTTTACCTTGAGGAATTCTACTATCATACTTGATAATCATAGCTCTCTCCTGAGAATTGAGCTCCTCAGGAGATGAGCATTCGCATATTAGCTCAACTTGAAAGTTATCCCAACCATACTTCTTGATAGCTTGCTTGAGGATTTTACCTGATCCCTTGTAATTAGGATCGAATTTCTCAGAAGTTTTCTTACCGATGTAAATCTTGCCATTGATTAAGTTGGTAGTCTTATAGATGTAGCCATACATCACTGACTCTTCTTTCTGAAGACATTCTGATCAACTCCATATCGGCTCAGACGATCATCGCTACTGAGCAATTCATCCATAATCTCAATAGCATCATGAATCAGCTGATTTATGTAAGCCTTGGATTGATCATTGAATGTACTCATCTCTCCAGATTCAAGCTCAGCTCTCAAACCTTTCAGATTATCGAGCATCTCGTAAGCTACCTTAAGGAAATAACCATTGCCAAGGATTTTGACCTCAGTAACTGTTTTTCTAGCTACACAGATCATATCAGCGATTACCAGGATTGCTCCTTCTCGCTCTGACTTAGCTAACTTCCACTTCTCAACGATGCCTTCTCCACCGACCAGTCCTTCAGATAACTTAGTGATTGCATCAAGTGCGACTCCACGCATAGCGTTCAGACCATCCTCAGAGTAGTACTTAGTACTACGAGGAATGTCACCAGTCAAGACTTCATCGAGATCATGAAGAAGTACCTTTTCCAGTACCTTGCCTACATCGAGATTCTCACCATAGTTGTTGAGTCGAAGTGTGAGCAGGTAAGAGAGTACTGATACGTCAGCGATGTGATCAGCTAAGCTCTCAGGCTTAGTCTGATACATCAGAGAGTATCGTACTGCATTGTCCGTATTCAATGCAGGACAATTGATAAGTTCCAAGAATGAGTTATTCATTTCAGTTCCTCCTTAATATCCATAAGTAATATTTCTAAAGTCTTCCAGTCATTAGGACCGATCGGACTTAAGTTTACCAGCTTAGCAGTATGATCAGTTAGCTTAGTGATCTTACATCTTCTTCCTTCGTGAATTATAACCTGACCTACATTATAATTTGACATGTTCTCCACACTCCTTAATTACACTCCTTAATTATCCTTGCCCACCTTTCAACTTCAGGTATTCCTGTTCAGAGATAGCTTCCAGATGAGCTCTCTCGAAGTAGGTTTGGATACGAATAATTTTGCCCTCACTACCTCGTCTGACCTTAGGCATGAAGATCGAGCCAATGCTTGACCCTCGATTGGTCATACCCATAGTGAGCATCACATCAATGACATGCTGCTTTCTACTTGAATCAGCAGCAGCATTCTTAGGAATGATTTCATCATCCCAGTACGCTGGCTTAGGCTGAGAACCTACAATGATTACACTACGATTCTTGGAGCCTAAGAGTGACAGCTTATTATAGATATTACCACCTGATTCATACATCATATCAGAATCAGGAAGTAAGTTATCCGCATAGTCTACTAAAATCATATCAAAATGCATATGATTTTCATCCTGAAGTCGATAAACTTCCTGCACCATTTCATCGATAGTGATTTCACCAGCAGCATAAGCAGCAACTACAATGTTCGAGAAGTACCCTTGCATATTGAACTTTCTGATCATTTCTTGCTGTTGCTCAATCGACATTCCTACGATGTCATCCTGAGGAATCTGAGTGTACTTGGACGAGTATCTAACAAATCCATCGTACTCTTTCATATCTCCCAAGAATAAGTGCAGAACTTTGAATCCCTGCATGGATGCATTCGCACCTTCATTGATCATGAACATAGTTTTACCGACACCAGGTGCAGCACAATTATGCACAAAGATTCCAGAATCATCTCCTAAATCAATAGCAAAGTTATTGTAAGGTCCAGCATTGATGATATCATATACTGGGATAGCTTCATCATAGTGAACATATTCAATATTGACAATATAATGATTGAAACTTTCAGCCTTATCAAGGATTTCATCCCAACGACTTTCTAGAAGATTTTCATCTACCTCATTAGATTCATTCAAACAGTTGAACTTATCAGCTATATTCCAGATAGTAGGTTTTCTACTTCCAGCAGAAGGGATCAGATTCTGATAGCTCTCAATTGTAACCTGATCTCTACCATATACTGCAATGATTCTATTTAGTGCTTTGAGAACTCTACTGACTTCTCGTTTCCTGAGAATTTCAGGATCCTTAGCAATTCTAAGCATGTGTTCAGTCATCTTAGCACGATAATCAGGATCACTCCAATTCCTGAGATTACGATCTCTGATGTATTCAGAAGTGTACTCAGTAGCAGGACTCAGATGCTCTCCCTTTCGAATCTCTCTACCATGATGCTCACCTTTTCTATAAGGTCTGCCTAGGATCTCTCCTCTAGCAGCTCTAGCTTTGCTAGTAATAGACATATGCTCTGATCTAGATATCCAGCCTAGGTTATCAAAATCATTATTGAGACGATTATCATCGAGATGATGTACTTGAGAATTATACTCAGATATACCTGGAATAAGTTCTGCTACTCTACGATGAGTATAATCCCATCTACCATTTCCATCCCTGATGCACTCATAGCCTTCAGACTTATCTACTAGATCCTGAGGAGCTACTCTACGATAATCTTTGTAAATAGGCATCAAAGAATCGTCGATACTTAAGTCAATAGCTTCTACATACTCTCCTGATCTGAGTAAGAATCGATGATCAGGAGTAGTTTCTACTATAGATCCATTATCAAGGGTAATTCTTACTGTATCAGTCACATATTTAGTAAGTTCGACTTTAGCATAGGTAGTAGGTTCGACTGCACAATAACGATCTTTCTTCATCTCGTAAGGATCGATTGTATATATACCCTTATTGATTCCCTTCTGAGATAAATCATAAAGTTCCTCAATAGTATGAGGTTTTCCATCGAGAGTCATGATCTTAGTACTGCCTACTAGGCATACCATGATCAGATCTCCAGGTTTATAACCCTTGAACTGCAAGGACTGATTGATGCCTTCAATAAAGGACTTGATAATCAAGGGATTATCTTCAGTACCAATTGCAGATTTACGTACTGAAGAGATTTCATTCACATCACTAAGACGGAATGCTGAAGATTTCATGATGCTAAAACTCAATCCCTTCATGAGTTCCTCACCAATTGTATCAATTGCAATGGACTCACCATTGTTGAGCTTAGGAAGATAATCCTTCAAAGTCTTCTCAACATTATTTCTACGAATGAACGTAGTGATTTTATCCATCACGAAATTTTCCTCATAACGAGGAGTATTATAGAGATCAATGCACTCCTGTCGGACTGTATTAAGATCACATACCTGAGAATTATTGAACTCAGCGATAACTACCAACAATTCATCCAGACTAGGAAGTTTGGAGTACTTATCGTAGTAGTACTTCAGAGACTTGTAGATAAGCTTGTACTGATACTTATCGTAAAATTCCTCAGTTATGTATCTACTAGTTCGAGTGAACATGTAGGTATCTTTGATCACAGTTGACAGTACGATGCGTTGAAACTCGGATGACGATTCGATATTCAATTTAAGCTACCTCCTTCAACTTACACAAGTATAAACGTTCTAGAGCTTCATTGAGCTCTCAGCAGATTCCTTCGATTCTACAGAATACTTCCTTGAATCTCTCAAAACTCAAGGATTCATAGATGTTAGTATCGCTGACTCCAATCACAGTTCTGAACATGTCTAGTCTATCCAAGCTATGCTTATTTAGAACTCGATCATAATGATCAGTAAAGTCAACAATATGAGCATACTTACCTGTCTTGCTTCTACGAAGTCCTCTACCTACTCCCTGAATGTACTTCCTCAGTCCCTTGCCTACACTAGCTAGAATAATCACATCCAAGTCAGGGATATCAGCTCCTTCATAGATATGAGAAGTACCGATCAGAATCTTGAACTCCCCAGATTTAAAGCCATCCATAGTATCCTCATTCTTGCATTTGACTACTTTATCTGACTGATTATCGTACTTGAAGTACACTCCTCCTCCGAATGAGCATCTGCAGACATCTCCTAATCCATAGGAATGTACTAGCTCCAGGATACGATATGCATGCTCCTTAGTACCTACTAGGATCAGGCTCTTATAATGGACACTAGCTAAGAATGTCGAGATTTTAGCTAGAAGCATAGTACGCTTAGGAGATTCCAATCGATACTTACGAATCTGATGCCAATCATTATCTCGCTTGATCCATTCATCAGCACTATTCATGATTCGGTACAGAATTGGAGTAGCTAGAATTCCAGCTTCGATGTAGAATGATGGAGGTATGTTCAGTATGATATTGCCAGTAGCTCCGATCACTAGTGCTTCGCCATAATCCAAGTGATTAAGCTCAGTCACTGGAATCCTAGCAGGGTTAATTACTGAGGCTGACATAGCTATGCTGAATTCGATACCAGGAGCACTCTTCAGTAAGCGATTCCAAGTATCTGCCTGCAGATGATGACCTTCATCACTAAGGAATACTTTCAGATTCTTCAGTAAGTCTGGATTCTTCTTGAGATCATTATTAAGTGAGCTAGGGTGAGTGACCATGATCCCTTCGATCACTCCTCTAGATTCAGAATAAGGCACTGCAGGTACTCCGTACTTATTCATCCTCTCTACAGTTGCATCAACTAGCAAAGTAGTAGGCTCAAGTATAATCGTGGTAGGATATTTACCACATATCTCCTCGAGTGCCATCAGGAATCCTGTCATGATTTCCGTTTTACCTGCTCCAGTAGCTAACTGCATGATACCTCGTCTTAGCATAAGCATCTTTCTGATACCAATTAACTGATCATCTCTCATTACAATGCTACCGAATTTATGAGCTAGGTTTTCGTAATCAATAGAAAAGTCCCTAGGTATCAGAATCTTCTCCTGATTCACCCTAGGGACTTGATCTGGAATAAACTGATCGAGACCTCGAGGGATGAGCATGTCTCCGTTATCGTCTACTGTAAACAAGTCTTGAAGGATAACATTGTCTTTATCAGAATCATCGACGATACGGAGATAATCCTTAAGGATAGAGAAAAGCTCCTTATCGGAGCTTCTCACCTTGAGGAAATTGTTGAGTATCTCTATCATATCTCAGGTCCCTCTTATTTCTTGAGGTAAACGTAATCATAGTTTCGTGCAGTGGTAATCAGCTCGTTGGCATAGTTGCCCTCAAACTTAGCTACTGCCATGTACGCAGTTGCAGAGATCGGTTTGAATGTGCAGTAGTTGCACACTTCCTCACTAGGAAGTCCATACTCCTCAGGATTGATCACTGATTTGTATCGGTTCTTGATCGCCTTGTTCACCTTATTCGCAGGGAGCAGATACACTGGGACTGCGATGAACAATCCTCCGACTACGGTACGATCCACACCATGCAGGTCAAGAAACACATTCTTGATGTAGCGATTAACTTTGACCACTCGCTCCGTCAGGATAGCCTCACCATCAGGATCAATCTCCGTGTTGTACTGCTCGCAATCCAGCATCATTGAAGTGAGCTTAGAGATTCCTGTTACCAGGTACCCGTACTCATCCTTCGTATTTGTAGCGATCAGCTCCTCAGCGATTGCATTCAGTTGCTGGATTCTAGGCTCAAATGCCTTCCTTATGTCTTCTGTCATTACCATTGCTTCTTCCATGTTCGTTATCCTCCATATTTGAATTAAGTTTCTTAGCAAGGTTGCTTGCTTTCCAACCTTTCCAAACATATAAACGTCCGAACAGGCTAATTTGCTCCGAAATATCACTTTATTTAGTAAATTTTTCGAATTAGTTGAGCTGATTATAATGAGTATCCTTCTTGATAACCTTGGACTGGAAGTCCTGAAGCACATTCACTGGAATCACATCCTCGATGACTAAAGTTTCAAGCAGATTGCTGAAATCCTGATAACTAATGCGAGTCATCTGAATAGACTTCTTCAGCCATGCTGCATTCACCAGCATCGGATCAGTATCATCGATATAGAACTTATCGATCAGATCAGACATCAGCTGAGTAGCTCGACCACTGAGTTCCTCATGATCAGCTGCATAATCAAAAATACTGAATTTGTCGATAGTCAGCTTGATCTTGAACAGTTTCTTCATGTACCAGCAGAACTCCTCGACAGACATGTATGTATTAGCCATTCTCTCTCGATTCTTATCAAGAACCATCTCGATAAATGCTCCACTATTAGAGATCAGAGTATCTTTCTCCATCAGAGCTTCAATATCCTCATCAACTCGTACATCGAGCTCAGTAAACGGAGAGATGAAGAAATGCTTCTCAGCTTTATTGAAGTAGCAGTTAGATACTACAACCCAATTAGCAGACATATAGTACTGAATCAGTACTCCACGATGAGTTTCAGCATTGGTAGCAATTACCATAAGCTGATTCTGATCATACAGCTGATAGCAAGTACTCAAGGAATCATCCTCGACAAACTTATTGATACTACGAACTACATCCTCGATATGAGTATCTCCTTCAGCCAGCATCAGCATACTGTCATCGACCAGTACTGCATTATTCTTAGCCATAAGTTCTGCTACTTCCTTGAGAGAAGTCTTCTTATTGAAGAGCATTCTCCAGCACTCAGCATCAGTCTGATACAGCTTACGGCTGAACGTAGCATTGTTCATACTAGTGACGCTAGCAAGTCGTTTAGCTGCATCCGAGCTCAGTGAATAATAGTTCTTGCCAGAGTCCTGAACTGTGTCAGGATCGACTACGATGAGCTCCGTCAAGGGAGTCACTACCTTGGTGATGTCAAACTTCTCATTAAATTCTTTCATATTAGTTTATCCTCCTTATAATTCGGTAGCACCTACTGCTACTCGGAATTCTCCATCAGTACTGAGTTTCTCGATGATAGCATCTTTCAGCCCATAATCGATATCAGTAATCATCTTAGCAGTGTACGGGTATCTTGGATTGAATGCATTAGATACTCGACGATAGCCAGGTCTCTGAGTACCAATGCCATCTTCGACTACTGCGTTACCCATAAGGAACTGCTCACGTTTCTGAGTGACATAGCCTTCAATGATAAGCTTGACTACTGAATCACTCATCTCAATTCCAGAAGTTTTCAGTGATTCAGCTACTTTAGTAGCCATGTCATCAATTCGAATTTCATTAGCCATAGTTTATTCCTCCTGATTATAGTATGCACCACGTATGTCTACGTCGATCTTATTATTTGTAGAAGTCTCTGACAGGTGAGCTTCTATGTACCAGATTCCATCCTCGTTATATCCCTTCTCTACCATTACTCTGATATTCTTAGTATCATCAACTCCGATTCCCCTAGCGACAGAGTCCTCGATTGCTTTGATGAAATTACTAGCATCATTTCGGTATAAAGTATAATCCTCTGACCAGTACTCCTCCTCAGGAATACTTATTTTAAGTTGCAGATTCAAGCCTAGCTTCATGCCATTGATCCATGAAGCTAAGGTATCAAGATAATCTTTTGTATAGAAGAATTCATCATCGAAGGATTTCTGAATCTTATCTTGCCAGTTCCTCAATGCATCAGATTTTCTCAGGAATGCTCCTCCAAATCCTCCACCATATTTCTTACGTTTCCTAGCAGTAGGCACGTAAGCATCGTTTACTGATACTGGCTTGAAATTGCAGAACTTGAATGTCAGATCAACTACGCTCAATCTCCTGGATCTCCGTAATTGTATATTTAGTAGCTCTGATCGGATTTGAGATTCGGGACTTCTCCCAATCCGCCAGATGGATATCAATTGAGTTACCTCGTTCATCGATCACTCTAATATCTTCGGACTTAGAAGTGAATACCTTAGTCACTTCTAGACCATCCCAGGATTTGAATCTCTGTCTAGATCCACCTAGGCTATCGATCTGCTTAACGAACAAATTACGATCAAGGACTACTACTAGGTATTTACCCTTATCAGAGCCGATTCCTGAATATCTGACCTCTTCTGAAGTCAAATCCACATCAGTAGCAGTTCTTGATGCAACATATTTGCTAGTCACCGTACCTTCATTTGCTACTAAGAACAACTGTCTATTCCACTGAACTCCTCCCTCAGCATCCTCAGAGATTTGGATCAGCTGAGCATCAATATCCAACTTAGCATACTTAGGCTTGATATTAGCAAGCTCAGAAGCTACGATACTATGACCTTTCTTATTGTAGATTGGCAGTACCATATCTCTAAGTCTATGATAGAGTGTCAGCAAGTACTCATCAGGATTAGCAAGGTAATTCTGATATGATGCTAATTCGTCCTGCAGTGCTACAATCTCTTCATCATGAGATCGAGTCAGATACTTCATAGGCTTATCAAGCATAGTCTTACCGACCCACTCCTCATAGCCTAAGCTTACCACTTTAGCAATAGCATCTTCATCAGAACGCTTATCCATTCCATCAACATATCCAGCATTCTTGAAATCTCTGATTGCTTGCAGAATGCTCAATCGAGACTGAGTCTTCTGAGAACAATCCTGGAACTTACGTACTGCGCATTCTCTCAGATACTTAAGATTCTTGGCAACGATGTCATCGAATCCGCAGTAGATCGCATGCTCATTATCCTCAAGAATGAATCTATAGTTGACTGAGCATTTCAGTGCTCTCTCAAGAGTATGTTTGAGCTCATCAGGACTTAGCTTAGCAGGATTAGTAATGATGAAGACATGACGATCACCATTACCATCAGTCTCATCAATGTAATCAAGAACTTCCTGATCGATCCAGTGGTCAACCTTACTCTTCAACTTCCAGAAATTGCAGTTAGGAGTTTCAGCAGTGACTACAAACTTATTTGTATCTTCCTGAATGATGAGCCCTTTGTACCACAGCCTACCCTCGCCATTCTTGATCAAAGGATTGATGACATCCTCTCTGCCACAATCCAAGATGATCTCTCCTAAGTCAGGAGTAGGATACTGAGGATTAGTACCTTCCAGCATTCCGATGTAATAATCGATCAACTCGATCGCATTGAACGATGGAATATTAGGCACTGGCATACCTACTGGAATTGCAGTAGTACCTACCAGCAGACAATAAGGAATCAATGCAGGAAGGTATTTAGGCTCAGGATAACCAGCTTCACCATCGATCATTTCAGCATAATCGATAAGCTCAAGATACATCAGCCTAGCCATCTCAGATAGGCAAGCTTCAGTATATCGCATTGCTGCATATCCCTGACCTTGTCCACCAAAGTTACCTTTCTTATCGTATAATGGAAATCTACCAAATTCGCAAGTCATCTGAACTAGAGCATCGTACACTGATGCATCACCATGAGGATGGAATTTGATCGCATCACCTACAATGGACGCAGATTTCACTCGCTTGTGATAACCAGCAGATGCATAGATTACTCGACGATAGACGGTCTTGAGTCCATCAACTGCAGATGCGTAGGCTCTAGTCTTAGTAACATACTTGGACAACTCAGTGTAGCACTGACCTACGATTTCCGTAGCTTCTCTAGACTCAGGAATTTCTACCACTTTATCAGACATTTACGTACCTCCTTTCAAACTTCACAAGTATAAACGTCTCAATTACTTAATTTGCTCCGAACGATAGCTTTATTTAGCTACTTGAACGGATATTCAGCCCATTCCTGATAATTGACTGATGATGGAATATCAATCAATCCTTGAGGAATCGAGCATCCAGCGGCTTGAGGATGCCCTCCACCGCCTAGCTTCTCAGCAATAGACTTGACATCAAATCCAGTACTTCTAAAACTGAGGTTATTCTTCTTACCCATTACTACGCAGTAGACTGCATCAGGATTCTCCTTAAGAATTCTCGATGCTACTAAGCTGTACATCAATCCGATGTTCTTGATCAGGATCCACTTCCTACCATAGCTATCAGTCTCCCATTCCATATTGGATGATGCAATCTGATACGATTCTGCTAATGCGTCCTCAGATTCCTTGATGAGAGATTGCTCCTCAGGAGTGAATACTGCACTCGAGTTCTGAAGGAATCTCCTGATGAAATCCTCATTGCCTACCTTGCTCCAGTAAAACTGAAGAACTACTGACTGAGAGTACTTATGCTCCCATAGGTCATAGTCACTTACTAGCTTAGCGACTATCTCATAATTGGCAGCATCATTAGGATACTTAGACTTGATCTCATTCTCAAAGTAATGGTAGGCAAGTAGTGCTCCTGACTGAGAAGTATCTATATGTAGCCACTCGTACCCTAAGTCACCTAAATTTTCGAGTGCAGATGCATGATGATCAAGCAGCAGTAATTCCTTACCCTGCTGTCTAGTAGACTCTAGTAACTCAGCCATATCTCGATTGATTGAGATATCAGTGAAGATGATCGAATCAGCATCAGCCATAATCTTACGATTATTCATATCTGATTCAAAATTGTAATCTACATGATAAATCTCAATATCAGGATAGATTAGCTGAACCATAAGCCTACTACCTACTCCATCGAGATCAATATGTGTGAATAAGACTCTCTTCATTACTCATCCTCCTTGAGATACTTAGTGTACAATCCACAATGGCAAGTTACTCCTTCTGAAGTAGCTTCAGTAGATCTGAATTCCTTACACATGCATTTAGTATCTTCAGTTCTAACTAATGAACAAATACAGTATCCATCATTCTCCTTTACTCTATCTCTGATAGATTGATCATTCATCTGAATGCTAACTTTACTCATAATTCTTATCTCCTTATCTATCTATTATAATTAAATTAATAATTATAATATATTATTTATTATTATATACTTTTTAAGGTAAGGTAATTCACCCTTTGTATAATAATTTGAATTGATTACTATTATCTATATTCTGATAGATAATAGGTGAATCCTTAACTAAAGTCTGAATAGCTATCTTATAATCCCTAGTAAAACTACCAGTAGAACCTTTAGGTACTGTAAGTATAGCTTCTCCTTCAGTATAAATCTGATTGAAGTATCTAGCTATATGATCATAATGCTTCTTATTCCTAGAAGTATGATTAATCATCTGACTGAATTTATAGAATCCAGTACATTCAGTATCTCCTAAAGTAATCTTATCGAATTCACTCATGATAGAATTTATCAAATCTTGACTGTAATCATCACTGAAATAGATACTGATAGCTTGATTATGCCTAGCTGCAGTACGGTAGATAGCTTGAATAATAAGTGATTTTGTATAATCAAGTGAAGTGATCTCAGTAGAGTTGACTTCATTATAATTACTAATAGCAGAATTAGGTATGAAGAACTTACCAGCTATCACAATTGAATTGCAATTCGAGAATTCAGACGTGACTCTCTCCTTACCTGATCCATAGTAAGTGATGTCTAGTCGATCATTCTCATCTGGAGTCAACTGATTTCTAATGTAGTCAGGAAGATACTTCAGATCAGGAGTATGATTATCTTCAACTTCAGTATCCTCGTCTTCATAGTAGTTGTAGTGCAATCTGATCGATTTCCAGGTATATAGGAGTACTCTTTCATCCTTATGAGATAAGATACTTCTAATATGATCGATCAACTTGCCTATCTTACTTCGAGTATATTCTAGATCCTCAGATCTAGCTACATGTCTCATCATAGATGTACCATCTAGAGATTGAATTGGAGTTCGGAGCTTGAGTTCTCGACTGAATCTAGGATCCTTCTGAATATTCCACGAAGTAGAACCTCTTAGGATCAGGTCTCCTGTACCATCGAAGATTTTGATATTAGGTACTTCGATATCTAACAGAGTATAGTACAGATTACGATCAATAACATCCATGACTCCATCTTCTGTAGTGGATTCTAGCAGTTTCTCTGCTAGCAGATCGGAGAAGTATGCGAATTTACGTACTGCTCGTTCTCTATCATTATCGTTGATTACAATGTTACTACCTTGATAAGCAGACATCAGACTGACTACTGCTCCGCATTCAGTAGTACTCATCCTCTCACCATTAAGATAAGCTTCCATCAGACTCCTGAATCGAGCATAACGGTAGGCTAGTCTCTGACGCTTATCATACTTGAATTTATCAAGTTGATCATTGACATAGCCTAGCCCCATCATCAGAGTCCCAGTGACCTTGAATGATTTGTAGAATTTAGGAAGTTCGTCAATAATCATTTCACTACGAATCACTTGACCTAGATGGTTAGGGATATCACCAGTCAATCGATACAAAATCGAAGGAGGTTCAATCATCAATCTCTCATGAGTACAGATCAGGATATTACTACTTCTTAGAGCATCTTCACCTGGATCATAATTCGAGTGGAACTTAGCAATTCTACACTCCCTGACGATTACTCCCTTCTCCTTCATTGCAAGTAGGTCATAGTACATAGAATCTACATCAGCTTTCCTAGCTGTAGCATAGATTATATAGTTCATCTGATTTTCGCACAAATACTGACGTATTGCAGTAGATTTACCACTAGCTGGACCGTAGTTCACGAGTACTCGACCTTTAGGTAGTTTCTTCAGATCATTGCTAGTAGCTTTATTAGGTATATTATCAATGACATCCAGCAGATAATCAGCTCTCTTGAGTAGAGCTTCACTACTGAAATCATTATAGTCCCAGTTATACTGTTTCACCATCTCAGCACCATCCTTTCCATAATGTATAAACGTAAAGGTAGACCTAGATTACTCTAGATTCTACCTATAGCATAGTCTCTAGCTAGAGAGATATCATGATACAATTTATCCATTAACTCAGGATTCTTACCATTGCGGAGCAGGTAAGATGGATGGAATGAGGCGATGATAGCAGTAGTGTAGCTGTAGGTATTACCATTCCACTGATAGCTGATAGTCATATCTCTATTCAAGATACCTCGAGTCCTAGTTATTGTCGAGAATTTATCTCCAAGAAGATACGAACTACTAGATCCACCTAGAGTCAGGATAACTCCAGGTTGATGCTTCACAATATCTGCATACAGGTACTCATGACAAGCAGATTTCTCCTCATCGCTAGGAGCTCGTACTCCTCGATTATTTCTAGGGATACATCTAACGATATTAAATAATCTGAACTGATCCTCCGAGATTCCTACGGTACGCAGTGCTTCTCGGAGTAATTGTCCGGATCTGCCTACGAATGGTACTCCTGCTTCATCTTCTTCCTTACCTGGAGCTTCTCCTACGATATAGATCAAAGGATGATCTGATCCAGATGGGAAGCATTGTTTAGTGGCTTCTTTGCATAAGTTACATTTCTCACATATCATCTAAGTAATCTCCTAACTTTATAGTATTATTCTCATCAAATTCTAGCTGAATAATCAAGCTAGCTGATCCATCGTAGATCCTCAGCAGAGTACCTTCAGTAGATATATCTGCTAGGATTTCTGACTGTAATTGAGAAGCTTTCAGTTCTAGCTGAAACTGGCTAATCTGTTCGGTCATCTTTAGCAGCCTATTACTAGAATCTAGACTAGGATGATCAAGTTTCTGATAGTTTGAGTAGCAGCAGTTGATCATCTGCTTTAGTACATCGTCATGATTAGCGATTCCTACTGCTTGCTTAGCTAGGATATCTGCTAGTTCATTATAGACTTCTCCTGTATGAGCTGCTATCTTATTGAAGTAGATCTTCAATCCATTAGATTTGTAATCTCTATAGATCTTCTGATACTCCAATGTGAGTTTAGTATTAGCACTCCATGATCCATTGCACCACTTAGCAATTCCTTCATAATCATAATTGATTACTACTTTCTCGTATAAGCTAGATGCTGTTGCTTGCATAGCATAGATAGCTGCTCTGACTTCTCCAGCTACGTTTCTCATAGAGATGTCAGATTCTCTAGTAGATGAGAAGCTAGTAGTCTTCATAATATGATTTTGAGAATCAAGGATTACTACTCCTGAACCTACTAATTTATCTTGATCTCTGTAGCTACCGTCAACATATATAACTAAGGTATCCTCGTCAATCGTGTATTCTTCATGATTATTGATCTCAGTGAGATACGATTTAGCAGCAAGAAGGTCAGTAAAGGACTTGAATTCTGCTCCTTTATAGCCCTTTACTGATTCTTGACATGATGCCCAATCCATGAAGATACCTGGAGTTCTACCCTTACGCACTGCATAGTACTTCATGGATACCTCCTTAATCCTCGATGTCTGTCATGCTATCATCATCGTCCTGATTGCCATTGACATATCGAATAATACCTAAGTTAACAAGTAACTCTCTACGACCATCTGTAGTTCCGAGGATGCGATTGAATGCATCAATATCCTCAGGATAAACTACCTGATAGAGATTCTGATTTCCAGGAGTCATACAAGAATCACGGAATTCATCATCATCCATCTCACCAAGTCCTTTGTATCGAGTATAACCTTTAGTAGTTCTGAGCTTCTCAGGAATCTCCTCGAATTCATTGGTGAACACATAATGCTTATCCTGAATGTATCCGAACAGAGGTGGCTCAAGTACGTACACTCTACCAGCCTTGACTAGTGCAGGCATCAGATTCACATACACTGAAATCAGAAGTGCAGTGATATGCTTACCATCAGGGTCAGCATCTGCAGCGATGATGATCTTCTCATATCTGCAGCGATCAGGATCAGTTTCATCGCCTACTCCAGCACCAGTAGCATTGACTACTTTACGAATATCTTCAGATTTAAGTGCCTGAGCGATACTCATGTAAGTGATGTTCTTGATTTTACCTCTCAGCGGAAGTACTGATTGAGTTTTCTTATTACGAGCTCGAGCAGCAGTACCACCTGCAGAATTACCTTCAACAAGGTACAGTTCAGTACCGTCTAAGAACGGAGAAGTACATTCAATCAATCCATTGACGATTGATCTGCGTCGAACCGTACCTGAATCAGTACGACCATTGACTTTGACTAAGTCCATGATCTCCTTACGAGCAGTCAGTCGATTCTGACTCTGACGATACTCAGCAAATCGTTTGATTAAAGCTTTACGGAGTTCAGGTTGATCTTCAAGTACCTTCTTGAATTCGACCTTGAATGCATCAATCAAAGGCTGGACTACTTCATTCTTGACAGTCAGCTTATCTTTAGTCTGGCTACTGAATGCGACTTCACTAATGAATACTGCACATAAGGTACGAAGTCCGACTTTACAATCTGAGTCACGAAGCTCGATTACATCAGCCTCTCCGTAGTAATCCTTCCATACTTCTTCAATAGCTCGATCAATCAGTCGAGTATGAGTACCACCATATCGATTGTAGATCAGATTCGAGTAACCGAAGTACTTAGTGGAAGTTTCAGAGTTGTACTTCAGGACTACTTTGATGAATTCACCTGAATCTGTACTAGCAGATACCTCGAACTGAGCATACTCATTTGCATCTTCCTTAGGGATTAGATCAGCTAAAGTCTCTGCAGGGAGCTGATACTGAGCTCCATCTATGTAGAGATCAACTGGATACCCAAATGCCTTAGCTACGAGGCATCGATTAATAATGTAATCCATAGGAATGATTACAGTATCATAGATCTCAGGATCAGCCTGAATCGTGATCTCTGTACCATTATCTTCAGCAGTATTGTAATATTGAAGTGACATGACTTCACCTCGTTCACAATACAGATACACAGCCTTACCATCACGATGAGTAGCAATCTCAAATTTCTCGCCTAATGCATTGCAGCATCCGAGTCCTACGCCATGAAGTCCACCACGTAGCTTGTAGTTATCTCCACTGAATTTACCACCTGAGAATGATTTAGTACACAGTACCTCCAGAGTCTCTTTAGTAATTCCATCAGGTAATGTCTTCATACCAATAGGAATACCTCTACCATAATCTCGAATGGTGTATTCATGGGAAGTAGAATCCACAAATACTTCAGTGAGTTTGGAGTAGCCTGACTGAGCTTCATCTAGAGCATTATCTAATGCTTCAGAGAATAGCTGTCTAGGATCATCCACTGAGTCGACATACATCATCGGTCGAGTTCTGATATGATCCAAATCAGACAAGACTAAGATCTTATCAGCTGAATAACTCTGGGTGATACCTTCTAAGGTTTCGTTCTGAGCATTTCCTTCTTGTTTCATCTGTTACATACCTTCCTTTCTTCCATCCTTCTTGAATGTAAACGTCTAGTTCATCTGGATGGACTCTCTTATTCTTACCATTTCTAGTAATCCAGACTTTATTAGCACCTGGATTACGATCTCCTAGCTTAGCTGATCTCATCTTAGCTAATGATTCTGCAGAGTGTTTCTTTCCATAGAATGGATTATTCTCCCCTGAAGTAAGCTCAGATAAATGAGAATTCTCCTCAGGAGTCATTTTATATCCATATCTAGGATTCTTACTACCAGCTAATTTGCCATGTAGTGACTTGCTTAGCTTTGCTCTAGTCTGTGCACTAGGAGATCTACCATACATAGGGTTTGATTCGCCTACCATTAATCCTTTATGCGATTGACTCATCTTGAGTTTAGTATCTTCAGATAATCTACTACCAGCTAGATGACCAGTTTGACCTCCAGCTGCTAAGTTGTAGTAATTAGTAGATTCTACTGCGTTGAAGTGAGCTATAGCCATTATCTCTTCTTCATTTAGTTCTTCTTGACTGAAGCATGGACAGAGCACCCTCACTGAGAAGTTATCCCATCCATACTTATTGATAGCTCGCCATAGTAACTTGCCTGATCCTTTATAATTAGGATCAAATTCTTCAGATACATGCTGACCTATGTATTTATTGCCATTGATTAGATTAGTAGTTTCATATATGTAGCCATACAAATTGATATCTCCTTTCATTTAATTGGCTTCTATAAGGCTCTAGAACGCTTTGATTTCGCACCCTTCCGCCCCTTCGCCAAAGCAAATCAAACGCTTCTACGAGCTTCTGACGGCTTCTCACGAGGTGATTAGAGGAGTTTGCCCCTTGCGGAACGGCTTAGGAAATCCTGAGTTCCAAGTCCTACCAAAATTATAAACGTCTGACGACAAAAGTCAGCTCCGATTGCTCAGAGCTGACCGATAGCCTGTCCTCTTATTTCTCACGAGGAATGATTACATCGTGGTTCTTCTCGGAGTTCTTGTGGTATCTAGGCTCGTCCTTCATTAAGAACTTGCCACCCTGAGCAGTGAGTCCTCTGAGGAGCTTTCTGCTGGAAGTCATAGCTTCCCAGATGCGATCTTCATTTGCACCCATCAGGATCAGAACCTTATCCTTTGCAAGCCTGTCCAAACCAATGTATCCAGAACGAGTCTCACTGAACAAGGTCTCAACTCGATCACGGATGCACTCGAGCATTTTCTTAGGATCGTCTTCGTAAGACTCCGGCATCAGACCTAAGTAACGGTAGATCTTCTCACGGATTTCATATTTCATCTTGCCCCAAGAAGCAGGATAACGGGAGTTGAATCCGATCAGCTTCAGGAAGCTCGCTTCGTCATCAGCCTCAGGGAGCTGAAGTTCATCAGGCAATCCGGAGTTGTCATCGATTTCACCATAGGAGTACAGCTTAGCGACCACATACTTACGCTGTCTGGATCCTTCAGGGAAGAGATCGATTACCTCTCTCAGAATTGCTTCATCATAGCCTGTCCTTGATTTGGCTGTGAAGTACTGAGCTTGATCCGCTCCACCAGCAGAATAATCACCATCGTCGGATTCGCTCTCATCAATCAAGCGAACTTTGGAATCATGTCTTCTGCGGTTGTAGCGGTAGGAGTCAACTGCCTTATTCCAAGCATTCTTAGCGATGAGCTTGAGGTCGGTATTTTCAATTCCTCCGCAACGATTGATGAGCTCCAAGCTAGATACCCACAAGTCCTGCTCCAGGTCTTCGCGATCGATCCACTTGGAAGCATACTTACGAGCAACTCCCTCAACGATCTCCTTAACCTTGTTCATCTTTTCATCAGCCTTGCTAGCCTTAGCTTCCTTAACCAGACCATTTGCCCACTTGAGGACTTCCTCAAGATCAACTTCGTTACCTTCAAATTTGAATTCTTTGTTCTCTGCCATTTTAATGGAACTCCTTATTTAAGTGAATTTCTTCTTAAGCTTAGTTGGTAACCTCATCTTGCTATATTTAGTTACCCCCTATACTAATTATAACACATTTTACGTCAAATTGCAAACGTTTTTAGCAAATTTTTAAATTTCAGCGTTTTGACCAAATCTAGGGTGTGAAATTTGGGCAATTTGCCGAAACCTTCCTTTCCTTACCTATAAACGTTCATCACCTTCTAATTACTCTATATTTAGTTACCCCCTATACTAATTATAACACATTTTACGTCAAATGTCAAAAGGTTTTTACTAAATTTGAGTAAATTTTTTCATAGATACGTTTATAATGGTAAGGAGGTGTGGATATGCCAATCAAATTGAGTAAATGCTATGATAATCATCATGATGTGATTTATAAGATAAATGGCGAAGTGATTGATTCTCATGAAGTAGTGAGTAAGCTAGCTCTACTTGGAGTAGACATCAAACCAGCTCAGCTGCAGTTTATCGCTACTAAGCATAGAGTGCCTAAGGCTTACTTAGGATTACTAGAGTATGATGATGAGACTAGTGATATTCCTACTAGTTACTACGTGGCAGATGATCATGAGGAAGAAGTTAATCCTACTGAAGTACATATTGACGTAGATATCTATATGGTAGCTGGCAAGATTGATCATAGTGAGTACACTTGGAATGGTCACAAGTATATTCGACTTCAGTCCTTATGTGATGACTTGGAGTCAGCTGGAGTTAAGCTAGCTAAGATGCAGCTACGTAATTGCATCCATCGTGAGATACCTAGTCATGTATCTCAAAAGTATCCTAATCTTGAGATCAGCAAGAAGATTATCAATGCATAATAAAACAGGGTAGGACCCATTGTAGGATCCTACCCCATTTTTATACCTTATTATGATTAGAGAGTAGCTCAGCTGTTGAGTGAGCTATTATCCTCAGTCTGACCTAGTAGCTCATTCTTCTTCTGAATGACTAGGGATGCAATCTGAGCATCCACATATTTCTCAGAATCACCAATGATGCCTACTAGCAAGTTCTTCATGTCAGTACCTAGAATTTCATTTGCTAGTTTCTTAGCCTGGTCAGCAATCTCCTTCTGCTCCTCCTTAGTGAGCTTACCGTCAGAAGATTTACCCTTTAATTCTTTGACCATCGTGGATTCCATCTTATCGACTGCGATCGATAAGGCATCCGTGACCTTAGTCAGGACTCCCTGAGCATAGTCGCGAGTAGCCTGATCATTGATCTTCTCAGTCTCTGCGATCACCTTAGCCTTAAGCTTGTTAATGTAGAGAACTGCTACGATTGCAAGTAAGCTGATGAGAGCTACTGCAATAGTGACACCTGCATCCAATAATGCACCCTGAATTGCTTCCATAATAAGTACCTCCTTATAAATTTGATATATGAATTAGCTTAGAGAAGCTTATTCACCATAGCCTGAACCTCGGAGTAATTATATCCTGCTGCTTCGAGTTTCTTCTTACGCTCAGATCCATTACCCCATTTACCTGCAATGACTTCTTTAGCTACTGCAGTAACTGATTTAGTGGATCCTTTGACTTTGCGATTGACTGCAGCCTGAACTTCAGAATAATTGTATCCAGCAGCTTCAAGTTTCTTCTTACGAGTATCACCATTACCCCAGATACCCTGAAGAACTTCATCAGCAATGGTATCTACTGATTTCTTAGCAGGAGTAGAGGTGCCACCAGATTTCAGGAGTTCATTGACCTTATCCTGAATTGTAGCATAATCATAGCCTGCGTTAGTCAGAGCAGTCTTACGAGTATCACCAGTACCCCATCTACCTGCAATGACTTCCTTAGCGATCTCCTCAGTAGATTTCTTAGTGTAGCTAGGAGTAGGAACTTCTCCCGTAGCATCATACTTAGGGCAGATAAATCCTCTGATGAATTTACCATTGATGCCCATAGTTCTACGTTTTACTGCATTGGAATAATTACCCTCGATGACAGTGAAAGTACCAGCGGATGCATTGACTGTCTCCACAGTACCGATATGATCAGGGTTACCAGTATTGTCACCAATACCATTGTCATCCCAATCATACAGTACTGCATCACCTGGACTAGGAACATAGGCATCATCTTCGACCCAGATACCCATAGCCTTAGCACTCTGGATGATATAATAGCAGCTGATTTCAATAGGCATGATATCAGTGTATCCTAGCTTGATTGCTAGAGCTGACCAAGTACATGCGCACCATGCCCAGCTGTAAGACATCTTAGTACCACGAGGGAATGTACCCTTATAGGAATTGTAGATGTCGATGATGGATTTATAGCTTCCATCAGCTTCATTCTTGCCTAGCCACGACTGAGCTAGAGCAACTACTGCACTTCTAGTTTTCATAGACGCATTATCCTCCTTCTTATCATATTTCGTAAGGTTATACTGAGTGATCAAGTTGTAGTTATTGTCTACATACTTGCTACTAGTAGCATAACCATCTGCCTTGATAGTCTCTAAGTAAGTCTTAGGATCAGTGATACCTTTCAGGTTAGCATATCTAGCTAACTGAATGAATTCAAAGTAGCCCTTGATTCCATCCTCCATACTATCATAAACTCGGAAATTATCCTTGATAGTAGTGAGTGTACCTACTGAGTACTCCTCTTGAGTAGTCATGTTGACTGACTTACCAGTCCACTTGCTACCACACTTGAGTCCAAAGTAGTTATGGTACTTTGCAGCTAGGGAACTTTTACCCCATCCACTCTCAAGGATAGCCTGAGCAATGATAGGACTGTGTACTAGAATTCCATAAGATTTAGCATACTTTCTGACATACTTAGCGACTTGCTCGATAAATTCCTGATTAGTCATACTATGACCTCCCTTTCTGAATATTTATATCAACCAATTAGGTTAATACCTTAGCGTCGGCTAGCCATGAGCTCAGCAATCTCAGTAGTTTCATGCATTGGAATGACAGTGAGCTTATTCATCTCAGGCTGAACTGTAGTATGCATGAATCCATCTCCACCAGCATCCTCGTAATTTCCAAATACTTCGAAGAATGCTTCTTTCTCCAGTTCAGTCCAAGATTGCATAGGGTTTTTCTCCCTATTAGTATAATAACGATAACTCTGAAGCAATCTATCTCGAGAATTGGCTAGCTCATATTTCTTATTCTTCTCATCGATCTGATGAAGCTGCTCAGAGAGTTTCTCCTGCATTCTCTGCATTTTCTCTATTGTACCTAGTAACTTCTTCTGATCCTCCTGATATTGCTCCATTCTATTATAAGTTTCATTGATCTTCTTATCTTTCTCAGTTTCTTCCTCATACTTAGCAATTATTAATTGCTTAGCTTTCTTGTATAATTTGTACAGATAGACGATTGCTGAGATCAGTAAAATAAAAGTAGCTACCTTTATTCCATCGATTTCATAATCACCTACCAATTTCATTAGACTGTCCATTGGCTGACCTCCTTCTATACATATGATTAGTTAATGTAGAGTAATGAATTCTACATAGATAGACTTCAGTGAGTAATTACTACCTTCGTTCCAGAATACGTAACGAATCTTATCTTCTAACCATATGCATAAAGGCATGATGACAAACCAAATCAGACTGAATGGTAAGCATACTTGACCTAATATATTAAATGGCAAGTTTGAGTAATCCCATATTCCTAATTGTAAGTAGCAGTTCAGGAATAATCCTGAAATGAATTCTATGATAGTTGTGATTACTGCTCCTATAATAGATTGATATATGATCTTCATATTATAGAACTTAGGAATCTGGTTGATGGTACCTACACATAATCCACACAATCCACCTACTGGTAACATAGCGATATTAGCGTATCCGCCTTTAGGTATCCTCCAAATTCCTTCTAAAGTGAAGTACATCATGCCTAGGATGAACCAGATCAGAAGTACTTTCAACAATTTAGAAGAATTTCGCATGTTATCACCTACTTTCTAGTTAATTGCTAGTTAACTGAGAAACTAGTGACTCGATGACTTTGTTGAAAGTCTCATTTGGAGTAAGGAAGCTAGCTGCAGTAGAAGTAACTCCTTGCAGTACGATCTTAGATAGCTCATTGCTGAACTCCTCAGAAGGTACATCTCCATACTCGATAGTTCTACGCTCATCCGCAGTAGCTTCACCCTCTACATAGGATTTGAGTAGATTACAGTATGCAGTCTGCTGGTACTTGCATACGAACACCTTACCAGTGATCTCTGCAAAGGTAGCTACATCATACAGACGGCATTTATCACCATTGGAGTGATAATAAACCTCAGTAGTATCAGCAGTGATGCCCTTAGCTATAGCTTCGATATTGACCTGATCTTCTAGCTTGCAGCTGAAGTTTTTTCTACCTAAGTCAGGTACATCAACTTCAATACCAACTGCTAGTGCATCTTCGCACTTCTGATTGAAGTAATTCTTGAGGTAAGCAATTAGGTCTTCATCTGACATAGCAGCTCGATCGACCACTACTGGTAGATCAGTAGATTCTGCTAGCTTAGTGAAGTACTCGTTCTTATCATATACAATTTCAGTATAGATATACATCGTATGAGTAGATTTCTTCTTGCTACTAGAGGACATCTCATCTTCTACTTCTTTAGCAGAGATGTTAGTTCTGATAAAGACTTCGAAGTCAGTCATAGCAATAGCATCAGGCTTGACAGTAGACTGGACCTGATAATCGATTCGTTTTGGTTCCATGATTCTTGATCTCCTTTCTATAATAGTCATCTAGACTAGGTTGAATAGGTACTATATACTTAAGTCTTATTCGCCATGAATCACAGTGCTTTAGCCATCCCTTATAGCTATTAGCTGAGCAGAAGTCATGGTAAGTGATGGACTTTCCAGTAACTAACTTATGCTTAATCTTAAGCATAGTAGATTTGAACTTATCAGCGATAGATTGTCTCAGTAATACATAATCACGGAAGAATCTGTATCCTAAGAAGTCAATTCCTCTTACTAAAGTAGGGAAGACTTGCCAGTTAGATTTAAGTTTCAGTTTAAGATTAGTCTCTAAGTACTCAGAGATATCTTTTCTCAGTTGATGCAAGGTTTCTTTACTATCACATAGGATGATCATGTCATCCATGTATCGGAAGTAATACTTGACATGCTTAACTTCTTTCAGCCAGTGATCTAGCCTACTCAAGTAGATATTGCCACTCCATTGCGATAAATAATTACCGATTGGAATACCAGTATCTCCCGGAGTAGAATCGATAATCTCTCCGATCAGCCATAATAAGTCTGGATCTTTAAATAATCTAGCGAAAGTAGCTTTGAGGATATCATGATTAATACTTGCGTAGTAATGATGAACATCCATCTTTAAGCAGTACTTAGTCCCTTCAGCATCATTAAGTATGCATTCTTTGATCTTCTTGAGACCTTTATGAATTCCTCTACCCTTGATTGCTGAGTATGTATCAATAATCAGATTCTTAGTGAGATACTTCTCAATTACGAGCATTACTGCCCATTGAGCGATTCGATCAGGATAATAAGGAAGTTTACAGATTTCTCTGACTTTCTTACCTTCCTTCTTCTTAAAGATCGTATACTCACTAGTACGGTAGCGGTGTTCTTTCATCATCTTGGACAATTCTTCAAGTTTATTATCCAAGTCATTATCGACAGCAATTACCTCAGCGTACCATCCTTTACCTTTACGTGCACGCTGATGTGCTTCACGCAGGTTCTCGATACTACATACTTCATCGTATAGATTCCCGATGCGTTTCATACCTCGAGGTTATCCTCCTTTGTATTTATTTATTGGATTCTTACGCAGTTCTGAGCGTCCGAGCCACATCAATGTATAATATAAATCATAAAATGAAGGACCTACTAACACAGATTAAAGTTCTGCTATTTTTATGTTCGACCGAGAGGTCAGGTCATATCCTACACCATATCCAATATTATAGTAAGAATTTAAGCTGAGCTCCGATATTCCGATTAGAATTAGAAGAGGTATTATTCAGATTCCAGTACCAGCTACCACAATTAGAGCCATTATTCCAGTTACCACCAAGTTTAGCCACTTGAAATTTATGGGAGGGATTCCCTCCCATAAATTACATAGATGCGACTGAGCAGTTCTAGGTTCATGGAACAAGTGATCAAATCACCTGCGATCAATTATGGTTAGTACCATCGGTCACTCATAGGATATAACCTACAATTTATAGGAAAGATGCTAATTTTTAATTAGCACCGATTACGCAGCTTGAGCATGAGTCGTCTTCTTGTAGAATCCAAGCCGAGCCCCGATATCCCGACCAGAATAAGAAGAGGCATAAGCCAGACCCCAGCCCCAGCCACCACAAGCAGAGCCATAAAGCCAGCTACCACCAAGCCCAGCCACCATCATTGAAGTAGATGCTACTCTCTGCCACATATAGCTGTTGACAGGAGTATTTGATGCACCACCAGCTGAAGAAGGTAGCATTGCAAAGTCATTGGATACATCATAAATAAGCTTATCGATGTATCCATCAGATGCAGGAATCTTACCATTGATCCGATGATATGGTTCAGTCATGATATCATCAGCGAATCCATGATCAGCAATCCAAGGATACCCAAGGCTACTGTTCTGGATATTGATGCCATCGATCCATACCCAAATATTGCCCCATAGGTTCTCAATACCACGATAAGTAACTGCTCTATAAGAGCTACTAGAAGTAGCAGCATTACCAGATTTATTACCTAATTCAGAGGTGTATCCAGTATTTTCAGCCATGTTACTGGATCCATCATCAGTCTTATTAGAGACACCTGCACCAATATCAGTCTGACTATCGAATGATGCGAATTCTATCAACATCATGAGCTGAACTGCACTAGTGGATAAGAAATCCTGCTGTTCCCATCCAGCACCACGTCTACGAGCCATATTACGAGCAATTGCTCTAGTGAAAGTAGAAGTCTTTCCACTTACTGGCTTGAGACCTTTGACTGATCCGAGGATATCATTAGCACCATCGAATCCGAAGTCAGCTACATACCTAGCAGCTGATACATCGTAGACAGATGCTTCATACGCTCCAAGGTAGATATAATCAAGGATGACATTATCTCGGATAAATGCTGGATGAAGAGAGTATCCATCCAGTTTAGCATCAGATATGTAGAACTGTACTTTAGTAGGAACTACATCTCCATTGCTCACTGTGTAGGCTACTGGAATTGTCTTATAATAGAACTTAGGAATCTCGACCATGACCTGACCATTAGATCCAGTCTCTGAGAAATTCGAGTCTCCGTAGTAGGCAGTGACTACTCCGTCATCACTTAGATTGCATCGTCTCATCTCCGACCAAGGGTAGACATTATCAAAATCTGAGCTGACAATGCCATTGGATCCGAGCGTAGCAGACAATCCTAATGCATTATTCAGTCTAGTGAATCTTTTATTAGTGATATCCCATTCAACTCCATACTCAGAACCCGTGACAGTACCACCTCCGCCACCGCCACTTAGCTCACCAGAGTTAATCATATTCTCTAGTGTCTGGAAGTTAGCGTTGACCTTGGCAGGACTTAATTGTTCATTACTACCAATGTAGTCAAAATTAACTTTAGGCATTCTTCTCACCTCTCCAATTCTTATTATTTTTTGCAGCTGTACCCCAAGTGATCTTATCAGACCAGCTTAGAGGAGCTTCATTGTACTTGATTCTCTGATTAGCAACCTTCTGCAAGATATCAGCAGTCATCTCAGTCACTGCAGCAGCATTAGCAGGATACTTGATATCTAAGTTCACATTAAACTTACTCAGTAATAAGACACCACGAGTATGGCATCTAATAGGAGCTGGATACATTACTAACTCACTAACTACTGGTTCTGCTAATGGAATTATAGAAGCTGTATTGATCTTCTCAGCTAAGTACTTCAAGTAATAGGTTACAGAATAATTACCTACTAAACTATTAGGAATGTTGTAAGCTACCATACCTTCAGAACTGATTCCGATCTTGAGTCCATCAGTACTACCTAAACGTACCTTATCATAAGCCTCAGTACTGAATCCGCTGATCTTAATTGCAGATGCAGTTTGATCATCCTTAGGCACATACATTGATCTACCTAAGTAAGAATGCTTATGATTCTGAAGGATAACTAAATATCCATCATTAGCAAATGTACCTTGGTTTGCGAACTCTACCTCATCACCATAAGTATACAGCTTAAGGTCGACTACTCTCTTATAGAAGACATTATCAATAAGCTCATCAGCTGCATAATTCCTAACGCATCTGAGTTCTTGACCTGGGATGTAATCTTCAAGTACGAAGTCAACTGATTTATTAGCGATGTCTACTAAGAAGAAATTCTTTATGTAAGCAATGCTATTGATCTTAGTATTAAGATCAAACATGAAGACTAGCTCAGCATCAGTATCTTCAGTACCATCAAAGTTGCACTCGACACTACCATCAGGTTTGAATGAAGCTACGATTCCAGTCTTCTTCATACCTACGATGATTTTAGCTTCATTAGTAGTCTCGAGATCATAGTAGCATCGATACTGAGCTCCTGCTTTGACTCGGATAGGAATCTTAGCTACTTGAATCTGAGCAGTTGAGTCAGTACTCTTAACTAAGGTCAGAGTATCACCATCAACTTGATAACTAGAATTAGTATCATCGAGTTTGACTAATTCATCAAACTTAGCCTGATTCTCTAGTGAAGAGATACTCAGTTCACTAGCTACCATGCCAGGTTTACCGATTAAATTGACTGACAGGAATCCTTCTCGAGAATTAGGTAGATAGATCAGCTTATCATTAGTATTCTCTACTGACTTAGTCAGATATTTAGGAGTATCTGATGCACCTAGGTCTTCATGAGTATGGTTAGCCTTAGCTACTGCTACCCATTCTGAACCATTCCACCACTCAGGTAAGCCTGTCTGTATATTGTAGTAAGGGAGTCCTACTCGTAGGTCAGTAGTAGGATGCTGACTGCTATTACCATAAGCATAGTCCATCCAGTACCAGTTGTACTCACCATCTACTAGCTTGCAGATGTAAGCTCTACCAGCACATACTACCTGACGATTGATCTGCATTGGACCTGGATCAGGCAATGCAGTCACTTCTTCAAGCTCAGTAGCCCAGCTCCTAATAAATCCGATTACTCCCCACGATCCAGGGATACCTGCTTCTGTACATACCCATCCTAGGCATTTATTCTCATCAGTGTCAGTATTATATACTAAGTCACCGATCTGCCAAGCATCTCCAGTGAATGGACGAGCTTCTTTATTGATAGGATAACGGTAATTAGAAGTGATATAATTGATCTTCAACTTACCTGATTTGTCAATTGAAGATACAATCTGAGTAGCCTTATTGGATTTATCAGCTGGAACATAGACACCACCATCTTGCTTAGCAGTTAAGTAGTTGATAGCATCTGTAATAGCTTGAGCTACAGAAGTCTTGCAGAATGCACCTATAGGTAGGACCTTACTAGTATCTAGAAAGTCTCTAAGAGTAGCTTGGTCACCCCTACTCATATTCAGTTCGACCATAGTTGAAGTTACTCTATTGTCACCCATAGGTTATCCCTCCTTCTTATTATTATTACTAGATTGAGATAACTGCTTCTTCAAGTTCTCAATCTCTGCTTTCATTTCTGCATTCTCCTGACGCATCTGAATAATAGAATTCTCCTCAGGAGTGCGAATGTACTCGATGAATCCTGTTTCAGGATCAATCTTACGATATGCCATACAGCACTACCTCCTTCTTCAAATAGAGGACTAGGGTATCTCACCTAGTCCTCATAGAATTCTTAATACTTCAGGATGTTACGTAACTTACGGATTCTAGGCTTGATCAACGGATTAGAAGTCTCCATTGCGATCTTAACTCTGTAGTTCTTAGAATTGAGACCACTGATTGTCCACTCGTAAGTACTAAATTCCTCATCGACCGGAGTCACAGTAGGAGTATCAGTCACCTTACGCCAGCTAGTGCCAGCATCAGTCATAATGTAGACATCAACTGCAGTACCTGACGGCTTAGCGATGTCCATGATGATTCTAGCTCGAGTGAATGCATCACTCATAGTCACCTGACGAGAGATGTAAGTACCTTTACTCTTTTCGAGGAATCCGATTAAGTTGATGCAATCCTTAGCGATGATCGGAGAAGTTGAGTAAGCTACATTAAGTACTGCCTTCAAGGAGACTCGATTAATAGCTGATACTGAAGAAATATCTCGATCTACGTAGGTCTCAATCGGTAGCCAAGAACCATTAGTACCGATCTTATAGAACCATTCGATACCTGCATTCTTGTAGTCAATAGCTTGAGCTGCAAGTAGCAGTCTATTGATCTGGATATCAGATACATCATTGAAGATGATGGTACCTTTACCAGTGTACTGAGCCTTATACAAGTCGAACTTGAGGTCCATGGTCTGATGAGCAGTCCAAGTCAAGTTGTTACTTGAGGAGAATAGCACACCATTAGTGTAAGGCTGACTAGTAACTAGGTTACCTCTTAGTACATCCATCTTGCCTAACTCAGCAATGAACATAGAGTACAGATTAGAGTCAGATAGGATGCAGATAGCGTACTGAGTATCTGCCTTGCAGTAGACAGGATCATCGAAAGAGACTTCAGTAACTGCACTAGAATTACCAGATACCTTGACATCCTCAGCTCGTAACTCCTTAGAAGTATACAGAGTAGTACCAGGATAACCATTATCAACACTACGAATCTGAACGATAATCGATTTATTAGGATCCTTGGAAGCGAAGTACAGACCAACCTTAGTCAGAACTGTATCATCCTCGAAGGAGAATGACTGAGCTAGAGGGTCAGTAGTCTTAGCAACTGTAGTAGTTGTCAGGACTGTATCCTGGATGATCTGCTTTCTACCTTGAGCCTGATATATTGCAGAACCTTCACCATTAGCATAAGATAGCTTAACCTCAACACTACCACAAGGTACGTTAGGCGGAACGGTGAATGTAGCAGAAACCTGACCCTTAGCATTAGCCTTGACAGTACCAGTCTGAGTACCCTTGAGGCTAGCATCAGTAGGAGTCAGCGGAACTACTGTATCATTGAAAGTACACTTGATATTATCCACATTAGGAATGAAGTTTCTACCAGTGACAGTGACCTTAATCTGTCTCATGTACATGATAGCTTCATCAAGGACGACTGCAGAGGTGACGGTAGTAGAAGTTGCAGTACCATTAGCCCACTGTAGCGACTGACCACCATCAGCAAATCCTAGCTGCTGCCACTTAGCCTTCTCAGATTCTGCCCAGGACTCACCACGATGATACCACCATCTACGAAGTGTAGTAGTAACTGTCTGTTTCTTATTGACTACGATCTTACTAGTATCGATCCAGTTATCAACTGAAGGTGATAATCTCACGATGCTCATTGGATTATAGACAGCATAAGGATTGACTAGCATCGAAGTGGTCGCATAAATCTGCTGTTTAGCAATGACTTCCTTATAAGGAGCCATAATGACATCACCTAGAACTGAGACATTAGTCTCTTTAGTATCTAGGTTAGGCTTAACTGCATTGACTGAAGTGATCAAAGGTAGAGTTAGCTCATTATTATCAAGGTCAATAGTGCAATCGAACTCAGGATGAGTTGTATCGCATTTACTCAGACCTAAGAATCCATCAGTCAAGATGCCCTTTAGCTCAGTAGCATCCTCACCTTCCTCAGCTTCAGTATCAAGATCAGTCATAGCCTGATTGTACTCAAGGTCATCTACTCGCTTACGCACATTGTAGAGGTCAGACTGAGATAATCTGACTGTATCAAAGTTGATAATCTCTACATTGCTGGAGTTAGGCATGATAAGTACACTACCGATTGCTAGATTATTATCATCCTGATTGATCTCTGATTCAGTTAATCGAGCTACGTTAGGCTTACCTTCGAGAATTACGATTTCACCATTCTTAGATAGGCATACCAAGTCCTTTCTAGCTAAGTAGAAAGTGTAGCTAATGTAGAATCGAGTACCCTGATTAGGCTTCTTACCATCAGGCAAGAACTCAAGATAATTCTCTCCATTCTCCTCGGTCATCTGGATATCTTCTCCGAGTTTCATGGATCTACTATATGTGTAGGTAACAGCATAAGTAGTACCAGTAGCAGGTTCTTTACCAGGTAGAGACCAGTCGACACCATCATTAGTCAACTGATAATCAGTACCCTGTTCATATCCACTGATGCTCACAATAGAATCGACTGGAGTATTGAGCAGATAATCAATACCACCCTGAATGTTACCTCTAGTGATATTATCAGTTACCTGAACAATAGCAGTGACATTAGTGAATTCCTTGACTGGCTGATTGCTCAGCTTATACTTAGTCTGAGCACTCTGATAAGTCTTAGGCTCACTTAGAACCTCACGTACAGTCTGGCTATAATTGAGTCGGACTGTAGTAGCAGTCTCCTTAGGTACTTCATAACCCATGATGTAAGCTTTACCCTCAGTCATTGACAGTAGGATCTGACCATCACGAGTTTCATTACGATCACGAAGTTCGAGACCTCGAATCTTGTAGTTACCATTTTCCTCATAAGTTCTACGAGCTAAGGTATCTGTCAGCATATTGCCTTCACCAGTAGTAGAATCAGCTACTAGCTCGCCTTCTTCTAATCGATAGACTGCTGCTGCTTCTGCATCATTGACAGTGAAGACTACATGCTCCTTAAGACGATGAGCACCTTCCTGACCATAGTTTTCATATCCCTGAGCAGGATCACGTAGTGAATCATCCTCAGTCTCAGTGACAATTGAAGTAACGACTTTAGCACCAATGATCTCAGAACCTACTCCATTGATTGTCAGAGTAGCTCCATCAACGATTCGCACTAATCCGTCAAGATAGATACGTCCTGATGAAATTACGGCTTTCTTATCACTGATGATTAAGGTACATCCATCAATAATAGTACCACTAGTATAAATGGAATCACCTAATCTTCCTAAGAAGTCCAGCTGCATACTCTGAATCTGAGTGAACTCTCTAGCCTGCTCAGCTTTACCAGGTAATGCTAATTGCTGTACATATTCCTTAGTAGGATCATAATCATCGTAATAAGGAGCTCCAGGATAAGTCTTAGGCATTATTTATCCTCCTTCCTTAATTTACGAAGTTGTTATTTGAAGTTGATTATTACCATTAGCTGAAGTATGAGATTCATATATTCAGCAATGAGTCGGATGATTATGCTTGATGGCATAATGTTTACCTCATATCTTATATAGTTAAATGGGATGATACCTGATCATTTTCTACCTCTCTTCCATCCATCGGCTAGGTAAGCATCAAGTTCTTCTAATTGAACTGCTTTGATTACTCCATCCTTATGAATCCAGCGTCGATTCTTAGCTACTGCTGAGTACCTAGCCTTAGCTTCATCAGATCGTTTCTGACCCTTGCAAGCTGAAGCATAAGTATTGCCAATTAGTCGTTGGCTCATCTGCTGACGTCCAGCATCAGTCCAGTTGCTATGACCACGCTTAGCATCACTCATTTTCTTACGAGATTCATCAGAAGTGTACTGCCTTGCAGCTTTGATATTAGCTCTAGCAGCTTCACTAAGATGCTTGCCTTTCATAGGACTAGGTCGTCCTGTAGCTAGTTTACTCAATAACTCACGAGTTTCTTGAGAATGCTTGCATCCATAATGAGGAGAATCCTGTCCAGTTCTAGATACTCCATACATTGGATTATTAGAACCAGCAAGTTTACCTCCCTCACGAAGTGACTTACTTATCTTAGCCTTAGTTTCATCAGAACAAGGACCTGAGCCACCTGCTCCGCCCTTAGCTATATTGTAGCCGATTGATCGATCTCTCGAGTTGAATAGATCTATCAGGAGTTCTTCCTCAGCATTTAACTCATCCTCTGAGAAGCAGGGACTAAGCATTTCTACTAGGAAGTTATCCCAACCATACTTACGTATTGAGTTCCATAAGTGAGTACCTGATCCCTTGTAAGTGGGATCGAATTCTTCTGACTTTTGCTTACCAATGTAAATTTTACCATTGATAAGATTCGTAGTCTTATAAGTATATCCATACATTTGGATTCCCCCCCCCCCCTAAAATTCGATGATCATTGTGAGACGTTCTCGCTGGTCTGCTTCTCGATAGATCGGAGTACGATTATCAAGTGCTTCAGGGATACCCTGACTCTCGACCTGATCAGGAGTCAAAGCGAATGAACTAGAAGTCACATTGGATTTGACTTTCAGTCCAGTGAATACTCCAATCTGCCTATATACTAGATCAGTCGGGAATTCATTGTATGCGATGTAAGTAGAGATATATACCCATCGAGCACCTTTCTCAAGTGCCTGATCATAAGGTACAATCTTCCATCTACGATTCTGATAGGATAGCTCTCCAGTACCAGTATCGTCAGGAATAACTAAGAACTTGGACTCGACTTTCTTATATCCAGCAATCTCTACTAGACTATCTGTATTCAATGGAGTAGGAGGATTACTCTCACCCTCCTCCCAAGGAGTAGTTTTACCTAATCCTAAATAAATATCAGATTTATTATAGAAGTCAAGAGCTCTACTTACGTGTCCTTTCAGCAAGGTTACTGCCACGTCGATTACCTCCTTTCTCTGATTAGATATGATAAGACATCAGGCTTACCCTTACAAGGAAACCCTCTAACGGGTAAGCCTGATGACCAGTTTCATTTAGTGATTATTAGGGTATTAGCAACCTTTTCATGAGAGAATTAAACTCTAGTAGATTGTAGATTACCCTCATCATCGACAGTCACCTTGAATTTGGATCCATTAGGTGATACTAGGATCATAGCATCAAGCGGAGCAGTATCTTGTACTACATAGTACTTATTATATACTGCTACGATCTTATCTCCTTCCTTACAAGGTACTGCCATAGTGAAAGACTTAGAACTTGATTCATAATAAGAATCATTGAGCCACTGTCTTACACCATTCTTATAGACTGCTAAGCAGTTTCTGAGAGTATTGTAGCTTTCAGATAACTCAAATTCTGACTGATTAGCTTTAGCAGAGAATGATTCGATCATGACTCTATTGCCTAAGGTAGCAAAGTAGTCCGCTACCTTAGAGAAGTTAGAATCGATCTGATCAAAGATTTCTTTCCAATCCTTAGATCTATCTAGCTTATCAATTTGATAATTGTCTAGCATAGTCTCACCTCCAATCATCTGAGACTTCTTACAAAATCTCTAATTTCAGGATAAATGAACAACTGGTGACCTATAGAAGTAGGGTGAGTGCCATCAGCATTATTGAAGTATTTCTGGTTAAAGTCGGGATCATAAGGTCGAAGTTGACTCTTATGATAGAGATCTAGTACTGCTACCCCTCTGCTAGCGCATATATCTAGAATAGCAGATACATACGCATCACTGGACTCCACTCCAGGATGATAATCCCTCCATGGAGTAGGAGTTACTATCCCGATTTTGATAGAATCTGATTTACTGCGTATATTATCTATAGTAGTATTGATGCATCCGCATATAGTATTAGTATTAGTATCAGTAATATTACCTAAAAGATCAAATTTAGGCATATCATTGAATGAGCCAAATACTAGAGCTATCTCAGTATCGTCAGAAATAGTAGAAGCTTGCTGCCAGAATGCATACAATTGATCATCTGATCTTAGATAACCATGTCCATTTCTAGAGAAATTCTCTATTATATAATTATCTGAGGCTTCTAGATAATTCAAGTACCTATCTGCTGCGATAGTAAATCCTGCACTAAGGCTATCTCCTATCACTGAGATCTTGTGAGTCTCATCATGATTAGCAATATACTTATCAAATTTATATAGTGATACGTAGTACTGTCTAGCATTAGATGATTCCCATCTCATATTCAGATATAATCTAGCACCATTCTCAGGTATAGTAAATTCTATATTCTGATAGGTAATACTTTTAGTTTCTTGTTCAGGATAATAACTTACTACTTGATTATTATTATCTAGGATTACTACTGGCATCATTGCTAGCCAAGAGTATCCTGATAATTTGTAGGATTCTCCTGGGTGTACCTCTATTGAAGTATAATAAAATCCTGAGCTGGTAGATATCTGCCCATTGTTATAATTCATAAATCCAGGATTATCTAATATATCAGTAGGAGTCACTGGGATATAGTGCTTCCTTGCTGTAGAATTAGCTAATTTAGTAAGATTAGCCATCTGATCTGATAATAATGTCAGATTAGCATCTAATTGAAAACTTAGATGTACAGCTGCTGCTAAACTAGATATAAGATCCTGATCCAGTATTTTACCAGGATAATAATAAATTACTAGCCTATATAGTTTATTAGTAGCTAATTGATAAGATGATAAGCCTTGATAATTAATCTGACCTACTTCTCTAATCCAATTTTTCGACAAGTCGTATTCATGGATAGTTACTATAACGCCTTGATCAGCAGTCACTACATACGGAACTGAACATATAAGGAAATCTTTAGTCCTAATTTTATAATTAGTAGGATCATCAGCATTCTGTCCTAAGTTTATAGTTCCTAGCTCTATTCTATCTAGATCAAGTACCCGATTAGTTGCTCCTAGCTGCATTAGTTCTAGCATGCTATTAATATTAGCAGATAATCCTAGCAGTTCTCCTAGATTGGAGCTGATCTGCTGCCTTACAGCTTCACCAGCAGAATCATACTTCTTACCGTCAGCTCCTACTCTGATATCGATTAGCTCAGCATCAGCAGTAGTACTACCTTCAGGTAAGCTAGCAATGTTATCAACTCTAGTCTTGACATCAGCTAACTCCTTCTTAGTAGCTCGATTGCCGATCTCAGTATCCTGATCTGCTGATTTCTGATACAGCTCATCGAAGTTTTCATTAGTTTTCTGGAATATGGTCCCAAGTTTATCATTCTCGAGATCAATCGTTTGTTTAGCCATATATTTAACCACCTTTCATTTGATTTGCATGCCAACCGTTTCTAACGGGTAAGCCTAATATTAGGATTGAAATAGCTATATAAGCTGATAATCCATCCTTTGATTACATCAGGCTACTTAAATCGAAATTGCCATCCTGAATCTCCTTATATACTGAAGACCAATACTTCTCAGGAATTTCCATGCCATATTCTACCTTACCTACCTTAGTAAGACTAGTCATACTCATGATATATCTCTTGAGAGATTTATAGTAGGATAGCTGACTGATCTTATGAGCAGATGCTGCAACAATCAGTCGATTGACTTCATCCACGCTCAGGAATACGCAATCATTAGGCAGATTGTATGGAATGATAGTCATACCCTTAGCCACGAATGCAGCTAGTGAGTTGATATTGAGCTGATCTTCAATAGCCATATCAAAATGATATTTCTCTCCATTATCGAGACTCATAGTGAATCCCTCAACAATCTTCTCATGACAAATAGTATTCAACTTCGAGATAGCTTTAGTCTTAGCATAATCTAGGGTTAGAGCTTCAATGTCCTGAGAATCCTCAGAAGGATCATCTACAGGAGTATCATTGGATTTAATCAGATCAGCTAAGATATCGAATTCCTTCTGATCGATCTCATACAATTCTACTAGATCATATTCTTGAAGCTTAGTTGAGCACTCTTCTACGATACGATAAATCGAATTACCATCTGAAGATAGTACTCCTTCTGCAGAATCCTTATCGCATACTAGCATTAGATCATTCTTGCTCTGATATCTGACGAAGCTAGCTGATTCTAGGACATCGATAATCTTATCATCGCTTACTACTTTATAGTACATTATAAGCACCTCCTTAATTTATTGATAAATCCTGCTTCAGTGCATTCATTATGATAAAGCCTGAGGAATAATTTAGTCATTGATTTCACTGTGACGTAGCAGTTGCAGTGTGATATACTAGATTTCCAGGACTGAAATGCTGAGTAGATACTAAGGAATTTCAATTTACCCTCAGTAAGTTTGATCCTTAGTTTCTTGAGCTTAAGTCTCATTCTAACTACGCTAGAATGAACGCATCTCTTTATAATCTTACCAGTCTGAGTGACTCGATACTTAGTCTTTAAGAATTGGAATCCATCCTTGGTCAAAGAGATTATCCTAGTCTTCTTAGTATTTAGCTTGAATCCTAGTGATTCTACGAATTCTTTGAATCTTACTAAACACTGCTCTAGATACTCTTTACTTTCGTGAAGCATGTATCCATCATCCATATATCGACCATAATTATGTATCTGCAGTACTTCTTTCACAAAGTGATCAATAATACTAGATACACTGATAGCTAAATCCTGATTGACTTCACTACCTAACTCGAGTCCTCTACCTATATCTGATGAGTTAACAAATTTCATAGTTAGGTCCACAATTCTAGGATCACCTACAGTATTCATAAGATACTGACGTACTAGATTGTGATCGAAACTATCGAAGAATCCTGAAAAGTCGAATACTAGAGCATAGCTATTAGGACCATGCCTTCTGATCTGACGTTCAAGATGACATTGTAGTCGTTCTCTAGCCTTACGAGTACCCTTACCTGCTCTACTAGCATGATTATCATAGATCAATGATCTGCCTAGTACTCGTTTCAAGCAGTGATCACTTAAACATTTCTGAATAACTCGCTCCTTGATATTGACTCCTCGAATCTTCCTTAATTTACCACGCTCATATAGAATGAATCTACTTCCAGGTCTGACTACTAGTCTATCTTCAGCTATTTCACGGTATGATTGATATACTAGGATAGGAGCATCAGCCTGATAGGATTGCACGCTATATTTCCAATTCACTCCTCTCAAGCACTTCTTGTACGAAGCATATAAATTATCATAAGTAAATACATCTTCAGTAGTCACGCAACCTGAATCATACTCAGACTTGCGTTTAAGTCTTCTAGCTCGTCTACGTTGATAACGAGCTTCATGTCGTTCTACACTATTCATTCTAGGGTTACCTCGTACAGTACTTGATACTAAGCATTCTGACTTACTGCTAAATGATACTAGGAATGAAATTAGCTGAAATGCTTAAGCAGCTAACCATGCAAGAAGCGTCCTCCTAATCATATCTAAGGTACTTATTTACCACTTTAAGTGGAAGGTTGCATTCTCCTTCTGTAATAAGGCAGATAATAGCATGCCTAGCTAGGATTTAAATCTGCTGAATTGCAGGATCTAGGGGAGACACCATTAGAGTTGTTAGCCCAGTTGTTGTTGTTCGGATTACCATCTGTATTCACATTACAGAAATTGTTCGAATTACTAACATTAGGACCACGCAATGGGTAATACAGAATGCAACCTACATATTCAAGGGCAGGATATCCTGCCATCTATATGCTTGATAGCTTCATCTAATGCAGTTAATGCATCAAATAGAGAAGCTGACCAGTCTCTAAGAATTCTAGTACTTTTATTTAAATCCTTAAGACTAGCGACTTCGATCTTCTGATCAGATTCTTCATCGTTATTCCTCCTATTAGTATATGAATATCCACTAAGTGGAAATAATTCATAAGCTAAATCAACTTGAGATATCAGACTAGTGAGAGCAGCTCGCGAACTCAGTAGGTAGATTCTAATTTGTACTAAATCTTGTACAAAATTATCAGGATAATCTTCTGCTCTCTTAGCTTGATCATGCACTTCAAATGCTAGATTGTTTATGTATTTAGCCATATCAGTATACTTCTCAGGAAATTGAGAAGTATAACTTAATGACTTTAGCTGCATTGCTCTAGCATATTTGATAAAATCTCTAGTAGATTTCCTACGTTCGCTTTCATACACCGACATAAGTTAATCCTCCAATAATTCAAGCTTACCAACAGAAGCTAGGGGAGACACCACCAGAGTGGTAAGCCCAGTCGTTGCCGCTCGGATAACCATCCGTATACACACTACAGAAACTGCCCGAACCACTAACACCAGGACCACGCAACCACCACCAGTACACATCACCTGTACCATTAGCTAAGTACTTCTTACGTGACTCATTATTACTGAAGATAGGATAAACCTTACCTTCTTTATCATACGGATCCGAATTGAAGCCATTGACTTCTCGAGAACTTAGTAGCCAGATCGGATCAATAACGTAATCAATGATAGGGCATCTATTACCAATGGAGAACTTCTTGACTACTGGAATAATCAATTCTCTGACTCCTAGTGGTAACAGATAGTACAGCTCGTTGATCAAGTAGTCTCTCAGATCAGTATCACGATAACCATTAGTATTACGAGCACTAGTATAAGCATATACCGTAACCGTATCTCCTGCTACTACTGGGATCTTGATTATAGCATTCTGAGTTAATTCAGTGAAGTTGTTCCAATCGTTAGTGTAGTCACTGTAGAATCTCACTGCTGAATCTGCATTATACAAATTATCATGAGCAGTAGTATCAATAATCATACCTCCGAAGTTACTAAACTTAGTAGTACTACCTTGAATAGCATACTTCTGCAGCTGAGTACTCATCCAATCGATAGCAGAGTTATCCTGTAGAAGCATCTTACCAAATTTATAAGTATTAGGATCATCGTCAGCAGTGTACCAAGTATTAGTACTAGGCTTAGAATCACCTGATAGATCCTGCATACAGTAGAATCCTCTACGGTCAAATGCCCAGGTAGTAACTTCTCCAGATGCAGATTCTTTCTTAATCAAGGAGATGTAAGACTGACTAGCAGCCTTTAGCTCACAGTATCCAGAGACTGCTTCTTCTGTACTTACCTCATGCGAGAACGTAGTAGCATCAGCCTTGACTCCACCTAGTGTATAATTGTACTTAGTTTTAGTACCCTTATTCATCTGCTGAGTCTTAGCCATCAAGTTCTTGAATCCAATTGTCATACCAGTACCCTTAGATTCCTCTAAATCCTGATAATCATGCTTGAAATCAAGAACTGCAAGTGTGATAGGTTCTCCATCTCTAAGAACGATATCCTTGACATCGCCTACTGCCACTGATACAGTAGTACCATTCTTGGAGTTAGTAATGATGTATTCTCGAGTATCAGAGAAGTACTTGATAGAAGCTCCTTCCATAGTCTGACCTTGAATCATATTACTAACAGCCTTAATCTGACCATAGTTCAAGTCAGATAAGTTGCTGGACTGACTAGGAAGTTCAATAGTATATCGTTTAGCATACAGTTTGATATCTACTGGATTACCTGCAGAGTTGATCACTGCCATCGAATCGAACATGAAGTTATCTTCAAATAGGGTACCATCATCATTAGTCCAACCAGCTAATACTGAATCGTCAGTAGTGAATAGTGACTTATCGTAAGTGAACGTATTCTCATAGAGTACGTCAACTTCAGCTGCTGGATTAGAATCTGATTTATTCTTGTATAACTTCAGATGATAAGTCTGAGTGATATAGTCATACGTAGCCTTGATCGTTAAGTCTTTCTTGACCTTAGTATAAGTCGTATCCCATCCCTTGAAGACATAGTAATAATGCTTATCATATGCCTTAGTAGGATCCTGAGGAGTATCTGCATTGTTATTATCCTCAACTTCCTGCTTAGATAAGAATGAGCCATCTTCATTCAGGAATGTAACTACATGAATTAGATGATTATATTTGACAGTCAGGTACGGGAATGCTGATTTGATTGTATCTAGATCATGACTATACAAGGTATCGATAGTCACAGTACCAGTCACCCAAGCTGTATCAGTATTATTACCGTAGTCGTCAAGTCCAGCGCACTTAGCTAGCTTCAGGATAGTATCAATCTTATCAGTTGACCAATTGATATTAGTCAATCGGACTCGATTCAGATGAGTTGCAGAGCTCACGATATCCTCAACTGGAATATTAGGAGTATCTTCAACCCATAAGGTAGTCAGAGATGCATAACTATCCATGCTCAAAGTCTTGAACTTAGTATGCTTCTTGATAGTCAAGTTAGATACTGAGTTAGGAAGCTCTAGAGTTTCTAGATATCCACCATCCGGAAGTTTTACTGAAGTAGCTCCAGATCCTTTAGCCTTGACTGACTTGATGTTATCACATCCAGATAAATCCAGAGTCTGTTTGAACTGAGGACAATTCTGAATATCAATATCTTCTAGCAGAGGATTATTACCTACTGACAGGGACGTGAAGTTCGAGTTGGAGTACCCCTTTGTACCATCACCAATCTTAAGGTGTTTCAGCTTAGTAGCCTTGGAAATATCACAATAACCGATATACAGTGGAGCTAAGTCACCTACATCAGCTACTGCTCCTGCACTGTAGATGTAAGTCTCAGTATCGTTGGTAGTATCCATTGGACATTCCATGAGGACTTCCTCGCCTGCAGTAGCTCTTTTCTGCACCAGATAAGAACCATATTTGATACTTACATAATGATCAGCTGCAGGAGTAATAGTGATATCAGAATTAGGTTCAATAGCATTCCAGTTAGCAGGAGTATACAATCTGAAAGTAATGGCATCAGATACTGCTCCACCTGCATTGTATTTACTATCCTCATATAAGAATCGATTCTTAAGCCACCAGTCTCTCTGTGATTTCTTAGAACCCTGTAGCATATCCAGATATGCTGCATTATTATCACTGATCAATGGTTCAATGTATTTGAACCAGCCATCCTCATTGAAGATCGCTTCTGACCAAGCACTCTGATGCTTATCAAAAATAGAGATGACTCCTTCTGCTGAGAATACAGAATTACTACGTAAGTCTTTATACATAGCCTTGATATCGTCAGCGAATGCAGCTTCCAGGTTAAGCCACAGCACAGATTCCTTACCATTAAAGACATCCTGAGAACCGATTGTATCAGTTGAGTTGTAGCTATATCCATATACTAGAGCACCTTCGTTGTTGATACCGATTGCAGTATCGCCATCGTAGGCCAGCATCAGCCAATGGATACCATCCCAGGTAGTCAAGAAAGCATTCTTAGCTCGGCTATCCACCATGAGGAATACTTCAGTGAATAAAAAGTAGAAGATTATTGCATCCTTGATGAAGTAATCTTCAAACTCATTCTTAAACTTAGCAAGACGGTACTCAGCAGTATCTTTATTATATTCGACTCCGTCGTAAGTTACAGCACTAGCTAGAGTCTTACCAGTAGCTTGCTTAGTATCGGTACTACATACCCAAGATACTACTCTTTTGAGCTGAGTGCAGTCAGCACTACCATCAGGGTACCTAGCTTCAAAGTCAGATAGCCATGCTGGTTCACCAGACTCATCTAAGCTATCAAAATCATCAGATTTGAATAGCATACGATTAGAAGTATTATTGCGGAACTCCCAACTCTGACATAATGGCCATTTTGTACTATCAAATCCGAAAGTATTAGGAGTACCCTTATCGTTATTGAAGTTGTACTTTCCGATGAACTTAGTAGTACTAGTAGCAGGCATATACTGAAACATAACTATTGGCATACTACTGATAGTTTGTCTGATTCGGTTATCTTCCTGCTGAGGAGGAGTGCGATATGGATTGAGCAGATTGTAGATTTCCATAAGCATAACGTTGTTAGTACCTTCTGAAGATGCTACGTCAGCTTTGAAGGTGAAAGTACTCTCACCAATTCCTCCGTAAGCAATTGAGTAGACTTCGTACTTAGTACCATCTTCATCCACAAATCCACCCTTGAACTTGAATTTTAAGTTCTTAACTTTATATACTGCAGAAGAAGTACCTTGGACATCAATCTCTGCTCCTTCAAAAGTAAAGTTCTTAGTGATATCCATAGGATAGTGGAACGAACCAGATATCTGTTTCTTCTTATCTCCCTTGTACTGAGGTAAAGTATCGGATTCTACGATCAGATAAGGAGTATCCTCAGGTAGTTTATCAATAACTATATTGCTATATTCATCGAATATATCATTACGATGGTAACGTTCAGCTAATTCTGCTGGATCCTGAGCACCTGCAATAAAGTTATTAAGAATCTGATACTTAGTAATATTGTAATCATATACTGCAATCGAGTAGATATACGTAGTACATAAGTTTGATCCCATCGTAATTCCGACTGGATTAAGAACCTGACTGAAGTTATCTCCGTCAGGATACTGCATTGCTCCGGATGCAATACCATTGATATAGAGAAGAATCATTCTTTCAGAACCATCACCACTCTTATCAATGACAAAGGATAATCTGATATGAGCATCAGTACCGAATGGAGCTGATACTTCACTCAATTCGCTTTTGAGTACTGCCTTATTAGCCATGATCTGAAGACCAATATCTCCAGACATGCAATCTATTACTACTGCATTCTGATCCTGTACATCAGATACTAATAAGTCAACCTCAATAGTTCGACCAGTGTAAGAACTATCAGTCTTGAAGATCTGAAATGGATTGTAAGCTCTAGCATCACCTGCCAGCTTCAGACGAGTATTGCCTTCACTGTCAGTATCCCATCCATTAGATAAGAAGTTCACATCAGTGAACTGAGTAGCATAGCCATTTGATTCCCAGCTATCCTTATCAGATCCCTGATTGGATTTACCCTCTGCATCTAGGTAGAATTCCAAGCCATTAGTCTCAATGTCTACTTGAATTGCTGATTCCTTAACCTTGACTAAAAACTCCTTAGTAACTGATCCATACTTGATCCTGAATACAGTATTGCCTACAGGATATTTTCTGATATTCCAAGTCTGCTTAGTACGATCGACAGTCACCTTAGAAGTACTTACTACTTTATCGGATGTAGTTCCTCTAGAAATAATCTCCAAAGTAACCTCGCACATCAGATTCTTAGGATCATATACTGTATAAGGGATGCTGATGAAAGTACCCTCCTCAACTTCAGTCACTGCAAATGGACTGGCAATGATTGGAGTAGTAATACTAGAATCAACAAACATTATATCATAAATCAAGATGTTACTTGAAATTGAGATACCATTGACCTCAGCAGTGATCCACACTCGGAGTAAATGCGTACCATGTGACTGTACTGGAATGACCTGAGTCATCTGACGACCAGATGAGCTAGTAGTAGTTGTAGCAATCTCAGTTCCATCCAGCTCAAAGTGAATGACTTTCTCAACAGCACCTACTGGGATGTATCGGAATGAGACATCTGAATCATACTGCTGTGATTCATCCAGAGTCGAAGTAATTGATAATGCGATAACTGCGATAGAGTAAGAAATCTGCTTAGATAAACCATAAGAATCAGTGACTTTGATACGTACACTATTATTACCTGCAGATAGTAACGAAGTGACATCCAGTTCATTACTACCTTGAGGAATGATTTTATTCAGTTTCAGGATGTTATTCACATACACCTGAAGCGTACCACTACCTGATTCATTTCCATCCTCATCAATAGATGAGAAATTAAATTTCAAAGTAGCATTCTCCCCTTCTGCTATAGCTAGAGAAGTAGACAAAGATTCATTCCTTAGTTTGATGGTAGATGAGGATCCTCCGCCACCTCCGCCACCACCTGAAGGCAACTCTACTCCTTCAGAGACGATTTCTCCGTTTCTAGCTAGATACAGCATATTATCCTCTACAATGAATCCATCAGGAATCTTGGATCCTACTAGATCACTAACTTCCTGACTGAATTCGTCCAAACGGTAGCCTACTGCTCGGACTGCATCACCTGCAGTTGCATATATTGATCCGTCCGATCCGACTCGGATATCGATCAATTCTGAGTTACCTTGCGTAGCTTCTCCACTATTAGCTACTAAGTTAGTAATTCGAGATACTAGTTCTTCTTGAGTGATCCCTAATTTCTCAAAATTATTCTTAGACTTAGCTAATAGCTGTCTTATGCTATCCTTAACTAAATCAAGTTTTTCGAGCTCAGACATAATTTATCCTCCTTATTTTATTGATTTATTACTTCTAGGAACGAATTATCAAGTCCTAGCTCAGCTAGACTGATTTCTGAATCTCCTATGGTAACCTTATTGAGTAATTCACCTAGAATCATTACTCCACTAGAAGTGACTATCTTACTAGAAAGTTTCAGATCTGAAATCTTAGTATCTACTCGCACTGATTGACTAGGAAGCTTACTAATAATATCTGATAGTAGTAAATCTTTAGGATTGTAGTCTCCAGACCTATTAGAAGGAGATAATTCAGTTACTGCTTCACCAAATACCTCAGATGAGTATTTATTGACGATTATGCTATCGAGAGTCAAATCGCCTACACTAGTAGGAGTAGGATCAGGCTCGAATACTACCTCAACTGGATTAGTATAATCTTTGAGATACTCATGCACTTTAAGTGATTTGACTACTGATACAGGATATCTTACATCCTGAGGAGTGACTTCTCGAATTTCAGTTTGCATGAAGATCTCACCAGTATAAGTTCCATCATAAGCATATCTACCACTCCGAGCTGCTCTAGAAGTAGATCTAGCTGGAATGCCTTGATGCCTAGTTAGTAAGTCAAATCCTGTAATAGTATAATCAATTCTATGAATTATAGAATTAGCTATTACTAGATCTTCTATCTGAGAATTATCTCTAACTATCAGATCAGTAAGCTTAGCTTGACTAGCTGATACATTGATAATCTGCTGATTTCTTGTAGCTCTCAATCTTAGCATCTTATCTAGATTACTTAACTTAGAGTAAAAGAAGTTTCCAGATCTGTCAGTAGTCATCACTAGATCACTAGGCTTAGCATCAGCTAGGATAGTATTCCCTATACCGAATTTATCCTCTGTAGGAATCATACTAGATCCCATGCCATACTCTAGCTCATAGTTAGAAAATACTATTTGACGACCTGATCTCAGCCTACGACCATTGCCACGTACGTCAAAGGTAGCTACTTCTAGCTTATCTTTGATGACCATATCATAATCAAGCTCATAATCAACTGATAAAGTCCACTCTCCAAAGGTCAGTTCATTAAAGTAACCATCACCAGGTGAATTATTGATCAAGTCGAAATAGACTCTCAATCCTGCAGGTATCACTTTCTTGATAGCTGCACGAATATCATCATTGATCTTGCTAGCCTTAATGATTAAAGTACCATCTCTCCATCTGACTGCATCAGCGAATCTATGAGTACCTGAATGCTTAGAGATATCATGCCTGAATATCTCCTCCACAGGGTGGGTTACTTGAGCTCTATCCTTATTAGTATTAGCTCCAGGTAAGAATACATGGCTACCTATCCAGTTAGGATCATCGCCATAAGTTGCAGCCATACTGATAGAATCATCAGTACCTCTATCCCTGTAGATTGAGATAATTCGTTTGATTATCTCCCTCTGTATATCTTCATCAATATCATATCGATATCGATATCTAATCAATGCCGATAACTTAGGAAGGAATATCTCAGGAGCATTATCAATATCGACTAGCTCAGGGAACTCAGCAATCATGCTTTTGATATCATCATGCACGATTGATATCAGTTCCAAGAATACTTGGTAATCTTCATCCTCAAGTAGTGAATGAGGAATCAGAGGTTCCATATTCATTGATAGATTTCCTCCTTTCTATGTTACCTTACTTCGATGTCGAAGCTCTCTAACGGTTAAGCGTAAGATCCTAGTCTAATCTTATTATGAGACTAGACTAGGAATCCTTTCAATCAGACATTCGTACGCTGTTCCTTACGATCTCAATCTTCACGTTACCAAGCTTAGGAAACTGAGTCAGATCCAGCTTATCAGCCTTATTAGGAGCATTCAGCTCTACGTAGTCAATAGCTTCTGAAGTAGTTTCAATCAAAGTAGATATGTTAGAAGGCTGGATACCTGATCCGAACTTCAGATTCTCAGGTTTGAAGTAGTTCTTGATTCGAGTCTCGATTGCACTTCTGAGTGACTCCTTCTTAGCCTCACTAATTATAGCATAAACTGTAGCGTCAATATCTACTTCCTTGTAATTTGCACTATAAGTATGAATAGTAATCGAAGACATAGTCCTCTGATTATTGAAGTACTGCTTGATGCCACTAAGCTGCTCAGTAGAACAATCTCCACCATCAGTAGGTACTATATACAGATCAACAATATATGGTAAGGATACATACTTACCATCATCGACTGACCAATCTAGTGCACTGCACTGAAGAACTCCAGGCTGCTCCATAGTCATATCATAGAAGTCAGGTAGAGTAATAGCTTTACCTAACATCGATAGTGTCTTAGGTCCCTGTACTTTAGCATGAGATAAAGTCTCTCGTTCTGATCCGCCTGAAGAAGCTTCAGTATTAGTGACCTCAATTGCAGAACTAATATCATCTCTACCTGCGAAGATCTGACTATCGATTCTAGTGATCATGCCCTCCTTGATCTTGCCAGCAGGACCTAGGCTAGTCAAGAAAGTCAGAGTAGCTTTCTGAGAATCATCAGATGGAAGATAATCCTTATAACTATTATGGAATAAGATGTACGGTTCACAATTCTTATCCTCATATAGGGAGTACTTCCTACCAGGTACATCATCCACTAATACATCAGGAATCTCAGTCCATTCCTGACCATCAATTGTCAAAATCATAGATCCATTAGCTATATTCTCAGCTAGAATCTTGATTTTCTGATTATTGCGAAGATCAGATACTGGAATTTCAGACTTAGTAACAAGACCTTGAATCAATGGTACAGTAGCTACTTCTGAGCCAGCTGGAATCATCACTTCATACTGAGTAGCATACTTGATCTCACTCTTATCTGCTAAAATTGCAGTCAGCTGAGTGTATCGAGGAATTGTGATGTCATCAGTATAAGTCTCATTAAGTACGAATCGACCAGTAGTCACGCATGAATTAGTCATGAACATCTTGTACCCGATTAAGCTTAGGATACCTGCTCCATTCTTACGCTGCTTCACATCTGTGATGAAGCACTCTAGCGTATTCTTATCCAAATAGAATCCTAGCATATCAGCTAATCCTGAGACTAGCTCAATTAGAACCATACCAGTATCGGATTCGTTAAAATCAGTCCATTTATCGGTAAGCTCCATTATCTTAGTTACTAGATAATCTCTTGCATCAGAGATATCCCTTCCAGTGTAGAGAGTACGCTTATCAAGTTCCTCACCTTTCAGATCTTCTACTCCATTGATTAGAGTATCTAGGATCTCATCTTGAGTCATCACTTCAAATTCTTTAGTGACTACCTTACGTAGCATATTCTCTACCTGATCAGCACTGAAGAAATTACTCATAGCTGATGTCACCTCCTAATCTTTCTGCTTCCTTCTTAAAAGGATATACATAGTTATCTATCATATTAGTAGCTTTAATTCTGAATGTAATCATAACTGGTATGACATTATCCTCACCGATATTCTGAGGATCTACTGAAATCACTTCTATCCTGGGTTCCCATCGATCAAGTGCTTCCTTAACATAGGTCTTAATCAAGTCACTAGTGATGTAATCATTAGGCTCGAATAGGACTAGGTATAGCTTAGATCCGAATTCAGGTACGAAGAATCTTTCTCCAGGAATTGTAGATAGAATGTAGTAGATACTCTGGTGTAGTCTATCAGTACCAGTATTAATATTGATATCGCCAGTAGTTGAATTAAATGGTTGAGGCATCTGCATTCCATTGCCTATCCATTTATTATCGAACTCATTTTGATTCATATATCACACCTCCTTATCCTCCGATGAATACGTTATCACTCCCATCAATAATCTTACCTACTCCGCCACAATGCTGAGTCTGATCGCCTAATCTCACTGCTGGTTTACCATTGATGAATACTCGAGAGCTACCTTGAGTACATCTCCAAGTATTAGATCCGCAGCATTGAGAATGAACTCCAGAGTCACCTACCCGCAGTGCAGGCTTACCATTGATGAAGACATTAGGTGACCCTTCAGTGGCTGGACCAGTTACATTATGAGGACAGCACTTATTACCATGAGAATCTGAGGGGCAATTGGATCTATCTCCTAATCTAGCTGCAGCTGGCATAATCTCACCTCCATTAATTCAAGTTAACGTTACCGTCAGTGACAGTAAGATCACCCTTGAAAGTACTAGAACTAGCTTCGATATTATAAGTATCAGTCTTAGTACTATGACCTTCTTCGACCTCAACGTTGAGGTTTTTAGCCTTGATGCTTATAGATTCTTCAGCTTCAATCTCGATTGCTTTGGATTTTACTAGGACCTTTTCATCAGTAACCTGAATCATAGTAGTTTGAGCAGGAGATAAGATAGTCACTTCTGCAATACCATCTGAAGTAGATCTCACATGAATGCCTTGACCATCTCTACCATCGATAGAAATCTCACTTACACTATTATCAGCTGGATTAGATATCATGATCTGCTGATTATCATTATCAGCAATAATCAAGCTCTCTTCATTATCAGTCTCATGGGTCATAATAATGAATCCCTTAGGACTCTTATAAATGACTTTACCATTAGGAGCATCTCCGACTGGATAGACTTCCTGAGGAGTCTCATTAGTATCTGGGGCAGAAGTCCATCCTTTGCCACCATGCATTGATTTGGATGAAGCATCATCACCTACGTTACCGTAGTCCTTACCTTGAGTAGGAATACCATAGCATCCTCCCATATATACTGGACTATTTCTATCTCCATTCTCAAACATAACGAAGACATAATCTCCAGTTTCAGGGACTACGCAACTACCATGATTGTATCCAGTACCAGTGAGAGTTATCGGATATGCCCAAGGCAATCCATCATTATCAAGTGCAGAATCACCTCCTGGAATTCCATGCAGTTGAGGAACTCTGCACTTGACTCTACCTAGATGCAGCGGATCAAGATTGGATTCGACTCTAGCTCGATAGATACCATTAATCGGATCCCTACCATTATCCTGATCAGCTTTTAGATTATCTACATTAGGCATCTTATCACACCTCCTTATAATTGTCCAGTATATCCATAGCCAGCGATTGCTCGACTAGGATTAGCTTTATTGTAAGTACGTTCAGCAACCTGATCTGAAGTATTACCCTCAATTGTGTATACTGTAGTACCATCGCATCTTACTACGATTCCAGTATGACCTGAATTACTAGGTGAGTCAAAGAAAATGATATCTCCAGCTTGAGGAGTATATGATGAATCTTTCCACCTACCTAGTTTCTTGAACTGAGATACTCCATCAGTACATCCCTGGTACTTAGGAATAACTGACTTAGGAATACCAGCTTGTTCAGCACACCAGCTAACAAAGATAGCACACCATGCTACTCGATAGCTGTATCCCCACCATGACCAGAATTTCTGACCACCTTTATTACCTTTCTGAGCCATTGCTACATTAACGATCTGACTAGTACTTGTACCTGCTACTGCTGATGTACTAGAAGAAGCATCAGTACCAGTACTTCCCGTAGTCGTACTAGCAGGATAAGTAGAGCTCATAGTGACATTGATACCACCTGATTCATCTACACCAATCTCCATAGCGTTACGGAATAAGCTCATCTTGGATTGGAATGATCCACCTGCAATGTCATCTTCAATTTCCTTGATCAAGTAGACACCTGAACTATGATGAGGTAGACCATCTTTATTCAGCATAACTACTGATACCATATCGAATGCATTCAGAGTAGGATCACCGATAACTACTAGCTCAGCAGTGACAGGGAAGGTAGCATGACTAGCCCACATATAAGCAGCTATGTTCTGCATTTCTTCCATCGAATAAGAAGAACCACCAATCTTACGCTTAGCAGCCTTATAATCATAAGTAGACTTCTTAGCTAAGGTAGTTCTATCAGAATCAGTATTATTATCATACTTGACTGAGAACATTTCATTAGCTATCTTACTTACTGTATCAGCTTCTACAGTACCACCACCAGCCATGAGGCTCAGGGTACCACTATAATCAGGATTGAAGCTGATTACTCGAGAATTACGATCACCTGATCCCCATTGGAATTCATAGTTAGTCGTAGCTTCTTTAGTATTATTACCAGCTTGAAGAATAGGGTAGAAGTTCACTTTAGTACCATCAGCAGTATCCTCGAAGCTGAGCACATAATTAGAATCGCCATTCTTAGCACTCTTAGCATAAGGAATTAACTCATTTGTAATGAACACCTGAGCTGCTTGATTGTTACGAGTGAATGTCTTATCCTTATTATCACCATCTGATACTGATTGGCAAGGGACTATCTTACCTTCGATCCACTTCTCTTCCTTAGCTATAGCCTTAACAATCTCATGGATCTTCATGCCCTTGTAAGTCTTAGTAGCAGGATTCGAGAATGATGATATCGATGAAGATAAGCCTTCAATATTCAGTAATGCACCAGCAGGAGTGAAGTCGACATCGTATTCAGTAACCATTCCTGAATACACTGGACTAGTAACTCCTCCGACATAGCCATATCTGAACTTGACTTCCTTGTAGCCTTTAAGTAGCTGATATTCTACTAACATCGCAGTCTCATCGAATAGAGATATGATGAACTTATTTGATGCATTCAAAGGCTTACGAGTATAAGTGAACTGAGCTATATGCTCAGGAGGTAGCAAAGTCATATTGAAGTCACCGATGGTGAGCTCAACAAATGCGTAATAGGGATTAGGAGGCATGTTACTCATTATCTAAGCACCCCCTTGAATCCATATAATGCTTGACGAGAAGGAATTCTGAGAGTAGTTCCTGAAGGCACTATCTCTGGATCAGTCAATCCACTAGCTTCTGCAATAGCCCAGTATAGGAGAGGAGTACCATAGTACTTGTAGGATATCAGATCCAGCCGATTCTCCTCACTAGGTTCTACTAGATGATACTGATCATCAGATCTCTCAGGAAATTCAATATTCTCGTAAGTCTCTAGATACTCATCACCTTCAGTATCCTTGATTCTTCGCATGTTATGATACCTAGATACGGAGTAACCATCTTTCTGATCAGGATATGAACTTACGATATCATCGAAGTATTTATTAGCCATTAGATGAATCCTCCTTTCGACCAGATATCAGCAGATGACTGCGGATTATCGGTAATTTCATTGAATGATAAACTCACCGAAGCTGCTAAGTACACATTGTCACGATAAGGCTTCTGCCAGGTGACTCCTACGTCAGTGACTATAGCCTTGCAATGAATCATATTACCTAAGCGAATCATGCACTCAGGTGCTCTAAGCACACCACCATAACCAGGGTATGCTAGAGATTTCAGATGATTGACAGTATTTAGGATACCATCCTTGCATAGATCCTGATGAAGCACTAGCTCAAAGCTAATGTTTCTAGGACCTGAACTATTGTAGCCTTGATACGGAGATGATCGACCTCGAATGTCTTGAGGATCGAAGCTAGCCGTATTAGACTCAGTGATCTCATCAGGTTCTACATCGAACTCTATCGTATTACCAGTCAAGGTATTGATTATGTAGCACGGAATATAATCCTTAGTGATTCGATACACTTTCTTATTGGTACCACTTGATCCAGTCTTATTAGCACTAGTATCCTTAGTGGTAGTAGTCGTCTTAGTTGTAGTAGTCTTCGTTTTAGTTGAAGTCTTCTCAGTAGATTTCTTAGAAGTGACAGCATTATCAGACTTCTTATTGTCATCAGGATTAATCCATGATCCAGGATTACCTTGCTTAGAAGTCACATTGATCATGCCATTAGCCTCATTATAGACGTAATAAGTAGCTGGTTTGACTGTATTTCTCTTATCTCGTTTCTTCTTAGCATCCATACTAGTATAATAACCAGGTACAGATGTTACTACTTTGTAAGTCTTAGCCAATGAATTCACCTCCTAATCTATATAATAGAAAAGGTAGGATAAGCAACTTAGTTACTCACCCTACCTCATTGTTACGTGTAACTGAATAACTCGTCTGAAGCAGTACTGCCTTTCTTTACTCTAGTAGCATTTGCTAGGTTGTAGCTCATCTGATTGCCACTATTATTGATAGCTTTCTCAATACGAGATACTCCCCATTTAACTACTTGAATTAATTCATCGATAGTACCATCATCAGATCCACTTGAAGCAGAAGGAGCAGGCTGATTGTATGGGTTAGAATCAGCAGGTACGATCATCTCACCCTTGTGGATCAAAGCGACCTGATCATTAGGTACCCAAGGAGTACCTGAAGCATAAGCAGGTAGCTTCTTCAGCTTAGTATTAGCAGGACCATGAGTCATGATTGAAGCAATGCTGGTATCCCAAGTGCCACTAGTGGCATACTCATGCACACCATTATTGTGACGCATCTTATAGATGGATTTCTGATTGTACTGACCATTGTAGTAATGCTTAGCAATCCAATCAGCACCACCGATGATACCAGCAGCTAGTCCTGATCCAAAGGAATAAGCTGACTGATAAGGAGAGCTATCAAATGCTCCGATACCAAAGTAGTTATTCTTATCCTTGGCAATTCTAGAAGTACCCCAAGCTGACTCTAGAGCAGCATGAGCTAGAATGTATCGAGGATCAAGTCCTGACTTCTTAGCAGCATCCATGAAGATGTTACCATTACCTACGAAAGGAGAGTCAGAACGATTACTCTTAACCCATTGGTTGATCTTCTCAGCGGTAGTATCTGACCACGAACCTAAGTCCTCATACAGATAATCATTCTGACTACCGCCAGTTGAGTAGTTCTCAGTACCACCAGTACCTTGAGAAGCTCCTCCGCCTGATGAAGTCGATCCATTACTTGAACTCATGGAATTCTTGTAGCTTTCAATCAGAGCATTACGATCGAGCTTAGCATTCTTCCATACATTGTGGAAGAATCCACTGACTGAGCCACCATTGCTCATTGCACGTAGCTGATCAGCCTGACCTGAAGTTAGGACTGCTTCGTTCTTATGCAACTCAGCAATGTATCCATCCTTAGGAACTGTATCAAGTCCATTCTTATGAGAACCATCGATACCAGTGATCTCCTCACCTCGGCTCTTAGCTCCAGTGAAGAAGTCCTTGATTCCTCCCCAGATGTCACTAGCTTTATCCTTGACAGCATCGAATGCCTTAGTAGCACCTGACTTGACTCCATCCCAGACCTTATTAGCTTTAGTAGAGATATCATCCCATACTCCAGTAGCTTTATTCTTGATGTCATCCCACTTCTTACCTGCCCAGTCCTTCACATCAGTCCAGACTGTAGTAGCTTTCTCTTTGATTCCATCCCACTTCTCACCTGCCCAATCAGAAATGGAAGTCCAGGCATTAGTACCCCACTCCTTTATACTATTCCATCCTTCTGAAATAGTCGAAGTTAATCCATTCCATTTCTCACTAGCCCAGCTAGAGATAGAATCCCATGCATTAGAACCCCATTCTTTGATGTTCTCCCAACCCTCAGATACCTTGGATTTGAAGCCATCCCAATCAAGTCCCATCGCACTGAATAAGTTCTCCATCAAGATATCGCCAGTACCTACTGCAGTATTGAAGGCATCGATACCAAATTGCTTGGCACCATCCCACATATCTCCTGCTTTAGTCTTGACATTATCCCATGTGTTACCTGCCCAAGTCTTGATGTTGGTCCAGGTCTTGCTACCCCAATCGGATACATTATCCCATAGGTCACTAGCCTTCTCCTTAGTCCAATCCCAGGCATCACTTAGAGCCTTACCTACTTTAGTACCAGTCAGCAGAGCTCCGATACCACCTACACCAGCGCCTAGCAAGGCACCTATTGCATTACCTAATCCAGGTACTACTGATCCGATTGCAGCACCAGCAGCAGCTCCTCCGCCAACCATACCAATCTTAGTACCACCTGCGAATCCTTTATCCTGACGTTCCTTGCCAGTCATCTCGGATCCATCTTTATTCTTACCTCTGATAGCATGATAGATATCAATACCACCTGAGATGATTCCAGCACCACCTAGAAGTCCGCCAGCTACTGATCCAGCTCCTAGAGCAGCAGTGCCTGCTACTGTTGATGAAGCTCCAACTCCTAGCTCAGCTCCTCCTAGTTCTACTAAGTTACCTCCTAATGCGAATAAGTTTCCACCGATAGCTGATCCTGCAACAGATAGCAAGCTACCTAATCCAGCACCTCCACTAGCAGAACCTCCTCCACCTAGAAGCTTACCTAGTAATCCACCTGCTTTACCTAATCCCTTACCAAATAGTCCGACTACCTGACTGATAGCACTGATCCCTAAGAATACTTCTGATAAGGATAGATCTAGGTCACTCAGCAAGTCATCAAGTCCACTACCTAGCTTAGATGATTTCCACCAGTTAGATAGCTTAGTACCAAAGGTGACATCAGGCTTCCATTCATCGACAAACTTAGTCTGAGCTACTGTCTGCTCATTGATGGTATCCATAGCTTTCTGATAAGCATCAAAGTAGTCCTTGACATTGCTAGCTTCAATGATTTGTGACTCATTGATGCCATCAAGATCCATCTCTTTAGCCATCTCTTTCCAGCCATCCATACCTGAGGTCTGAATCATCTGCGTTCTCATCTGATTATAGCCTTCGATGAATGCTTTAGCAGCTTGATCGAATGAACCTGATTGCATCAAGTCATGAACATCCTTGAGGTAGAACTGACCACCTTCCATCTTATCAGCAATATCTGACAGACTCATATTCATGATCTCGTACAACTGATCATTCAATCCATCGATGTAACCTGAGTTACCTGCAGCAGTTAATGCCATTGAACTTTCAGTGTAGTTCTTCAGTAGGTCACGATTACCATTCGATAAGTCACGAAACATATCGATGTTATCGTTATAGACTTTCATCAAGTCTTCACCACTAGTCCACAAGCCATCAGCTTGCTGAATAGCCATCATCTGACTAGAAAGCAATTTCTGATAATCAAGTCCACCCATTCCATCCATCTGAGACACTTCGAGCATCTTCGACTGATCATCGAGTGAGACTCCAGTCATATTAGTGAACTTAGTAGTGATCTTAGCCATATCCTGAGCTAAGTCAGTATCATCGATCCCCAGCTTGATAATGATATCAGATGTATCACTTAGGTAATCGATGTTAGATATAGCATAATCAGTAGACTTAGAGAAATCGATGGCATTCTGCTTCATTTCCTTCCACTGTTTATCAGACAGCTTAGTATATTTCTGCAGTTCCACTCGAATCTCTCTAGTCGACTGAGTAGTATCTTCTAGTCCAGACACTAGAGAATTGACATTGAGAGCAGTACCCCAGTCTCTGAGAGATTCTGATACCTTACTGAAAGTATCAGACATAGACTCTCCCATCTCCTCAGCATCTTCCTCAATATCCTTAAATCGATATCTAGCTTCACGCTCGAGGTTACGAAGATCTCTACGTCTATTCCAGTAGAATAGTTTGGTAGCAAATTTCTCAGTGACAGTCAGGTCATCATTGACTCTACTATTATAACGTTTCCAGTTCTCCAGAGAACGCTTCATAGATTCAGTCTGGTCTCTCAGTGAGTCTCTAGCTCTAGCTCTCTCCTCACGATCTAGCTGATCGTAAGTCTGACTGATCATACGAGCTTGCTGATCAGCTAATCTTTGGAATCTCCTTTCGATACTTCTAGTGTAATTACGGAATGAAGCATCCTGGATACTATCGATCTGATCATTGATACTCAATAATCGTCTACGTATCCGACTGCCATTATTCTGATCTCCACCATTAGTATCTCCATTCTGATTATTTAGAGCCATGCTATCTCACCACCTTTCCTGACTACTTAGCTTTAGCCTTAGCCTCAGCTTGTTTGATTGCTTCCTCCCTAGCCTTGACTTCAGCATCTTTCTGCTCTAATAGCAGTCCGAACATGTACTCACGTTCATGGATAGGCATATCTTGAGATTCTTCATAGGTGACTTTACCAAAGTAAGCTAGCTGGAATTGCTGCTTTACAACATCCTCCCAGTGCTTACTTCGATATTGCCACTTGCGAGCGATGTCCTCAGGACTATCGTCCTCATTATTTAAATTTGGGACGAAAGAATTCTGAAGTGATAGCGAACGGAGCTTCGTACTCCTCACCACACTCAGGGCATACAACCTCGGATGTAGTATCTACGCCACACTTGACCTCCTCATCAAGCTTCCACCAGAAGTAGGCTGAGTCACGACCAGTCAGCGTCTCTACGAAATGCTGAGCTGCTCCTTCATCTACAGCCTTATCATCGATAGCCTTGATATATCGAGCCATACGATACATGTACTCAAGTTCCTTAGCATTCGCACCAGTATGCTTAGCGATCTTCTTAGCCTGATTACGAATTGAATCATAATCACGGTTACGAAGTAATCGAACTGATACTTTCTGACCACACTGAGGAAGAGTGAACTCAAGAGGTTCCTTGAAGTTATCATCCAGAGTAAACACTGGAAATTCATCCAGATTGACTTCGAATACATGCTTATGACCACAGTTAGGGCATACACCCTGAACATCGTAGTTGGAACCATAAGTATGAGTACGAAGCTTCAGCATCAGGAACTGCTCATCAAACGGGAGCAGGTCACCTACATCCACATTCTCAGGAGATACGATACAACTCTTGATAACCTTAGAGAAGGCATTTCCTGAAGTTGATCCATATAGCATTTTCTCATCATTGGTAGTGATGGCTCTTAAGGTAATTTCCTCAGGGATATCCTCATAGAGCAATCCCTTTGATGGTAGACTTACTGTAGTTTCATATTTACTTGCACTCATAGTTTACATTCCTCCATATCTAAGTATAGTTTGATGAGCCTGATGGCTCAGGCTTATCGCTCTGGATAAGCTTGATCGATTGCCATCGGCATAGTAATCTGCTTCTTATCAGATCCATCGTAGTTGAACTCAGAAGACTCAAGACCCGTAGGCCAGCATCCGATCAGTCTCCATACACGCTGTACAGTACCATCAGGACCATACTGATAGAGACGACCATTACGCTTGTAGTCCTCAGCCCAACCAACTTTCATGGTCTCAGGATCAAAGACCTTCTTTCTCCATGCCCATAACTGCTTCTCGATATCAGCAACGATGTAGTCATTAACCACAAGGCTTGCATCATCGAAGGAAGCCTGACCAGCTACCTTAACCTTGGAGTTACCATAAGGAATTTCGATAGGGTCATTAGTGATGTTTGCTAGAGAGAAGGAAGCCACTGACAAGGTGATATCTTCAGATAATCCTTCAAATACCACCTCGAAGTTATTAGTTCTCTGCACCTCGAAATTACGATTATTCGATAAGTGCATAGGTCCGACTGTTAATGGCATAACGATTCACTCCTTTCTCAATTAGCCGTTGAGCTCTTCATCAAAAGATGCACCATAAGGAGCAATCATGAAGTTCAACGGGATATACTCAGCAGCCTTAGTAGGCTTAACGTAGATCGTACCAGGCATTACGTTATTCTCGATCTCTGAAGTAGTAGGCTGCATTTCAACCTTGTACTCATAGACACCACGTAAATGCTTGATATTCTCGAGCTTAGGCTCAACCATGTCGATCCACTTATTCCAGTTGTACTCGTCATTAGGCTCGAATACATAGTAAGCAGTGGAAGCAGAGATGATCTTCTTCAGATAGTTCATCAAACGTCTGGCATTGACTCTATCCAGAGAATTAGCCTTACGCTGCATGGTCTTCTGACCCCAGATAACGATTCCCTGACCTCTGTAGTTGATGATCGGGTTAACAACGTTTCTACCACCATAGATGGTATCACGCTCACCCTTAGTAGCAGAGTACTCAACTGCAAGAACATTCTGTAGGATACCACGATTCAGACCAGCAGGAGCGAACCAAGGCTGACCTACGTTATCTGAATAAGCATACTGAGCACAGATGGTACCCGTAGGCGGTAACCAGATGTTCTGACGAGTATAAGGATCAGATACCTGAACCCATGGCCAGTACATAGCACCGTAGGAACTATCGAATGCTTTATGATCAGCAGCGAATTCATCAGAACCATTTGCCCATGCATTAGCTTCCTGAGCAGTCAGTCCGAATGGAGTCTCAGCAATGTAGATTGCATCACCACGACCTTCACAGATTGAGATACCTTCAGAAGCGACCTCAGCCTGATACCAACCAGGAGCACATAATAGATTGATGTCGATAACCTCAGGATTGCTGAAAGCTTTCAGACCATCACTGGTAGTACCAATGATATCTTTCTCAGTAAGACCTGTGATACCATCATTGCCACCCTTGATAACATACTCGACAGTACTGATATCATTATCATCTTCAAAGTGATCCTTATTGTAAGTAACCTCTACATTGATAGAAGTGCTTGCGATGATGTTATCGACATAACGCTCATCAGAAGGATCAAGTGACAGATTGTCGATCTGTTCAACAATCGTATTACGATCCTCAGACATCAGGATCATACTGAAGTAACCAGCCAGATCAGGCTTAGTAAACTTCACGATGTCATAGTTCAGAGTGGAATCATAGTACTTAGTCTTGATAGAGAAGACCTGATCGCTACCACCTGCAGTACCATAAGCAGCACCATCAGTTGCATTAGCAAAAGTGAGAGTCTTAGTAGCAAGAGTACCACTATCCATAAGAGCTACGATCACATACTCAGAAGCACTATTGATCTTATTATTGACGAAGTTAGCCTCGTCAGTAGTATTCAGACTGCATTGCTCAAACTTCTCAAGCTGCACTGGATCAGTACCTTCACCATCTGACTGAATATGTGGTCTGAATACAGTCACATTGAAGTCAGTATCAGAAGTATAATCGATCTTCACGGTATAGCCATTATAAGCAGTACCGAGCTTCTTGAGAGTAAATAGCAGCTTATCAGTGCCAGACGCACCAGCCTTAGCTGCAGTAGACATGTGTACAGCACGCTGATAATACAGCTGAGATGCCTGAGTCAGTGCCTGCAATGCACTATAAGCACCATACTCCTTCGTGGAAGGAATGCCATACAGTTTCACGAATTCTTCCTGAGAAGTCACTAGAGTAGGGACTACTGGACCTCTACGAGCACCACCTACCATACCAATGATACAGGTAGCAGCAGCAGCAACGTAGTCACTATAGTCGATCTCATTAACTGACACACCAGGACTTAACATTTCATATGCCATGCTTAAAACCTCCTTGGTTATAATTCAGAGTCTAGACCATCGATAATAACAAATCTTGGCTCTATTTTAGATGCGATAGGGAATTCTTTGCTGAACAGTAACTGAGCTTCAGGCACATCAACTAAGATATTCTGAGTGTAAATCCTTCCCCTATCAGCAAAGGAATCCACATCAGTAGTTGTATCAGTATCAGTAACTTCAAGTACAAACTTCTCAGGTACCTCCATACCTTCCATCATCACTTCAATGTGAGGATTGTCAGTCATCAGGTACATCATAAGTTCACGATAGATATCATCGACTTCTCGTCTCCTATCAGACCAGATTGTGATCTGATAAGTCAACTTCACTGGTAAAGCTCTCCACCGTACTCCTTTCTGATCAGTATAATCAGTCTGGACAATCTTACCACGATGCCTCATGGCAAAATTACCTCCTGGAAAGTCAACTGGATTAGCTATCCTCCAAAATGAGATAAGTGGAAATTTGACTTTGACTTTATCAGTGTGCTCAGCTACATCACCAAATGCTCGGGACTCAGCTGAATTGATTATATTATCAAAGTTCATAGCATCTTTCAGATACTTAAGAACTCCTTCATCATAGGCTGCTAGGCTCATGATAGTCCCTCCTCTTTCTGATACTTACTCCAAAAGTAGTTGATATTAGATGACATGTAGATATACACCATTCGGAACAATGGTCTAGGAGGTATCCGTAAGGTACCATACTCAAGCCATCGAGCTAGCTTATATAGCTTAGCTGATGACCACTTATGAGTACGTCTCTTATCGAATCCAATTACAATGGTCCTACCATTAGGACTCATGACCTTGAGGGATTTCTTAAGTTCTCCAGTAGCTTCCCATATATTCAGCGATAAGCCATGCTTACGCTTATACTCAAGGTAGCCTGGAGTCAAGTCTTTCCACCTAGCTCGATAACGTTGCTGATCAATCGATAACTTGACTAATCTCACGTACTCTCGAGCTAAATAAACTTGAAATCCCCTTAGTACATCAGATGACTGATCTTTGAGAAGTTTTGAACCAGCATCCCAGTACCTATCTAATGTCTGAATGTATATCATCTAATCACTTCCTCTGGATATAGCTATATCCCAAGCTCGTATCATGAGGAGCTTCAGGATCCTTAACCGGAGTCATCTCAGTCTTCTCACGATAAGGGACTAGCTTACATATCCAAAATAGAGGATTAAGCTTTGAACCTCTCACTGATGTGATAATAAACTTATTCGCATTAGGCTCACTCACCTGAGTTGTGACTATCTCGAGGATTGCATCAGTATCGATGCGTACCTCCTGGTAGTCATTATCAAGCTTAGTAAGGTACCCTATATACGGCAGTTCACTATCTTCTGAAAACCAGTTAAGTTTCTTGAGGATTGGAGTAGGATTCTGCTCCAGTAAGAAATTGAATTTCACTGGTTCTTTATAGACTACATCCTTATCGTGATGCAAATCACAAGATTTCTTATCGACTTGGTACAGCAGAGCTTCCTGACCTAGTAGCTTAGCAGCTTCAGCTAGATACTTAATGTGTAGGTCATGCTCTACATCAGCCATATAAAGTAATCCCATCCTTATCCTCCTTTCTACTACTTCTGCTTGATATACCTCTTCAGTGCAGTCACTACCTTAGGTAGCCAAACTGAAGGTGAATTAAGAACTCGGATCTGATGCTTGCACAGTCCACCTTTGTTCTTAGGATTAGTAATCTTAGCAGGTCGATCTTCATGAGTATCTAATCCGTAGCCTTTCTGAGTAGCCATGTAAGCATATCGATAACGGAAGTCATCGCACTCACAAGCTATCTGAATATGATTCCTTCTGAGAGCATAATCAAGAGATTTCTTGATAGCTTTATTAGGATCATTACGGAACTTACCATTAATGTACTGTTCCAGCACAGGTCGATAAGCTATGATTCTCAGAGATACCTTGTAATTCTTCACCTTAAAATAAAGGTAGAGATCACCAGTGGTGGAGAGCTCGAGCAATCCTACTCGCTCGAGCTTCCAGTTATCACCAGCATCAGTACGTCGCTTGAACTTATCAGGAGTATCCTTCTTAGCTCTATCCAACAGACGTTTACGAGTATATTCATTAAGGCAACTAGTTATCAAGCTAATCACCTCACTTCCTGAACTTAAGCCATCGGATTGCTTCTCATTAAGAAGTAATCTCCATCAGAACTTAAGTTCACCTCTGCACCAGGAACTAAGCCAGCAAGCTCAGCATTCTTGGAATTGCAGATTTCAACTGCCATCTTGAAGCCACCATCAACTGCAACTGACTCAGTCAGTGCCTTAAAGACAGTACCTTCACCAGCATCGAGAATCACCTGATTAGGCTTGATGAAAGCAGGATTCATCTTGCAACGAATGTTCTCAACTCCTCCAGCCATAGACTCGAATAGAGCATCGTAGTTACCTACCTGCATGCCCTCATTCATCTTCTTAGCTTTAGGATCATCGCACTCGTTAGTAGGCTCCTTCTTGCCATCATCCTTATTCTCAGGATCCGTCTTGCCATCACCATCGGAGTTATCCTCTGACTCATTGACCTGAAGCTGAGGAACAAAGTAGAAGTCAATATCAACGATGCCGTTCTCATCCGGATCATCAGGCTCATCATAGTCGACAGCATAACCATCGAGAGAATCCTCGACCTCATCAGCAATGTCACCTAAGTAAACCTCAGCATCCGTATCCTTAACAGATACACTAGCGATCAGGACACCATCAGTCACCTTAGTCTCGGAGTCAGTAACTTCCAGACCATGATTGCCAAGGATAGTCTCTAGAGTACTCAGAGCCTTTTCCTCAGGAAGCTGAACCTCAGCTTCATTCATATGGTAAGCTTCATTGATCGCACGATTAACTGCCTTAGCACTCACAGAAGTAACTCCCTGAGACTCAAGCATCTCCATAATTGCATGGCTAATCTGAGTCTTACGGATGCTCTCATTGAGACCTAAGCGAGCACGAGCTTTCATAGCTTTCTTACGCTTCTTCTTAGCAGCACTCTTATTAGCAGACTTACGAGCCTTACGAAGTGCAGCTTTCTGAGCAGCAGTACGCTTCATCTTCTTGGTACGAACTTTCTTCTTAGTCTTATGACCATTAGAATCAACCTTGATGACGAACTTCTCAAGCATGATGTCAGAAGTACCATCCTCGCAAGCTTCGCAGATAACCTTAGCCTCAGCAGATTCGATCAGCTGCTTAGCCTCATTCATAGAACCAGCATCAACTAGATCGATGTACTCCTGCAGAGTGGACTCAAGCTTAGCCTGCTCCATCTCCTCAGTATGCTGCTCATCTTCAACAGCAGAATCCTGAACTCCAGGCTGATTAGGATCCGTAAGTGCACTACCGCATACAGGGCAAAGCTGACTAGCTCCATCCTCAGTAGTCACGCTCGGAGTCCAAGTTGCACCGCAGTGCGGGCAGGTAGCCTCACCTGCGGACTCATTCATCGGCTTAGTGCCCTGAGCACCAGCTCGATTGTGACTCTCATTGAGTCTATTGATGATGCCTAATTCAGAAGTCTGATGAACTCCGACCTTACTCATATCAGGCACCTTAAAACCTTCATTAAGATTACTCATTTTAGATAACCTCCTTAATCTACCATGAAATGTGTATTTACTGTATCTCTAAGCTCTTGACGTAACTCTTCGAGCTCACGTTCTGACTTACTATCCTGAGTAGATCCATCAATTTCTACAGGAGAGCCTGAGACTGAGAACTTACCTCGGATATCAGATAGAATTGCTCTAGCGAATGCTAATGCGAATCTTTTGACGAATTTCTTGTACATAGGATCAGTCAAGGAATCCAGATCATCGATGTTAGGTGAGTACTCGATAGTTACTTGAGTAGCCACTGGTACACCTATGTCTAAGTACAGCTTAGGCTTGATATACTTCCAAGAAATATTATCCTTAGTAGCTTGCTGAAGATTATCGAATAGCTGACTTTCAATTCGACTATAAGTAATCCCTTGATAACTACCTCGAACTTCCATGTAAGTATATGGACTGAATACATCCAGCTGATTATCACTGGAATTAGCAGCTCCATTAGCTTTATGAACTGCAATAACATAGGATACATTGTACTCAGACAAATCGATACATTCTTGTACTGGAAGTGTCACGTACTGACGCTGAACTACCCACGGAGCAATCTCATCAAGGGCATCATCGATGCAGATGTCGAGTTGCTCATCGGTTAGCTCGATCTCCACAGTAGGATATCCTAGCTTAGCCTTAATCCAAGCACTTATGGCTTCTCTCGTGAATTTCTTATCAGCCATGACATCTCACCTCCTTACTTAGAGAGATGAGCTACCAGTTCAGCTTTGTGATTATTCACAAGATCACCGATCAGAGTAGATTCAGACTTTCTACCTACGTTGATATCGACACCTAAGTCAGAGATTAATGACTTGAGCTGATCACGATTGTAATTCATCTCAAGATACTCACTGAGCTCGGCATCAGACATTTCTGCGAATAAGCTCTTATCCACAGGAGCATCCACATCCTGGGATTCATCTGCAGTCACTTCAGGCTGAGTAGCTTCAGTTTCTGCAGCTACGGGAGCTTCAGCTTCAGACTTAGCAGGAGCCTGAACATCAACCTGAGTATCAGATTCTACTTCCAGTTTCTGAGTACGAGTAGCACTATCAGAAGTGATACCTGCATCAGCTGGATTGTCCAGGATTGCAATTCCTAGATGACTCAGACCCTGATAATAGTGCCGAGCTTCCTCAGACACATTATCCTTAGGAGTGAACCGATAAGGTTTTCTAGGAGTCACTGAAACTGTCTTGTATGATCGATAGAGCACCAGGCTAATGCCTTCTTCTCTATTACCGATATATTTTAACCCTAGCATTGTTTCTACCTCCATTCTGCTCTCTAATAGCAAACCCTCCTCCCCATGGCACAAGGGAGGGAGGAGGGTTTGACTTAGAGCTATTTATGACAACTTTGATAAGGAGGGCAAAGTTAGTCACTCACTCAATTAGGAATGAGTGATAGTACCCTTAGCATACATCTTAGAGTTAACAGGCTTCTTACCATAGCTGGTAGCGAAACCACGCTGACCCTCGAAGTTTGCATCCATGATGAGCTGAGTGGTCATGATCGGCATGTACGGGCAGTACAGATAACCTGCATCGAACAGACCAGTACCTCTCCAACCAACCAGGAAGGTATCTGCAGGGTAGAACGGATCCTTGTAGACAGGCATGTTACCAAGGTAACCAACCAGGTGAGGACCAACAGGATTAACCACACCAGCGGAGCGGAATCTCGGTAAAGTCTCAACAACATTGGATGCATTCATGCCAACGATGATGTAAGAACCATTCGCTAACTTAGTAGCATCGAAGATGTTGTTACCAGCCTCAACGATCTTGTTGTAGAAGGACTCGTTGTGGTCACGGAGAGAGATACCGTCACGAGGAGTAGCATCCCAAGTAACAGACTTAGCAGATGCGATACGAAGCAGATCACCCATGATCTCACCATCGATCTCATGCTTGATGTTAGCAGCAGTGTAAGCAACCAGCTCGTTGTTGATCTGCATACCGTAATCCTTAGTCATGTCGAAAGCAGCATCGAAAGAGTAGAGAGTTTTTAGCTTACGGCTCTTAGCGATGATAGGAGCGACCTCGATCTTAAGGTTAACTTCAGGAGCCTGAACAGGAACATCCATGTTATTGTAACGATAGTTGAAGTACACATCGTCAGAAGTATTATGTGGTGCACTCAGAGTGATATCGAAAGCACCAGTGTTGTAATCAATAGTACCAGAAGTGATACCAGTACCCTTGATGTGACCAGCACCATCATCGACAGCCTCATTCACACCAACCATAAGCTTAACGGAACCTGGAACTACAGGTAACCAAGCTAAGTTGCCCTTGATAGAATTACCAGATGCAGCAACGTACTCGGAGTCGATCTCATCAGAAGAATAAGAAGTCTCACCGTTACCGCCCTGGAACATACTGAACATAGTATCTCCAGCCTTAACAGAACCCTTGTTGGAACCATAGAGAACCTTAAGGAATCTCATCTCACCAACACGGCTGAGCATAGGCTGCATGGAAACGATTTCCGGAGCGATCAGGTTCGGAATTGCAGCAGACAGAAGGTTGATAGCATACTTCTTGAAGTAGCCAACGTCAGAAGGCTGAGTAGCCTCATTCATCGGACTCTGAGAAAGTGCACTAACACGATCAAGGTGATTAGAAGCACTCTCTAACAGGATTGCGGTACTCACCTGACGCATGTAGTCAAGCTTACCATCGAATGCTTCATTGATTGCTCCTAATTCAGGAGCCCACTTCTGCATGATTGCAGGAGCGTTGGAATGGACCTGAGCCATTTCGTTCATAATGTTTGCATCATTAAAATTAGGCATTTGAATTTCCTCCATTTCTGTATTTATCCTTGCATACGAACTGCTCTTACTGCATCAACGATACCAGTATCAGTGGTACACATCGATTCATTGAGCAGATTACGTTTCGGTATAGATTGAACTGAAGTCCCCTCTACCTTGATTTTCCTAGACATTGACTCAGTTAAAGGAGCTGGACCCTTAGGCTGCTTAGAAGCTACCATCTTCCTTAACTTAGCATCGATGTCATCGGCAGACAAGCTACTGAGTTGACTTTCAGTTAGGGATTCTCGAACTAAACTCTCATTCAGACCTAGCTGATTGCATCTAATCGAGAAGTACTTAGAAAGTAAACCATTGTAGCATCCCTCTTTGTACTTCAGCTGATCAGTCATGTAATCCAAATCAGCATTAGCTTGATCGAGAGATTCTTGCAGACGACCAATCTGCGTAGCATGCTGCTCCGATTCATCTTCGATAGTCTTACGTAGCTGAGTTACTACAGACTCGTTCATGGAACCATGTCGAGTGGACTGACTCAACTTTTCTTGCAAGCTTTGATTAGAAGCCTGAGCTTCCTCAAGCTCGAGCTGAGTAGACTCGAGTAATCTTCGAGCATCCTGCTCTTTCTTCAGCTGAGTTACTGCTAAATCCTTACTACGATCCAATTCCTTAGTCATCTCAGAATTAGTGTTCTGCAGAGCCTGGATTGACTCATTCAGATTAGCATTTTCAGTTGAAAGGCTATTTATTATTGAATCCTTAGCTTTGAGCTGATCCTCGAGATCCCTGATAGTTGAATAAGCTTCAAGAAGATCATTAGTAGCAGACTCGGCAATAGTGTTACCATCATCAGCTTCCAGTGCTTCGTTTACTCTATCTAGCAGTGATCCTACCTCAGCATTTTCGCTTAGGAAGTTCAATACAGGTTTGATTGACTTGAGCTGTTCCAAGTCATGAGATTCGAGCAGTGACATTACCTGCTCAGTTAATGTCTTAGATGAGTCGATTGACTCATTTGCGACAGGAAGTCTAGCAATCTTATTACCAGGCATACATACAATGTCGAATGTAATAAATCGATAAGTATTCTTATCGACCACGATTCTACCATTGCGAGTAACAGTACGACCTGATCCTCGACTGGAGACTCCTAACTTGACACCATAATCAATTAGAGTCTTGAGGATTCTACCGTTAGGTGTATCGAGTATATCAAAAGTAGCGTAATAGCATCCTTTCTCAGGAACCTTACGGAAGTTACGAATTGCATGAGATACTTCAGGATAATGAATATCCAAGCGATTCTGATATCGCATTGGGTGATCAGGTTCTCCTAAGAAGTTCTTAGTATCTTCTAGCTCCTTCACATACTCGCTGTCATGGATCTGATCACACAAGTCCTCCTCATACAAACGAATGTTACGAGTAGGATTGACGTAATCCATTACAGGACCATCTAACGTAGCAAGAACTACTCCACTGTAGCTACCAGTAGGAGTATCTACAGACTCAAGTAATTGAAGTGGTTCAGGACTAGAGCATGGATCAATTATAAGCTCTTGCTCTAGATCAGTATTCTGTGCCATAGCATCAATCACCTTCCTTCTTTTAGTTTAGATATCCGTATCTATGTAAGATAGAATCCAGCATATCTGAGCATGATTCATTGAGTCCTGAACTCAGCATATTCTCGAGGACTTGCATAAGTTCTAGAGTACCCATTTGTTCTAAAGTAGCTGATTCATTGAGTTCTTTCTCAATCAGAGAATGAGTGATCAATGAAGATACCATCTTAGCAGTACCTACATTGTCGAGCTCACCTTTCTGATATTTCTGAAGTGACTCATATACTACCTTAGATTTATATTTATCAGACCAATAACTCGAAGCTTCATCAAGTATGGATTGATAACGTTGGTGTGCGACTTCCTCAGAGATACGACCACGAGTGACCTCTTCAAGAAGTTTAGTAGCAGATTGGTTCTGCTGTTTAGTGTATTTCTCAGTATCGAGTGCTAGAGAACAAATCTGCTTGATGAGATCAGCTCTTTTCATCAGTATCATCCTCCTTATTAATTTCAGTAAGTTTCTTAGGATTCAGGTCAGGTCGAGCAGTCCTACCTCGGTTACTTGTACCTTGGTAATCACCAACTCCATCCTCATCGTCCTCATTATCAGGATCAGTATTATCAGCAGCATTTTGAGTCAATTCTAACTCAGCCTTACGCTGCTGCTCCTGCTCTTCTAGATGTTTCTCATAACGCTTGATAGCCTCATCAAGCTCAGGATTGAGTTTCTCCTTCAGCTCAGGATAATTAATATATTGATCAAAGAATACCTTGAATACCTTAGGCAAGTTCAAGTACTCTCCGAATGCCTCAGATAAGGTACGAACTGAACTACTGATAGTAGACATTTTCTGATCCATCTCAGTCAATCGACCTAGCTCTTCAGCAGTAGATGGAGCTTGAAGTACTACCTTGAAATCAGCATCATTACTGTAATTATTGACTCTAAGCCAGATCTTACACAGATCCTTGATTCCAACAATCAAGCTATTCTGTACCCTCTTGACTGATCTTGAGTAACGAATATCAAGTCGAGTCAAAGTATTATCACCAAGTCCTCCAGGAAGTGATTCCTCGAATCCAAGGAGTGCCTTAGGGATCTTCAATCCAGAGAATAGCTTATTCTTGAAGTAATCGATATCAACGATATCTCTTACTTGGAAGTCACCACCAATATTCTCATGGGTTACTGAACCCTTACCATTTCTAGTAGGGTTGAAGATTGGATCACCAATAGGACGGTAAGCCTTAGTGGATACGTAACGTCCTGAGTTCACATCGAAAGTAGCTTTCGAATCGAATAGGTTCTTGACACTATTGATAGTATCAGTAGTCTGAGCAGGAGTAGAATCACCTACCTCGACATTGAACACTCGAATGAACTCAGCCTTAGCAATCCTTGCTGCTAGCAATGAATCCTCAAGAAGCTGAAGAATTCTGAAGATTGATCGGACTCCTTCAACCATTGAGACTCCTCGAACTACTGTGAACTTACGAATCAATGGATCTCCATTCTCGTCAGTTTCATCTTGAATCGGAAGCTCAAGGATATCATACTTAGCAGATTTACGGATCATGAAATGAACAAAGTTATCTGGACTTGATATGATCAGGTCAAGTCCATTAGGATTTGAACGATGCTTCAGATTACGATACTCAGAAGTATCCTCCTCAGCATATCCTACTCTAATGCCATCCTCGTACAAATCCATAATCAAGGATGGATCAGTATTATCGTCAATGCGGATGTCATGAGTATCAGGATCCACATATAACTTCAAGAAATAATCACCGTACTGTGATACTGAATAAGCCCAGTTCCAGATTCTTGACTCAATCTCGATAGACTCAAGAAATGCATTTAAGTCAGCAGCTAAAGTCTTATCTTCAGATTCAATCATTACGATTCGTTCAGTCTTAGTATCTACCTGAGTGGAATCATCGGCATAAAGCTCAAGTGCAGACTGAATGATGACATCGTCCGCCATTGCTTCATACTCAGCGTACTTGTACTTATAGTTGTTATTCAAGTCTCTCAACTTGGATATCAACTGCCATACATTGTACTTATCGACTCCGACTACATTAGCACCATAATCACCTGAACGATTGCTATTAGGAGAAGAATCATTGGAATTACTCTGGTATCTAGCAGTCTTGCGATTATTCCTAGATTCACCTAGAAATCCAAATAATCCCATTACTCACTACTCCTTTCTAGCGATCTGGCTAAGCACTCCAGTAACTAGAGGTCTTAAGTGATCAATATCATCGCATTTCCATGCTTCTAATAGAGAGTCAGAATCTAACTTATCGATATCAACTGAATTGCCTACCTGATAAGTAATAGACTCAGAGATATTCACTAAGCTTAAGATATGCTTCCCAGCATGAGTCAGACTAACTAAGCCATTCACTCGAGTGGACTCTAGAATCTGATTGACAGACTCATCTAGATTCTCAAGCATATCATCAACTGGAATAACTACTCCAGTAGATTCATTCATCTTTATATTGTGATCCGAGATGAACTTGGATAAGTACTCGTATAGAGCATTTTCTAATCCGGATTTCATCTCAGGTACTGAAGAAGCAGGAATATGATACGATTCACATACAGATTCTACCAGTGCATCAAGTCCTCCATGGGATTCATTAGCACTAGCTTTATTAGGGGTTTTCCAATTTGCTGTAATCAACCTTATCACCTACCTTTTCGTATAAAGAGAACTTCACAACCTTTGGAGCTCTCTAACGGGTAAGCGTGCACTTGTGCTTCTATATATGAAATAAATGTTTTATTCCCCCCTTTTATTCTAAAATAATAAAAAAAAAGGTAAGCAGATTACTCCACTTACCTTTCTTGCTGAGATATTCAGTTTAATATACTCGCTTATTAGCTCCAAGTAGCCAATCACCTTGATTATTGAGAGAGCCATCATTGACATGAATCAGAGTCTCAGCATCCTTCTGAGCATTCTGAGCTGCTAATAGCTCCTTATAGTCAAGCGATCTGAATACTGCTCCTGCAACTGCATCAGCAGTATCCTTGGATCCATCAAGGGGATGATCAATCTTACCTACCATCTTATCATCCTCTAGCTCAAGAAGCTCCTTCTCAAGATGAGGAATGTAAGGCATAATAAGTCGACCCTCATTGATGGCATTCTTCAAGGTATCATAAGGTACTCTTGATCTATCCATTGATAAGGTCTTAGTATTGAACCCTCTTAAGCTCATCTGCTGAAGGGTATCTACTGATTGATACGAGTCACAAGTTACTGACACGATGTTGTACCCTAATTCAAACTTCAAATAGTAAATGAAATTACGTATCTTGTAGAATGGGATTTCGCTACCAGGATCAGGTCTGATATTGATAGCGAATACAACCTTGTGAACGATATCCTCAGCTTGGTACACTTCTCCAGCGATTAGCTTCTTGACATCTCGGTGACCAGCTATAGTAGCCATAGCTAGACCAGTAGCATCTCCTGACTTAGAAGCATCCCAGTGGATAAAATGAGGTTTCGATCGATCGAGTCTAGATAACCTCTCCATAACCAAGAAGTCCTGAATTCGACTATCATCATCAAATCCAAGAACTAGCTCATCCATAGTGAATGGATTCTTTAGATAATCTCTGTAGCATAACTTCAACTTATCGTAATAAATGTACTTCAAGCTAGAAGACAATGCCTTACCTGCGATATCCATCAACGCTGAATTGATATCTAGTTCGAAAGCTTCTCGATGTTCCACTGGTACTGCGATGACTTCCTGACCATTAGCTCGATAAGGAGCTGGATCCTCATCATCAGTCAGTATCTTAGATTTCAAGTATTTGTTACCTACTGCTACATGGAAGTACTTTCCACTGTATCTGCTTTGATCAGCTTTAACTACCCAGATTGGTTCATCAACTACGTACAGATAATCCTTATCCTTATTCTTCTTCAGATACTGCTCCAGGAAGTCTGATTCAGATTTCTTAGAAGATACAAGGAATAGAATACCAGGCAACTTGCCTAGCTTCATGTATCGAGATTCCATACGTCGCTTGATCGTAGTATACAATTTCATGATCTTAGATTGTTCCATCTTAGGATTAGAACCAGGAGCGAACTCCATCTCATCCAAGAATCCTGCGAAGATATCTCGACCTAAGAAATGCTCCATCTTAGAACCAACTAGGATCTCTATATCCTTACCTGGATAATAAGTCTGATTCTTCAAGCCTGACACAGTACCATGCTCTAAGAACCATGGAGACTTCATCAGCATACTTTGTAGCTTACTGAAGCCTACTCCGAAACCTTGATCCAGTGAGATATTGAATATAGCTATTGCTACTTTGGATCCTCTAGTCAACTTGTAGTAAGCTGCTGGATCCTTCAAGCATAATAATCGATGCAGTACGTAGGCTAGTCCTACAGTAGCAATGGTAGATTTACCTAATCCGATAGCACCTGACAATCCTACCTCGAAGATCTGACTATCAGGAGCAAATATCTTCTTAAGCACTTCTACCCAGAAACTATATATGAGCAAGGTACCATCTTCACTAACGAAAGAATCTCCTAGGTATCTTCTATCAGTAATGAAGGTGTAGATATCTACTGGTACCTCCTCATAATCAGCTTGCCATAAGTCATTTAGAGTAGTTGATTCTCCCTTATCAGAGATTTCAGTCAGTATCTGACGTACTGCATTCATCTCCTCAGGAGTCAAAGCATTCTCAATGTCGGAGATATCTATGTCCAAATTAGCCATAAGATATCTCCTCCTTTAATCAAGCCTTGATCGGAAGGACAGTAGCAGCTGATGCCTCGTGAAGCACTACGCTAGCTTTCTTATCCTTAGCCTTATCGATCTTAACGACCTTGCTCTCCAGCTGACCTCTGACAAATACCTTGTCATTAGCACTGAACTTGCTATCTACCAGCTTAGCAGTGCTATTCCAGCTGGAGACTTTGATAGTCAAGCTGCGTGACTTACCATCACCCTGATCGTAAGTATGCTTCAGAATCATAGGCTTGACCACTTTCTGATTGGAATTCAGATCAAGCTCCTGACCCTCACCTACTGGAAGAATCTCAAAGATACGGTGAATCACTCCACCGATATATAAGATGTTCTCATCCTTAGCATTAGCATCGATGAGCTCGACAGTGTCAGCTACTACAGATACATCGCTCATACCTCTCAGTTCTGACTGCACTGCCTTACCCTGAACTCTGACTCTGACTCCTACATCAAGCAGGATATCATTGATGATCAAGCTACTCTCAGGGATGAAGATATGTAACACATCATACTTGCTACCATTCTTACGGTACACCTTAAGTCTGATAGTATAGTACTTGATGTTATCATACTCGTGACTGTAGCAAGGAGCAGTATCTAATGCTCCAGCTAAAATCACTCGGTTAGTAGTTTCCTTAATGTCTGATTGGTTAATCGTATTTCTTGCATTATGCATGGTTAGCAGTCCTTTCTATCTGATTATTTGTCCTCCTTGATCATCTTAGAAAGGCTAGCAACTTCAGAAGTACGACCATGCTCTTCGAACCAAGAGTACGGTCTATCGTACGGTCCGATCTTAGTAGGATCATTTCGATCCCATTTGAGAACCTTAAGATAACGATCATCCCAGATCTGAATATACATGGATTTCATGTAATCATAGAATGCGATATCAGTATTCTCAGGCATGGTAATACCCTTACTTGCCAACCACAGAGGATCACAAGGTAATTTGTCCCTGCCATAGTACCGATCTTCGTTATCAGCGTTCATCATGTATTCAGACACATAGTAATGATCCCAATCCGTCTCGTAAGAAACAGTGACTGGTGGCTTACCTACGAAATCCTGAATGATATCAAACAGGCTGAGCTCACGCAGTTTCTGGCACACACCAGCGATTACTGGAGTCCAGAGACTAGCCTGAGCAATCCAATCACTTCTCTTATTCAGAATCTTAATCAGAGCTCGGATACTGATCATCCAATAGACACGATGAACATGCTGCTGAGGCTGTAATCTGATATCCTCAATCGGCACTCCCATTGCTTCGAGCTGACGATAAGCTTCTCGGATGTATTCCACTGTATCATTGTAGATCTTCACAGCTTTCTCACCACCGATAAGCTCAACGCTATCACTCATATTAACATCCATAGTTGTCATGTCAATAGTACGTGTAGACTGAGTCCAGTAGCTAGCAATCTTCGATCTTACCAGCTGTTCTCTCCATGCCACATTAGCATGATCGATCTCGATAACGAAGTTGACTGCTTCAGCAGCAGGAACATCAGACTGGATGCACTGATTGACGATCATCTTAATGACGTTCTTCACATCAGTACCATCAGCACCTGCGTGCTCCGGATAATCCTTGCAAATCTTATCCGCAATCTCAGCTCTACGCTTCCAGTTAGCATCTACTGCAGTGACCTTATCACTCAGATAAGCTGCATCAGAATCGTAGATTTCCTGAATATCTTCAGCTGATACTGTATAATCATGGCGAGAACCATGCCATACTGCGAACAAGGTGCCGATTGGATTATTAGTCATAGAGACCATCTCGATAATCGGACGAATCTTGCCAGTTTTACTGGACTGTTTAAGTCTTTCACTTCTACCCATAGTATTAATCCTCCTTAAAGTTATCAAAGTTGATTTCTCCTGACTGAGCAAACTGCTTCAGAACTTCAGAATTCTGAGCTAGCTCAATCAGAGTAGTTACCTGCTCCTGATCAAGGAGCACTCCTGTAGTAGGTCTACCATCTGCTCGGAACTTACGGATATCTAAGCCTTTTTGCCCTCCTTTTGCTACCAAGGCAATCCGAAGATTCTGACGATGATTCTCTGCTTTGGAGAGTTCTAGACAATCCTCGTAGAAGCCATCTTCTACTAATTGTGGATCATTCATAAGTAATCCTCCTTATCAAAGTTAGGTGGCACATTTACCACCTATAGATATAAACGTTAGCAGTTTCTCATTTACTCCTTATTAAGAATAAATTCAGTAAGCATCTTATTGACTTGATTACTGTAAGTAGGCTCAGTAATCGAGTCACTTACGAAGAACAAGTCACGATTGCTAACTAAGAATGCATCTAGGTTCATCTCGCAATCGACATACCTATCAGTAATAAACTGACGAAGATACTTCTCAGGAATGATAGTGAGTTGATGCTCAATCCAATACTCAACATAGTACGGATGAGACTTCTTGTAAGTATCAACTAGTCGCTGATACTCACTATTCTGATCAACTGTCACATATCTGAAGTTATTACCATCCTCATCATAAATAACCTTAGCCATCTTGACGGCAAAGCTAGGAGCTAGCATTCCAAAGTTATGAGTCAGTCTCTCAAGGAAACTGACTCCGAACTTCTTACCGTACTTGAAGTACAGATACTTATGATGGAGGACTCGTTTGTAGTATGCTAGATAGCGTCCCATAGCATTCCTCCTTAATTCAAGAATCTCTTAGTTATGGTAGAATCGTCACTCGGATCGATCCATACCATAGGTTTAGATGCCAGATAATCACACATGTGTACATACCACTGCGAATTATCAGTAATCTCAGGTAACTGATACTGCGAATTGGAATTAGTCCTCCAAGGTCCATGATGAGTAGAAACTAATCGATAGATTTCATCGAAATGACTCGATTCTACTTTATCGCAGTTATCAGGTTTCAGATAAGCAAATACCAGAGGATGCTCGAAGATATTGTACACAGAAGGAGTATCACTGATCCCCTTCATAGCACAATCATGCAGTAATAATGCTGCAATAATGTAGTCTGATTGCACTGGAGTGAACTGAGCTCTAACTAGTGGATTATTAATATAAAGCAGAAACAACCTTACTGACTGCTTAGTTCTCTCGCACAATTTGATTCTATCTCCAGTCTTAGTACTAGAATAAAAAATCGAAGTAGACACATCAGCATCCATGAACCACTTAGGTACCTTCTCACGGAATACTCGTTTTACTAGATCCCTGATACTACTATGCTTGATCTGATTTAACTCAAATTCAAAATAAGTTATCGGATCCATAAGTGATATTCTCCTTAATCGTACAATGCGGACTCAGTTCCAGCCTCAGTAGTACCCTCATTCATGATGACGGTAACCTGCTTAAGAGGAGCATAATAACGTGAGTTCGAGCCTACAGGCTGAAGCTCGCAGTCACTACCCTTGACCTTAGTCACGATACATACGAGATTATTATGACGAACTCGAGTACCAATTCTAATCTTATCCATCAGGATTTCACCTCCTTATCATCCTCAACAATACAATCGATATCCTCAGCTCGGATCAGAATATAATCTTCTCCATCAATCTCGAAATGCATACCCTCACCTGAAGGATTGTAATACATGATCTTATCTCCTACGTGAAGAAAGCTATCAAGTGGAATCTGATGTTTGCCATCAGGACTCATCATATGAGATCCGAGCTTCACGATTGTAGCAAGTGAATTTCTTCCCTTAGGCTTATTTTTATTAACGATCAACAATCCAGACTCAGTCTTCTGGATATCTGCTTCAGTAGCCTCATCGATCTTGATGAGGACTCGATTGTTCATCGGAGTGAACTTATCCAGTGTAAACATGATCCAATCCCTCCTTATCTATATCGATTTCAGGTGGCTTCTCCACCAAGTAGTTCACTCGAACTACTGATAGGTAATCGAGATGCTCAAATTCCTGGATGTCTGTCAGGACATATCTTGCATTATCCAGTACTAAAGCATCGCCACGCTGATGCTTAGTGGATTCATCAGCGTGGCTTGCGATCACCCTACCTTCTTTAACATATAGGTTAACTATCATTCTTTCGACCTCTTCTCTTAGAAGAACTTGTCTCCCCACTTGCTAGACAGCTCATCCATCGTAGCCTGATTACGCTCCATCAGATAGAGCTTACCAGAGCTATCTGCACCGCAGACAATCTTCTCATTATCTTTGGCAACGAGTTTGCAATCCTCATCACCAAACCCCAGCATCTTCATCTCAGCATCACGATTGATCTGACCAATGCGGATGAAGTGATCCTTAGCATTGAACACCAGCTCCTCAGCACGAGTCTTGATACGAGCCATACGCTCCTCAGGATCGATTGCAGGAATCTCAGGCTTCTTAGGAGCATTGAGATTCGGAGTGACTGCCACATCAGGCACATCCACACCATTTGCAGCACCCTTGAGCATCTCGATAGCATGCTCCTTGACACCAGTGCAACGCTTATTGTATACCTTCTTGAGAACCTCATCGAGTGCCAATCGAGCCACCATATTCAGGTCAGCTCCCTTAGCGAGCAGAGCCTTAACATCCTCATCACTCTCACACTTGAACATAGCCTCAGTCAAATCACGATCCAATTTTGCCATTGTTAAATCCTCCTTGCAGTGAATTTCTTAAATTTTATTTGTTATGTAGGGGAGGAAAGCCTTTCGCTTTCGACCCTTACACAATTATAAACGGATAGCGAACTAAATTTGCTCCGCTATTCAACTAAATTTTCGTAAATTTAGTGAAGAATTGAGTCTTTCAACTCATGCAGAAGCTGATACTCTCTGATTTTCTGAGAATCATCGATCTTACGACCTGTATCACGATAGCAAGGACTACCATGATAGCTAATATCAGTCTGCTCGACTAACGCTACTAACGATCCTGATTCATCATACTTCTTCTCCCAATAAGTATCTCTACTAGGGAAGAATACATTAGACATTTCAAGCTTGGTAGCTAATGCTCGGAATAATTCAGAATCCGAGATATCTACCTGCACCTGATCAGTACGAGTTCCCCTGACTAGCATAAATTCACCTCCTGATTACAATTCGATCACTGTACGGTTAGCTTTGATAACTAAGGTATTCTCACCATCAGAGTACAGATAATTACCCTTCTTATCGACCTCAAGTCCAGTAAACCATTCACCAGTCAGCACCAGTGCAATCTTCTGAGAAGCTAAAACCATTCTGATAGCAGCTAACTGCGATTTAACCTTGAGGAGAGAAGCATTGACCTTAGCAAGATATTCATTGCTACCATAATCGATCCCAGCAGTGAGCTGTTCAAAATCAGACTTAGCAGTATTCATCATAGTCTCAGGACAATTGAGTTTACCACCCTTGCTGATCTTATCATAGAACTTCTCCTTAGTAGGCAGAGTAGAGTAGCCTTTGAGCTGGAACTCAAGTTCTCGAGTCACGTAGCTGTCTCCAGACTTCTTAGCTACATTATTGACTCCAACATACTCAGCTCGATCATTGAGACCATGCTCCTTCAGAACTTCGATCTGCTCAGGAGTGTACTGAGCAAACTGCTTAGAAGTATCGAAGATACCATGAGCCTTGCGATAATCATACACCTCATCACGGATAAATCCAAGAACTTTCTGAGCAGCCTGAAGATAATTCTGGCAGACTACTAACTTGAGTAGATTATCCACATCAGTACAATCGCCTACGTAGGAGTAATTGATAATCGGAAGCTCATGCATTTTGATTACTACTGTATAGGTCTGAGTTGCAGCATCACTCATCTTGCCAATGATAGCATTATCAAGATTGAGAGCTTTCAGTTCAGCATAAGTATCAGCATTGACTAAGAACTGCACCTCACTCATATTAGGAGCTCCATCCTTGATCAAAGTCTGATTACGATAGATTTTAGAAGGAAGTTCGTTTGGAAGTCCCACCTTAGCTGCCTGCTTAGGATTCAGAGATACAGTACCTTCGATGACAGACTTGATCGAGATATTCAGTCTAGACTTATTGAATACCAGCTCACTGACAGGAGTCAGTACTTCCTTAGAAGTATCACGATGGAACAGATTGAAGGTATCTTCGACTTTCTTACCAATTCGAGAATAATCTGAAGTATACTTGTACTGGGAATCCTCCCCTTTTAGAATGATGCCAAGTACATCCATCAAGCAAGGAGCATTATCAGAAGCTACATAGTCACTAGCACACTCGCCATCGATCATACGATACTTAGTAGACAGCATAGCCTGACGTAAAAACCTAGTTACTGCAGCAGTCTCGTCATAGGTGAATGCATTGCGCATGACATCGACTCCATGCTTATCGTGAAGCACCTTAGCCATGATGTCCATAGCCTGCTTACGATTACCCTCATAGTAAGAAGTGTAAGCATAGGCATACATGATAGGAGTGATAGAAGCAGTAGGAATCTCTTTCATATTGGAAGTACCTACAGAATCTTCTCCGAATAAGAAATTGAAGTCATTCTCATCCTGACCTACTACCACGAACTGATTCTTAAGCTTGTCGATAGCTCGAGTCTTGAGATTAGCATCACCTTTAACTGCCAGCTTGCTAGTCAGATACATAACTTCAGAACCTGGAGCTACTACCTCAACACTAGTCATGATCAGATCAGAAGTGATCTCATAGTTGTGAGAGAAGATATCCTTGTACTCATTAATATCAGCAGAATGGATAAACTGACCGAAGATAGTCTTAGCAGACATCTGCTTCAAGAAATCCTGATCGTAGTAGTTACCATAACCGATGGTATTGAGTGCAAGCACATCATCCTTCCAAGTATCAATAGCCTCCAGAGTAAGACGAATCTCCTCCTCAGTACACCATGCTACTACAGGCTGACCATCAGTGAATACTGTCACTGAGAAATTAGGGCAGATAGGTTTCAGATCATTGATAATATTGCCTACCTCAACCATAGGTGCACTAAAGCAAGTCACTCCGAGCACCGATTTGAGATTATCGAGCAGTGCAAACAGAGAATCATTTTTCTGAGCACCCTTGATCAGAACTTTGCATTCATCAGCACCTGAGAACCAAATGATACTCACATAATCCCCATCAGGGATGAAACGGATAGTATCCTTGACATTCTCGATCAAATCATTGATATCTCGATACATTGATCCAGATAGATCAAGAACCTGAATATGATGCATCCGATCCACAGATACATTATTGGACTGCTGCAGATCTTCCTGATTCACATTGCAGACTGCTACCTTGCGATGACCTAAGTTACCTAAGTCAAGAATTGATGAGTAGAATTTTGCCATAATTGACCTCCTTAAATTAAGTGATTTGTACTAGCATAGCTAGTCATGAGTTCTGTGTATCTAGTATCACCAGCATCTCTCAAGAATTCAGTGAATTCTTGATCGCTGATTAAACCAGATCGATGAGCTTCAACTTCAGGCATACCAATATATCCTTTAGGATCATTATCATGGCTAGCCTGACTTACATGGATACTAGCAAGCAGCATACTATCTGCTGTGCCAGTATCGTACCAACGAACATCTTGTACCTTCTCCACCTTGAGCTGACCTCGATTGAGATACTCCTGATTGACATCAGTAATTTCGAGCTCACCTCTGGCAGAAGGCTTGATTGACTTAGCAATCTCAATTACCTGATTATCGTACTGATACAATCCAGGTACGATGAAGTCAGACTTAGGATGTGTAGGTTTCTCCTCAAGCGAGATCGCATTACCATCTTTGTCAAATTCGATCACTCCGAATCGACTAGGATCACTAACCTGATATGCTAGGATCTTAGCTCCAGATTGAAATTTATCTGCAGTCAGATTAGTCCTCCAACGCTGAGCTGGATCCTTAGCACAGAATAGGTTATCTCCAAGGATCAAGCAGACATCATCTTCTCCGATGAATTCCTCACCGATGATGAAAGCATCAGCGATCCCTCGAGCTTCATGCTGAACCTCGACGCTCACTTTGATTCCTAAGGATTCATATCTAGACAGCAGATCACGATATCTGAGTTTGTTTTGAGAATCTACGATAATCAGGATATCCTTGATCCCTAATCCAATCAAGGTGGAGAACGGATAGTAAATCATAGGCTTATCGTAGATAGGGAGCAGCGGCTTAGGAGTCTCGTAAGTCATAGGACGCATCCGAGTACCTTTTCCAGCTGCTAGGATAATTCCTTTCATTAAGCATTCCTCCTTAATTCAGAATAATCAGCTGATTCATCGCACGAGTGATAGCAACATAGAAGACCTTACGCTCATCAGAATTTCTCTGATAATTAGGCTGCTTCAATGGGAAGTTACCAACTACCAATACATTAGGAGACTCAAGTCCCTTAGCAGTATGGATAGTCAGAAGTTTCACTGTATCTTTAGCCATCTCTGCTCGCATCTCAGCTAGAGATAGATCAGCTCGTTTGAATGTCGAGAACGGCAGATGAAGCTTAGTCATCAACTCAGAGTACTGATAAACTTCTCGATTGGATCGAACAAGGATGAACCAATCTCCATACTTACCATTCAATCGAATGTTCTCCAGATAAGAATGCAGATGATACTTATTATCAAGTTTCACAGAACCAGTCTTACCAGATTTATTGACTACCTTCTTCTCGATGATACCAGGAACCTGATGAATGATCTGCTTAGCTACCTTGAGAATTTCAGAACCACTACGATAGTTATCCTGAAGATAGTACTTAGTGAATCTCTTATCCGAAATGAGACTCTTGAAGATATTGACATTACCGCCTTTGAATCCATATATACTCTGCCAATCATCTCCTACAAAGAAATAGTTCTTAGCATTGAGAGATTTAATGAAATTGTACTCCAGAGTACCTACATCCTGGAATTCATCTACCAGCACATACTCAATCTCTGCTCCAATCGATTTGAAGTACTTAGAAGCATGGTCAAGTAACTGATCAAAAGTAATGATATTACGCTTTCTACAGAGACTCATAATAGTCTCAGGGAACTGCTTAGAAGTAGCCTTATGTAATTCAGACAACTCAGCTTTCTCACTAGGCATCAAGAAGGACTTAACTCGATCCTCAGGGATAATCCCCATCTCTGCCTTACTACGCAAATCCTTGTACTGAAGATACTTGAAATAAGTCAAGAACTTGCAATACTTATCGATGAGTTCCTTATGCAGTTCACTATCCTTTGCATCACTGTAGATCTCGTAGGACAAGTCAGCATTACGAAAGATACGATTAGCAAATGCGTGAATCGTACCAATGAATGCATCACCGATTCCTCTGACATCACAGAGTCTCTCACGCATCTCATCTGCAGCCATATTAGTGAAAGTAATGGCTACAATATTACTTGCATCGACCTGCTTTACGTCGAGCAGATACTTGATACGCTCGATAAGGACTCGAGTCTTACCTGACCCTGCTCCTGCTGCTACGATGATATTATTAGCATCACTCTCTACAATAGCTCTCTGCTCATCGGAAAGGGTGATCACTTTCTCAGGGACATTAGGTGTGATAATCGTAGCAGATTCATTGTGAACCATAGCTTCGATACCACTAGCGATACTCTTCTGAAATTCATTCATGTGATTGATCCTCCTGTTCAGTATAGGTTCTTGATTCAGTTCTGAGCTCCTGCTTATTATGAGCTCTCTGAATCTTCTTATAAATTCTCTGATGGTTTCTACGACGCTTGCTCTGATGCTTGCCAGTACCATGAAACCATCCCTTAGTGCAGACATCATCTTCTGCATATTTGCAACCCTTAGATCGCATTGCATCGAGACCATAAGCTTTCATGTCAAGCACCCTCCTTAACTATAAACGTATATTTAGTGAAATCAGCTCTTGTATTCTGACTTAAATGCTCTTACAATCTCATCATAAGTACGATTGCTGAGGATAGCTACTATCTCGCAGTACCACATTACATCATGGTAGTCATCCTTGTAATCGAGAATAGCTGAAGATAACTCATACCAATAATGATCCTCAACTACTACCTCAGGAGCTTTATATAAGCATTCATTCTGAATCCTAGTCATCTTAGTTCTCATAATTACTACACTAGGATCTTTATCCTTATCTGAAGGTAACTTCTTCAGAATCTTATCTATTACTTCTACGATACTTCTCATATTATCATCTCCTATCTTATTACAAAGGGTGAATTACCCTTCCTTAATATATTATATAATTATAAATAATTATTACTTATTTATAACTTATTATTTCTATAACTAGAATACCAATTGATTCTATCTTCAGGATTGATATATTTACAACCTAGTATCTGAAAGATAGATTCCTCATTAGGTAAGTAGAATTCAGAATCATCAGATAGATTAATCAATGCTTTCTGATTGAGTTTATAACCTAGAGTTCTAGCAGTACTCCTCATACCTATATTAAAATTCGATGGACCTGTGAGATATACTAGCATTGGAACTAGTTCAGATTCAGTACATGAGTAGAAATCGAATTGAACATCAGCATGACTCAGTGATCTTACTAGTTTAGATCCACCTGCATCAATCTGGAATCCTAATTCATTCTTCAGATAATCACAGAATTTAGGATGAATCAGACCATCAGTAGTCACCAGTATGATATCGATATCTCCAATATCATACTTCTTATACCTACGAATTGAACCTGCTACTACTGCATTGTCGATATTGTAATCACAGCAGACTCTCTTGAGTTCATCGATCATATTCAGTGCTGCTCTACTCGCTACTTCATAATCAAGCTTAATTCCAATCGTACCCATAATACCTACCTCCTTAGACCATATATGTAGGAGGGCAAGGAATCTCCTGTTCCTGAGGTCTCCACAGATGCAGAGTATAATTGTGGCAGTTGACATAGTCCTTCTTAGCAGGATGCAGCTGCATTACTACCTCATCTTCATCAAAGAATAAGTCCTTGACGTAACACATCTCATTCCACTTAGGACAGCGATCGACTTCAGCTGAACGGTCGCCTGTGATTAAGGATACAGATACGTGATCCCACCCCATCTCTGCAGATGCAATGATTAGGAAGTTCTGACGACCATTCTCTGTAGGGATGATAAATTTACCATTGCTTTCATTGCCCATCACTCCAAGGTGAGGTACTCGATATTCATCCAAAATATGCAAGTTCTTCATAATTCTACCTCCAGTATAGATTCTATCAATTATAAGGCTCAAGAAGTTCAAGATTGAGCTTTCCACCATTATCTTCAGGGATGCTAATGCACTTTCCATAGGATGAGACTAAAAATTCATCATCTCCATACCACATCGAGTAAGCTGGAAGTAGCATCATCCGATTATCAATAACCAGGAGTCTGCCTACTTCAGATCGATAACTGATCTGATCTCCTATATGCAGGAGATTTCCATTTCGATCCTGAAGCTTAGTCTGATCTCCTAATTGCCAACGAGGTTTCTTAGTACGATGTTCTCGATTAGCCATCGAATCTCCTCCTTAAAGCCTTTGTAGCAAGAAAGGGAAGCACCGAAGCACTTCCCTTTACTTAAGTATAAACGTATTCTAAGCTAAATTTACTCCTGTATCTCAGGTTATTTAGTCCCAGTAGATCCGAATCCTCCGGTACGTTCCTCAGATAAAGGATAGTCCTCATCAGTAATCAGGTACTTACTGAAGATACCCTGACCGATCTTATCTCCAGCCTTGAACTGGATATCCTCATGACCTCGGTTAGCATAGATGAACTGGATATGCTTACCCTCATAGTCAGCATCGACCGTACCTACGCCATTAGCTACACTCAAGCCCTTGAGTGCTAAGCTACTTCTGCAACGAAGCTGCAACTCTTCGTCATCCTGCATGTACGCAGTCAGTCCAGTAGGGATGAGCTTAATTTCACCTGGATAAATCGTCACATCTTCGATGCATCTGAAATCATATCCAGCTGATTTCTTAGTTCCTCGCTGAGGAATGAAACTTAGATTGAGTTCCTCAGATAAGCTAGCGATCTTATCAGTGAACTCTGGCAGGATTCTAAATCCTCTCATAGACATAGCATTGTCCTCCTTATTCGCCATAGTAGAATGTATGGTCACCAATTACTTTCCAGACCTTCAGATCCCAGTTAGCATGGCAACTATTAGTCTTAAAGTTTCTGACACCACTAGGTGCATTAGTATGTCCGTCATAGACCTCACAAGCTATCTTGTAAGTATCTTCTGAGTAATCCTCGTACCAGTTCTTAGATTGGTATCCGCAGAACTGACCTGGAAACGAGATCACTCCCAGTATTGTATCAGACCCACCATAACCATCGTAATGCCATCTATTATACACTACAGAACCTACTGCTCTCTTACCTTCTAGACTTTGATTGCCTGATTCTGCCCATATGATTCGAGCTAGCAATTCAATATCATCTAGTCGATCTTGAGTAACGACTTCAATGTAGTCATTACATACATAGTACTCACTATCATCGAGATCGATCCTGCTCCAGCCATCAGAACTGTACCCTACTCGATGCAGATTAGTACTCCAATCAATTGTCTTATAGATATCTGAATCAGTATTAGGTTCTACCCTAAGATTCACTCGAGAAGTAGTATATACTAATTCATCACGATCTTCGAATTCAGCCTTAGGCTGCTTCTCAATCGTATCGAATTGATAAGTAACCTCAATCGGATTACTCATGGTAGTTAATGGAGCAGAATTTTTTGTTTCAGAGACTATTGTACTCTGAGTAGCTACCTGCTCAGTAGCGATTTCTATTTCAGTACTAGGTTCTGTCACATATTTAGTGTTTTCAATCACTAGATGACTTACTGAAATAATCGCTAGTCCTCCTGCAATAAGCAGGACTGCTAGTTTATTATTCATTCGCATCCTCCTAATTGATTACCAATACGTCTCTTGCATGCACTTGCGACACATCGGAACGTATTTGTGGTTCTCATCTTCTATAATGATATTGCCTTCGATAATCTCTGATGGATCCATAGAGACTAGCTTAGCCATTGTTGATGGAGCTCCACACTTAGCACATATTGCAGTTAGCTTAGTCACGTCATCTGCTAAGCATAATGCCCACTGCATGAACTTCGAGAATGGCTTCCCGAAGCAGTCCTTATCCAGACCTGATATGATCACATACTTATCCTCGTTGAGTAACGACTCTACCTGATCAATCACTTCACTGGAGAAGAACTGAGCTTCATCCAGTATGATGTAGTCATACTGCAAGAGATCGATCTTAGAACCATCAGTCGAAGTGAAGATATCATCTCGCTTAGAATACTTCCAGTTACGATCCTGATAAGGAACTGTTCTGACTTCTGAGGAACGAGTATCTGTATCGGGTCTGATAATAATATAGCTAATCATTCCACTTCCATCATAGAAGTTCTGTCTCGACTGATTGTAATGATCTATATAAGTCAATCTACGATTGATCTCTTGCGATTTTCCTGAATACATTCCTCCAGTGATTACTTCTAAGAATGGTACATTCTTAGATATCTTATCTCTATCCATTTGATCTCCTTCCTAATCCTTCTAGGATTATTATCTTGCCACTTAGCTCAGGGTAAGATCTGAATATTTTATCTGGATTATGAGCTATCCTCTTGACGGTAGTCTTGCCTATTTTAGGATAGCCATGCTCTCTCAGATACTTCCATAGATCAGTAAATCCTACGAATTCCTGATCATCATACTGAAAATGATAACTTTTAGGCTCGTATGAAGATTTCCAGTGAATTGCCAGCTTACCGTATCTGTCGATCTGCGATTTTCTAGATTTATCCCAGCAAGCATCGTTATGTACAACTGCTTCGAGAGATCCATACTTCTCGATAATAGCCTTATGACTATTGCAAGCTTGACCAGCTATCTCTACATTATATACTTGGTCAATTCCTAAATCATGAACATACTGCTGAATTATGCTATATTCAGTAGTCCAGTCATCATCCGATACCTCTTGCAGGACTTCTAGTCGGAATCCATCTTTACCTAACTCTCGCAGATCATGGTAAAATGGCTTATCTTCATAACGTTGTCTCCAATGCCTCTCGAATCTATCTTTCGCAGTACCACGAGTACGTCCTATATAGACCTTGCCATTAATCTTATTAGTAATCTTATAAATTACTGGCAATTATTCTACCTCCTATCAATGTGAGTAGGACTTCTGCTCAAGGATAGTATGTACTAGCTGCATCGCTCTAACGTAATTCGGATGATTCATGTTACGCTTAGCAAGGTTCTTAGCTAACCACTTAAGGTTGACCTTATCGATATCATCCTTACGGAAGCTAGGGATATCCATATCCTTCAGAAGTGACTTCAACTCAACAATGTGATTTTCCAATGTAATTTCTCCTTTACGTAAGTATTTAGAATGGTGCGCCATACAGGATTTGAACCAGTGACCTAATGCTTAGAAGGCATTTGCTCTATCCAACTGAGCTAATGACGCATATGGAGCAGGTAGCGGGAGTCGAACCCGTCTATCTTGATTGGAAGTCAAGCGCACTAACCGATGTACTATACCTGCATATGGTGGACCGTAGGGGACTCGAACCCGTGACTGCCCAGTTATGAGCTGGATGTTCTACCGACTGAACTAACGGTCCTTATGTACTAGATGAGCTAAGCTCATCTATTCAAATCTTCTAAGATTTGATGATCATGGAGATGACGTTCTTCATCACCAGGATTGCTCCTCAGAGTACGCTGATGCTCTCTATTAGATCCTGCACAGTAGCCCTTGATAGCATTTTGATCAGCTAAGGCTATTGCAGTCTCAGTTGAGATCACATCACCTGAAGTCAGCATTACTGCTGAGATATTGCCCCAAGTATCATAGTGAATCTTATCAATAGTCAAGTTATCTCTTTCATCAGCTGACATATTCTTGATCTTATCAGCAATTGCCTGAGGTTCGACACATTGAATTGATTCCTCCATCATACCATTAAGGTCAATATCAGGAATACTCTTACCCATAAACGATTCAGTTCTTCTTTCTTCCATACAACAAATCACTCCTATTATTAGTATTTGATCACTTTGAGGAGTTACCTCATTGCGACCACGATTCTTGAGTGAGAATCGTTTATGTATACTAATGATAGGAGTGACTTATGGAAGATGGTACTCGTGACGGGACTCGAACCCGTACTCCTTACGGAACTAGATCCTAAATCTAGCGTGTCTGCCTAATTTCACCACACGAGCCTATTATGACTCCTACTATCAGATTTCGATTATCGTGACCATTCATTGATAGGAAAATTATTATCCTTGAACCACTGCTGAATCACGACTCTTTCACTGCAAGGATTACTTGGAGCTTCATGAACAATGAGACAGATGCTCACATCACCTTTCAGATTGAATACCTTAGCGGAGCTATCAGCTAGAGATTTGAGATCTCTGAGCATCTGCTGAAAATCCATCTTATTAAGCTGATCAAGATAATGCTTAAGGAATACACAGTTATCAGGATTGAACTGGCAGTTATCTCTACCATGACAATCACCTGAGCACTCCTGACCTGGTGCTAATGGTGTGTATCTTATGCCATTGAGCACTCCTCTCTTATCCTTATAAATGTGACCTTGATCCTGATGGTTATGATACCATTTCGGATCCCACACAGCAGTGCTAAGTGGTATCACATTCGGAGTGAAGAATCTAATTTGATAGAAGTACGAAGTATAGATTCTCATCGAATAACTCCTTTCGATTGCAGTAAAGTTTCTAGTACTGGACTAAGTCTCACCTCACTAGAGGGTACCTTCTCTAGCTATCCATGTGCACTTGGACTCCGACTTACCGAGGTCTGCACTTACTGTCAGGTAGCATTCCCTGCCGATCGATTACGCTGATCGAATTGCGTCACTTTATAGGATTGAAATGAGTTTCTGCAGTCTCAATCCAAGCTATATCGTGATAGGAGCGTTATACTCAATGAGTACTGCAGAATTTTACTGCACTAGAACCTCGGTCACGATATATTAAGTGATAAGCTGGCTAGGTGGGATTCGAACCCACGACATCCTGATTAACAGTCAGGCGCTACTACCGCTGAGCTACAAGCCATTATATGGTGCTGGTAACGAGACTCGAACTCGTACGATGTTACCATCAAGGGTTTTTAAGACCCCAGTGTCTGCCTAATTCCACCATACCAGCATATTTAGTGGATAACTGATAGGATTACTCGAGACTCCTACCAGTCTCCACATGGTGATTCTTTAATTTCGGAGTGAACGTCATTAGGACTTTTGATGCCTAATCGCCTACTCGCGACCATCATTGCCCATACACCTTGTACTTATCTCCTAGCTACGAGTTCCTGCACCACTCAGTTCTCATCGACTGCTGTGTATTTCTTAGTTATTCGTCCAAGAACCCTCTCATAGCAGAGCTAAAGAGTGACTGAGTCCCACTCAAACGGGAGCGATCAACTCAGCTTCGATGAGGGTTACACTACCCTCATGAGCCATGTCGTCCCCGTATTTACGGATCGTATGCACGGGACATAGCATAGACCCTAGCGAATCAAGTAGGATTCGAACCTACTACCTCTCGACTCGGGGATAAGGGAGAATCGAGCACTCTACCAAATTGAGCTATTTGATTCAAATTACTAGGTGCATTAAATAAGGATTGAAGTTTATCAGAATTCAAAGTTATTTGTTAATTGCTGTTAGCACCTAAATTGCAAGGCTTTCGAACCTTACAGAAGTATAAACGTCGAGGAACTTTAATTAACTCCTTGACGATTGATTTCTGGTCGGGATGACAGGACTTGAACCTGCGAACCTCGTGATCCCAAATCACGCATTCTAGCCAAACTGAACTACATCCCGAAGTAAGATAACTGAGGTGTGCTACTACGCCTAAGAATCACATGGTCAAGTCAACTATCTGATAGCACTTTATAACAACTTGACTAGACATCAGTGCTACCCTCACTAGCGTATGAATTACATGAGGTATTAACGCTCAGATAGTCAGAATTCACTCCTTAGATGACGGACGCTTCTAATCCTACATCCCTCAATTATCAAACGGTGAGTGAGGGACTCGAACCCTCAAGCCGATTACTCGACCGACAGATTAGCAATCTGCTCCAATAACGATTATGGGAACTCACCATATGGCGGTAGTGGTGGGATTCGAACCCACGGATGGTTATTAGCCATCAACGGTTTTCAAGACCGTCTCATTCATCCGCTCTGACACACTACCCTATCAATACTAAGTTATCAGATAATCACTCGAGGTACATTAGGGATTTCTCCTAACTTAGCCCTCTTGATTACATTATCGAGACGAATCTTAGCAGCATTAGTGTTGCTGATTGCAATCTCTATGTAATCGAATTCAGCATTCGATTCCTGCTGTAATGCAAGTTGATAAGCATCATTAGCTTTCTTGAATTCTTCGACCCAATTGAACATCGGTGACCTCCTAATTTCAGTGAATTTCTATCGCAATCAAGTTTCCTTGACATAGATATAAACGCCACTGAAACCTAATTACCTCTGCATAGGACTAATGACTATTTCCGATAACTTAATAAAAGTGATGGAGATGACGGGAGTCGAACCCGTGTCTTGAATCACTACTCTACAAATCTTTACGTCGTTGACTTTTCTGCAAATTTTCAATCGAATGTTTCAGCATGGCAATAAGTTCTAACCACTTCGATTATCAGGGGCAGAAAGGTTTCTGCTAGTCCACCAGGTTATTCCTCTATGTATATAACCAACCAAACCGTACTACTTTATTTGATAAGATCAGACATCGGCTGTAGCACTTAGTATCATCTGAAATTCGTCAGAAGAACTTAGGCTGCACAAGCAGCAGTTCTACTTCCGAAAAAGTTTACAACTTTAGCGTTTATTTTAGTTTGACTATTACGTAGTCACTCGGACGAATTCGTAGCATCACAACCCAATCGATACCGTTACATCCCCTTATATTGAGTCACCTAAGGTCTCAAGTGACTCAGAGAACTATTACTCAGATAATCGAGTGCCGAATAGAATCACTCGTAGTAACCAGAGTACTACTGGAAGAAACATGATCACTGACCCTCCGATCAGTGATGCTCCAGACTCAATGGTCATCAGTGCGATGATGCCATAAATGATACCAGCGATCAACGACCATAAAGTCATACGCTTAGGCTTGATAGTCACCAGTCTCTTAGCAACTATGATACCGTCAGCAATTGCGATAATTACTAAGAATAGAATCATAGTCACACCTCCTCATTGAGAGCATCAGATAATGGCTGATATCTATCAGCATTGAGGATATCCTCAAGTGCTTTCATTGGATCAAGTTCACCTGACATGATCATTTTGCCAGCCTGAACTGAGTACCCACTGGTGAGGACTAGTCCAAGTTCATTCTTGATCACAGGAATAGTCTCAGTGCGACTATTCAGATTCCAGAAGATCAGCCTAGGAATCTTATACCCATGCTGAGCATACTGATCAGAGATGACTTCAAATAAACGAGTATCCCAGTCAAATTTATGACCATCGAACTCCATATCACTGAAAATCAGGATATTCTCAGGCATCTCTGATTGATCCATATTAGCACTGACTGCTGTATCAAGGATTAAGGTAAATACTTTGTACAGATCAGTATTGGAGCAATCATCTTCAGCATAAGTCTTAATGAGCTTATCATGGAGAGTATCGCATCCAAGCAAATCGATCAGCTTAGGACGAGCACTGAACGTGATGAACTTATTCTTGAACTCACCAGTAGTACGTTCTGCAAAGTAGATGGTCAATGCAGTAGCTACAGTCAAGCAGTTCACATTGGATTTACCAGCATTCTGCCAAGACATTGAGCCTGAACCATCTCTGACTACAAGCATCTGCTTACCTGATAAATCGACCTCAGGAAGTGCTTTCCACATAGCCTCCAGAGTAGAATCAAGTGCACGAGATACTCGAGCAGAGGGACTATATCGAGCCACGATATCATGAGGATACAAGGTACCAGCATTGATCTTAGCAGATCCCTCCTCGACCTGAGCGATATACTCAGAGTATCGATCAGAATCATGCTTCATAAATGCATCCTTGTAAATCAAAGCAGCCCTAGAAGGTACCTTGGAGTACTCGATACCTGACCAGTCTCCTGCACACATGTGACTCTCTACAAGATCGATGTACTTACGGAGCTTGCTGAGCTTTCTACGGTACTGATTCTCAGTGAGTCGCATAGAATCAGCGATCATCAATGCTGCTTCACGGGCATTTCTACCTGCATTTACGGAAGGCATCCACTTAGCTAGCAGAGAAGTAGGTCGACCAATCTCCATCTGAGCAAGATCAGATTCGAGCTGAGTCTTGAGGATATCTACAACCTTATCACGATATCTCCACTCACCAGTAGCAAGCTGAACGAGGTCATCATATCTACCGTAGATAGGGATTAGACTGAGGATCTTATCAGCTACCTCAGGATATGTAAAGCACAGATCTTCCAAGATAACTCGGAATAATCTTCGCTCTCCTAAACCACCTCTTACATCACGAGCATAGAATAGCCACTTGATTGCGAGCTCCGGATTCTCAACAAAAGCTGAGCGGAACATCTTAGTGATTTTTTGTTCAGATTCTGAACGCAACGATGCTACTGCAAAGTTGAGATCCAGTAGCGGATGAGTTGTAGTACGATATCCGATTGCACCATTCTCAGTGACTGAGACATTGTACTTGTCATCCAGTTGATTCTTGAGTTCACTCATAAAACTCATAGTAATTTCTCCTTTCAATTGGACTAGATGCGTTTGATTTTTCGATTAACAGTCGAGATCTTAGTTGCTGTGAGCATCTAAAGTCGGAAGAATTGGACTCGAACCAATAACCCTCAGGTCCCAATTTTTATTCAAATTCGATTGCTGTTAGTTCCTAAACCTAGGAACTATGAACTTAAAATCCTGATGCTCTCCCTATTGAGCTATCTTCCGATAAAGTGGAGAAGAGAGGACTCGAACCTCTGACCTACGGCTTACAATGCATTTGTTTTAGTAGTTGCAGTTAGCTTCTAAACCTAGAAGCATTCTCATACGTTGCTCTACCAGCTGAGCTACTTCTCCATAGCAAGAATGGCTACTTACGGGGAGTGGTAAGTCCCATCATGAAGGTTTTGATTGAGCACCCATCTCAATCATTTTGATTATCAGAACCGAAGTTCTAGTCGGCAGTAGGAATTAACCTTGAACCAGACTGCCACTGTACTCCCCAATGCGCTTAAGAAATTTATTCACTTGAAGGAAGCCAGGTTACCGAAGCAACCTTACAGAAGTATAAACGCTTTCTCAGGTTGATTTGCTCCGGAGTGCAGAAATTATTTCAGTGCAACAAATACTAAGATAGCTAAGGTAGCTATCAGCATGACCGCATACAATTTCTTGCCACTCATACCCTTCTCACCAATCAGTCCTAGCAAGAAGATAAATACTAGCACCAGCAAGATAGCACTAAGTACGGCTGAAGTCATAATCATTCACCTTACCTTTCTGAGTGAGTTGCTTATCGATAATAAGTTCGATTGCTACTCGAGTTCTACGACTAGTTGATATACGATACAAACTATACAGGTAATCAGCCTTAGCTCCCTCAGGAATATGATTGTACTTAGCATAGTTAGCTAGATCAATAGCTTCTTTCAGAGATCTGACATGAGTATGTATATCTGGATTCTTGATCAGCTGAACCTTAAATCTCCTATTCTTAGGATACCTAGTATACTTAATCTCGTACATCGAATTATTGTACCTTATATTTGACATTAAATCACTCCTCCTACTAATCGCACCGCAGAAGGAGTGATTCCTACTTATTAACCTATGCGACATCTAGTCAGTTTGCTAAGTAGTCCAATTCTAGGAACTATCTTGAAAGTGACATCGATGCGGGATCCATCAGGATTACCATAGCGAAGGACTGATGCGATTAGCCTTCCTAAATCTTTGATGCGTCGACTAGCCTTAATCTCCAAGCTAGTTCGATCAGAATCACTGTCATAATTGTAGGACAGTGACTTGACAGCTTCGTAACCTCTGATAGCTGGCACAGTTGAAGTACTCAGAAGCTTACCATCGGAAGCTACTGATATTTTACACGTAGAATTCTTCATAAACCTTAGCACCTCCTTATAGGTCTATATCCAGTATTAGTTGAGGATCCATCTGGATTTCTCCAAGATGTACTCGAATTCAGATCTTTCATCTTCAGTCAATCGATCATCCACAGAATCGGCTAAATCCTTGAGTCGATCCCACAGAGTCTTAATCTTGTATCCAATCTGATTGGACTGGAATTCTTCTGAAGTAGTGATCAGATTCTTCTTATTCTCAGTAACATACACAGGCTTGAGATCCAGCTTAGTCATCTGATCTGCTTCTTCCTGAGTACTTACAGGTACTGCCTTAGGACCATTCTCCTTGATGAAGTCGTTAGCTACCTGACTCTTTAAATCAGAAGAAGCCGAGTAGTGCATGTACTTGCCATCAAATGCTTCCACTACTGACAGGGTATCCGCATCAACTGCTGCAGGCTTACCTAACGAGTAGGAAGTCCACATACGAGAAGTCAAGAATGCAAGGTCGATATCAGAGACCAAACCTCGATCTCGATCAAGCTTGATCTGATCAGGATGCACATCATAGCCATACTTCAGATCATCATGCTCACACACGAACAATCCTGACACGAACAACTTATGCTTGTATTCATCCTTGAGAAGAATCTTACCATAACTGGTATCATGATATTCAGATTCATGAGTACCATCGTAGAATCCCTGAAGCCAGAGATTAGATTCCTGAATCGATTCGTACTCCTCAGGAGTGATCCCCTTAATTTCGATGATCAAGCTATTCTCAGGAACTTTATCCCAAATCTTGACCTTATCAACGAAGAACGTAGGGACTAATGCACCTTGGTATCTACGAGACTTGACCAACCGAGTATGCCAGATCTCTCGTGAACAGTAATTGTAGAAGGTAACTTCCTTACCATTTCTCAGGAAGACTATGGTAGCAATCTTATATCCCTCACCAAATCTACCGATCATTCCTGAATTCTCAGGCTTACTACTCTTACCAAATAAGAGAGTCTGAATGTCAAGCGTACTCAATTTGTTACCGATTCGCAGGGTACCCTCATCCTTGTCATACTCAAAGAACATCTTATTCTCAGGATCAGCTACCTGCTCATCAAGTGCATTCTGAAAGAATTCTCTAGCTCCTTCAACTACTCCCCATGTAGGAACGTAGTCAGCACTAATGCTTAATTCATATTTGCTCATTTCATCTAACCTCCAGTCTAGATTCTATCACCAATGTAAGGATTTCAACCCTTACAGAAGTATAAACGTATATTTAGTCCTAATGACTCCTCATGATTCAGCTGCCTGATGTATCAATTCTATATTTCATTAGTACTACTGAACTATTAATCTATATAATAACTAATCTATTTATAATTATAATTATTATAATATACTTATTATATACTTTTTAAGGTAAGGTAATTCACCCTTTGTAATAAGTACTGAAGTAGATTACTTAAACAAGTACATACCATTATCTAGATTATCTCTAATAGTATTGATTACTTTAGCAAATCTAGTTTCAGTATCTCCTGATAACATAACTGATTTAGTAGTAATTGTGCTGAAGATGGGAGTATTAGCTATTAGGAACCAGGATCTAGAAGTGGATTCAGGTAAATCAGACTCAGTACTGTATTCATTAGATCTGAAATAGATACCTTCAGGGATGAATTCAAGTAATCTAGCTAATGATTTATTATAAAATTGCTGATACTTAGATCTCTGTCCATAAGTACCATTCATGTACTCCAAGGTGAATTCTACTAAGAAATCAGCAAATCCCTTATTCATGATGTAGATTATATTCTTAGCAATAGTACGATTCAGTAGATTATCCATGTAGTCTAAGAATTCTGACCAGTACTCCATCAGAGTATCATAATCCTTAGCCATATCCTCATAGGAATCGTACCCATGATTATGAGACTGGAAGAATCTCTCAGTCTCATTGTCAATTTCCAGGAATATTAGTCGCATTCTTACTTCAGTACTGCTCTCAGCCATACCTGTAACTAGCTGAAATAATTTCCGATGAGATTTGATGTAATCGATCAGCTCATTAGATACTGCTCGATTATCACTCGATATGATTACTCGCATAATGAAATGTTCATCCTCCTCCATAGTGGATCAAATTCAAGATACTGAGCATCGATCGGATCATAACCTATGAAATCCAGAATGAACTTATTCAAAGGATTACGTACATACTTTCGATAAGCCTTGACCTGCTGATTATAGTTATCTCGATAGTTTGCAATCTGCTGCTCACAAGTAGTAATTGTAATCGACAACTTGGAGTACTGCTCTCCTGATGTAATCTCAGGGTAATTCTCAACTACTACATTCAGAGTCTTAAGTGCTCCAGTAGCATCGCCACTATTAAGCTGAGCTCGAGCTTCAGTCACTGAATCCACAATCTTAGATTCCTGAGAGCTGAACTGCTCGACTACTTGAACTAGCTGTCTGATAGAATCATTACGATTCTTCAGCTGAATATCGATTCCAGACTTAGATTCTGAAATCTGTTCTTCCATTGAGTAGCAACGATTTTCTGCATGAATTCCGATTGCTACTCCACACAATGCTACTGCTGCGACGATACCTACAACAATGAGTATCATCTTCCAACTTACTTTCTTCATAATTATTTATCCTTTATACGATTGATGATAATTCTGCTAATTAATTCCACGATGAATAGCAGAATCAGGTATGCAAGTGCAAGTATCCATAGAGCTGATACCAGCAATGCTTTCTTTTAGTCGATGAGTGGCTTATTGAGTGCAGTAGATAATGCTCGATCTACGTCACTAGCACTGATCTCGATAAGTACGCATGTAGCTACAAATACGATAATTGCTACCACTATGTAAGCAATAATCCATACTTTCATATGCTAAGTCCTCCTTTCTAAATTGTAAACGTATGTGAGATAAACCTACCTCCAACCTAAGGGTTTCGGAAGTGGACATGCCCGTTAAATCCGCCTTCTATAAGCGTTTATTCGCCCTCAGAAGGCTTCTAGCAGCTTCCCCTTCCGCCCCTTCGCCTGTGAAATTAAGCCGTCTACGAGGCTTCTAGAAGGTCTTAGAATTCATCTTCGTAGTGGGTATCTTCAATATCCGTATGAGACTTTCGATACTCCACTTCATTGATAACAGGCTGATCCTCCTTGCAGATAGCATAGTAAGGAACTCCTCCAGGGAGAATGCTCCACATATCCTTAGGCATAAGGCACTTGACTCGACCGATTGCAATGCCTAAGCAGAGCAGTTCTTCCATGCTATGATGTTCACCCCAGTGATTGCCATTCTTATATACACAAGCCTGAATGAAGCTCCATCCGCCACCTACTTCTTCCTTGAAATTATCAGGGAGTTCATTCAGGAGATCGATAATTTCCTTCTTATGAGTAGCCAACTTATCCGCATTGAATCCGAAGGTATGTACGACACCCTCAGCAATGATAGTCTTCTAAGGATCAGTCCTAGGCTCCATAGAATCAAGAATCAGTTCCTGTAATCGTTTAGCATCCAGTTTCATAAGTGTTATCCTCCTTAATTGTTAAGTATATTATAGGCAGCAGGATTCGATGCTTCAAGAATCTTCCAAGGAATCTTGCAAGCTCGACATCCACTCTTGCTAATCTTAGAAATGATTTCTGAATCAGAATCATAGATAGAAGCTACTGATGGGCATAATGCAGATTCTCCGATTTTGATACTGCCATCAGGAGCAATCACTGGAGTACAGACCTTGCCATGAGCTAAGAGCGTATTAACTAATCCTGAGAATGAGATACTAGGTTGCTGCTTAGTGATCAGGATACAATTAGCGCATTTAGGTCCTATTGTATTCCATTTAGAATCAGGATGATTGATGAGTGCTCTGCCCTGAGGATACAAGCATCTATCTTTATCATTAGGATTAGATGGAACTGGTTCGATGATAGCTCCGAGCTTAGATAGCCAGTACTTCTCCTTAGAGGTGAGCAGATCAGGATAGTACCTAGGATCATCAGTGACCTGAATCAGTACTAGCTTTCTGCTGTATCTACCTTGCAGATCAGATACAGCATTATAGATATCTCGATTTCTCACCAGTTCACGACCATTAGTAATGAAGGTGATTGGATACTTATCAAGAGAAGTGCTCCAGTAGAATTCGATCAGCTTCAGTGCATCAAGAATCTGAGGATGCTCGAACATCTCCCCTCCTGAGAAAGTCCAAGTAGGAATTCGATTCCTTCTCATAAATTTAAGGGTATCTTCGAGAACTTCGAGAGTCATGTTCTCACCGTCAGGCTTACAGTCTGACATACAATGCGAGCAATTCATCTTGCATGCGTAAGTAATTTCTACAAGCATACTATGCTCCTCCTTTCTATACAGTAGCAACTTCTGAAGTAGAAATCGCTTTATTAGGTGCCCACTTCTTACCATCTTCTACTCCATCACGATACATCTTTGGATCGATGAAGTTAGGATTGGTATCCAAGTCAATGGTGGTACAACGCTGGTTAAGATATTCCGTGACTGCGGTAGGAGTGATCGCTACTAGTCCCAATTCCTCCTTATGCTCCTCATACTGACGATTGAATGCATCCCTCATTCCATAAATGAATCCGATAGCATAGCTATCAGTATAAGGTCTGCACTGCTTGATATTCATGCCATACTGGTCCTTGTACTTCTTACGAATCTCAGGAAACTTGGACCAGATACAGTACAGAGCATAGTTAAACATGATGGTGCAGATCTGCAGATCTTCATCGTATCCGTAGAACTTGATGGTTCTACGTTTCGCATTTCCTCGATGAGTGAAGCAGGACTCACACCTGGAATTCTTAGCAATCAGCTCAGCAAGGTCAGCAATCCAAGGTTCTACCTGTTTACTGAAAGTGACATCAGTCTTATAAGACTGGACATCACGATGAGTAGTACCTTCAGCAGATTTCTCAATTTCGACCTGATCAAGGTTGTACTTCATCATGAGCTCCTTAGCTTTAAGAAGTGCAGCCTGAGCTTCAGCTTCAGTAGCTCCCTTGTTATTTGCTAGATTCAGCAGATTCTGAATTGTCACTCGGATGTCTCGCTTCTTAGCCATTAGTACTCACCTCTTTCTTCATGATATGCACGCTTACCAAGCTCCCATATGTAATTTGTACGCTTGATCCATCTCCACAATGGGCGGCAGGACTTGACGACTCCGAGACCTACCATTACCAGACCCATTCCGATTGCTTCATGGAGTACATACCAGGAGTATGGATGAAGGATAGTCATCAGCTCAGCTTCGAGATCAGAGGTTCCTACAGTACCGATGCAAATAAATGCTCCTACGGCAATGGTACCCATTCCTACTAGCCTAGTGATTCCAATTGCAATGTTAATTCGATGAAGTACTTTACGTGTCATATCAATCTCTCCTTTAAGTAAAATTTCTATCGCAATCAAGGTCCCAACTCCCGACCTTACACAGATATAAACGTAAGAAAAGCCTTATTTACTCCGATTTATTGCTAAATTTAGGAATAAATAAGGCTTTATTGATCTATTTACTTAATAGAGAGATGAATCAGGACTTACTTCTCATCCCAATCCTCATCTGTTGCATCCTGAGGAGTCACATCATCCTGTTTGAACTGATCCATGTTCATCTGACTAGGTACCTGCTGGTTACCAATCATGCCACTGAACGGATTCATAGCTCCGCCCATCTGCTGCATCATGCTACCCATAGCCATCATCTTGATCCAGTCATTGCCATCGCCATCCTTAGAATCACCCATCATGAAGTACATCATCATAGGATTCATCATGCCCTGACCTGCCTGAGGATTCATCATGGACATCATAGCCATAGCCTTCATAGCATCATCGCCAGAATCACCGAAGGAGTCAAGCATCATAAGAGCCATCGGATTCATCATGCCTGCAGCTCCACCCATCATCGGATTAGCAGTACCCTGCTGATTCTGAATCATATTGAAGAAGCTGAATAACTTGCGATACATCTTCTGACCAGTGAAGATGTTAGTCTCGATCTTGATGTTGGATTCAGTACCAGTGGAAAGGTTAGCTGCTTTGATGCGATTCTTAGCAGCATCGATTGCGATCACCTGATAGTAGGTATCTTTCTCCTTGATGATATCACCAGCCTGAAGCTGAGCAATCTGAGTCGGCATCAGGATGTACATCTTATCGAGCTTGGAGCTAGAGATAACCAGATTCATCTGATTCTCGATCTGACCAGTAGCTGCATTGTAACGGACATAGCTACCATCCTTACGACTTACTGCGAGCTGACCTCCCATAGTCAGTGCAACTTCACCAATAGGTACCTCACTCGGATAAAAATCCTTGAATAAATTCTCCATCTGTTTCATAAATTTGTTCTCCTTTCTAGTTTCAGTAGATTTGTTAGATTTCTTAGCAGCTAGCAACTTAGCAGTTGCTGCTTTGCATTCCATTTCATGCTCACAGATCAAGCATCTCGATCTGCGATTGTCACCATCATGCTGAGCGTAGCACTTAGGCTTATGCTCAACAATTGCAGCTAATCTCTGACTAGCTTCGTCAGGATCCAGTTCATCTTGAGAATCTGATTGATCTGTATTCCAAGTACTATCATCGTACTGAAATGCAGGATCTATATCATCAGGCTCATCAAACTCACTGTCAGGATCTCCGTACATATAGTATGCCATGAGTCGATCCTTAGCAGCTGAGAGCTCGTCATCAAGCATAGGATGGATACCCTTCAGCTTATCGAGCTGAGTAATCATATTCTTCTCAGAATAAGTAGTGATCACTTTCTTACCAGCCTTAGAAGCTACCCAGTGGTTGCTAGTAAGATCGAGTCGAAACTGAGATCCGCACTTATCTAAGCTGATACGCTCACCTTGGTAGATACTAATACGTTCCAACCATAAGTCCTCCTTCCTCAAGTAAATATCTATCATCAATCGCAACTTCATTAGCTGCGAGTGATAACCTAGCTCTCATCCTGGATTCGGACTTTCTCCGATCCTTATTGAGTGCGATAGCTACCTCCAGAGGAGGAGCTGTAGCCATTAATCCGTCGAGTTGATCGAGATCTGAATATCGTCTCATAAGTACACCTCCTTATGCTAAGTCAAACGGAAATACCTGATCGCCATAACCAAAGAATCCTCTGCAACGATTAGCATGCTGAGAATCGATTGAATCCAGCATGTATTGAAGCTTGTAGGGATTCTTATGAGACTTATGTAAATCCTCGATCAGATCCTTACGAGAATAAGCGTAGTCAATCAGCATGCAAGCTGCTTCTTTACTAGAAGCACAGATAGATACACAGGTCGGATGAGCAGCTTGCTCCTCGAACCAAGTCTCAATAGCTACCTTAGCATTATCACCTGTGTAGAGAGGATAGCTCTCAAACTCTGTAGTAACGTAAACATTAAAGTACTGCATCCCGACTGACGCTCTCAATTCTGATCCTGTCATAACGATCAACCTCCGTTTAGATTCTGTCAACAATTCCGAAGGGAACTTTCGAACCCTTACAGAAGTATAAACGTCGAGTCAGCTCAATTTGCTCCCTATATTTAGCAAATTTAGTAAAGCATCTAGTTACTACCGATCCGATACCTACCATGAGTATACGCTTTAAGATATCGATCTCTCCTAGCCTTGACAGCTTCTCGATCTGCTTGATATAATAGCTTATCTTGATAGATAGCATCTTTCTCAGCCTTATGTATTTGTTCATACTTAGCCCATTTCTCGCATTTCGATCGACCATGAGCTAAACACCATTTACGATTAGGACAATCCTGTTTATTGACTACATCATAGCATGGAGCTGGAGTCATAATATCATCTCCTATTATTTCAGATAATCTGTAAGCCAGTAAGGTATCTCCCTCCTAGTATAATGTATGATAGGAAGCTTAGCTCCTATATAGTAATTCCTATACGACTGAACTACTGAATCAACTTTATATTCATCAGGCATTGCTAGTGCCATCTTAGTCATTCCTAGCTTAGGTAGCTTAGGAGTCTTCATGCATCTAGCATATTCTCCTGCACGATGTGTTCGATTGTAATACCTGAATTTGTACTCTCCATAGAGCACTAAGTTGTAGATTCTCAGCCATGTCCAGTTATCTCTAGATTCTCTGACCCATTTCGCTATGGGATGATTCTGATGGGATAATTTATAAGGAGCTAACTCAGCCTGACCTGTATAGTAGTAAGCTGAAGATAATAATTGCACATGTTCAGTGATCATCTTCACTACGTGCTTATCGCAAGTGTACATTGCAGATTTTATCATATCCTCGTCTAATACGAATACATTCAAGCTGAGTCCTCCTTCCTTAGTTATCAGTAAGATTGATCTCCCAGTCTGAGATCTCCCTAGATTCTAGCTGAATATCTACTAGATCTAATTCAGGATGATAAGTTCTCATCGACTTGTAGACATCATAATCATTAAGTCCACTTCTCTGCATTTTCATTCTCTTATTATTCTCATAAATCACTCTCTTATACCTAGCTACTGCTTTCTCATAGTCAGTGCGTCTAGTATTAGCGACTTCATGGCGATCCTTATCATAGCGGTACCTTGCAGTGACTCTGTATTCTTTCATAAGTAATGTTCTCCCTAGTACTATAATCTAATAATTATTGAATCCTGATCTCGATTATAAGTAGCTACTGCCTGCTGATTGAACTTCTTATTGTAGGATTTGATCTTAGCAGTAACTTCCTTATAACTAGCTCCACTTACCTCTCGATAAGTATCTGAATTATAGATAGGATTCAATTTCAGTTTAGTATATCTGCAGAATAACTCCAGATTCTTTCTATGAGTAGTCCTGGCAGCAGGCATCTGAGGAGGATCAGCTACTCTGATGAATTTATCATATCCATCATAATGCAACTCAGTGACTTCTCCATCAGCATAATCCCTGACTTGAACTACATAACTTCTACCATCATGTGTAATGCTAAGTAGCTGATAGATACTACCATCAGTGACATCCTTGAATGATTCTCCTTGCCTGATGCTAGTAATAGCTACTTGAGCTTCTGAGATACCTTGGTATCCATTCAGTATCATATTCTCACCTCCAATAAACGAAAACCCTACACAACTATAAACGGCTATGTATGGTTGATTCGCTCTTATTGAGTTTTAGCTTACTGCTTGAAGTAATCCATTTTATACTTCTTAGCTACCTTCTTAGCATCATACATAGGATCAGTGACTTCCTTCAGGAGCTTCTCAGCTAGCTGAGTAGCTGAAACTTTATCCCTCTTGACAGTCTGAATCAAATCCTCTCCTTCATCTCCCATGAGAGCTACTACTCCGTACTGACCCTCCTCAGCGATTACACTTACACTAATTGCCTTATTCTCACCTGATAATTCAGGTGATCCATCTGGCAGCTTCGGATTGGAGTTTCCGTACCAGCCTATCTTAGAAGGCTTCAGAGCTTCATTCAGATTTCTAGATTCATTCATCTTATCTGCAATAATCATACTAATTCATCTCCTCTTATTGATTTACTCTGACTGCTCCTTAGTAAGGACAGTAATCATCCTACCAGTGCAGTCAGTCTTCACTTTACCACAGATCTTGCATCGGTATCCAAATCCCTTGCAATATACAAGCTGATGGGCATTGCCTAGCTTGCAGTTCGTGAAATTATTCTGTGGTTTCTTATTCATCATTCTTTTTAGTATTGACGACATTAGTCAAATCCTCCTCATAGTCATCAGGCATCAATGGCGCAGTAGCCATTCCGATTGCCATCATCGCAAATGCTACTACAGCTAGGATACCTAGTATAATCAATAAGTACTTCATATGATCACCCTACCTTACGGAGTGAGGACTTTATCCTCCATGCCTAAGTCAGCAAGTTTCTGAGAGTTAGCTCCTGCTGCATCAGATTCTGATTTCACTGGAGCATAAGTCACATCCGAGTGGATCACATACTTCGTAGTCACTCCATCCTGAGCGACCTTGAGGATAATGTCAGTAGGCACTCCAGGGATCAGGAATGCATAATCATCAGCCTTAGTCTCGATGGTGTACTCCTTCTTCTTAGTATAGCCATCAGCAGTGACTGAGACATTCTGATCATCAGCAAACTCTGCTAATGCAGGATTGATCTGAGTGATCACGGACTTGCCGACTGGAATCATACCAGGAATAGTCAGCTCAGCATACTTAGTGACCTTGCCGAATAGATCAGCATTAACTTCACCAGCTACTGCTCCTGCACCTGAGACATTGATCTCGAAGGTATTAGTATCACGAGTGTAGAAGGCGTCGCCAATTACAATAGTGCTACCCTTACCTGCAGTAGCCATAACCTTAGATACTCTAGTAGTCTGACCTGTGTAATTCCAGCGAGTGAATCCACCAGCATAACGCAGGAACAGAACTGAAGCCTGAGGATTATTCTGAGCAAATAATGCAGGAGAATCGGTATACTTATAACCATTGTAGCCATCAGTAGGCTTAGTGATCTTATAGAATCCCTGATCATCTTCTTCGATCACTACATCAGCTGCTTCTCTCATCTTGTACATGCTGACTGCATCAAGGTTCTCCTTGTGATCGTCTGCACGATAAACATCTGTGTAAGACATTATTCTTACCTCCTTACATAACCTTTAGAATTTAAGATTGACAGATTGCTATGAGGATACTTCTTCAGATAAGTACCAATGCAAGGTACTTCTCCAGATTTACCACCCAGATTGTTATTCTGATTGTGATCAATCTCGAAGTGACTTGCATTCTCATACTTACTAGGAATGTACTTCTTAGCAATCTTGATAGCTTCTGACTCAGAATCTGCAATCACAATCGCAGTAGATCTGTAGTCAGATAACTCATCACCTTGATAGACGAATGTAATGAAGAACCCTGACTGACCATCAAGGTTCATTGACTCCTTCATAGAAGAGTATCCTGAATTGATCATCTTAGTTCTCCTTTACTTCTTGTAATCTCCAGACTTGACAATTTCAGCTACCTTAGCTTTCATAGCAGCTTCATCGAGTCCTACATGAACTTCCATCGGAGTACCATCCTTCTTAGTATACTGAAGTGTATGCCCATACCATAAATGGAATGACTTAGGCATCTTCAGTTCCTTATAGGGATCGTACTTAGTGACTACCAGGATAGGAATCTGCTTGACTCCGAGCTCAGCTGCTGCTAGTGCTCGATGTCTACCTTCCTGAGTTTCATTAGCTAGGTCGAGAATAGGAATATTGAACTTAGTCCCTGCTGCCATCTTAGCAGCATACTCCTTGACATTATTCCATTCGACTCCTCGAAGTACTCTCTCACGTGAGCAGTGGAAGATATCCTTACCTAGAGCATCAATGTACTCGTCAGGAGACATCATCTTGATCTCACCTTTGAGTCCCTTAGCTAACTTCTTGTAGTCATGATCCTTCGGATTGAGAAAGTCATCATAGTAGCTCATTCCAGTCTTATCAGTTCTGATGACTGAATTACCTGACATAGCTTCCTGAAGGATTGAATCAGTCCATTTCTTCTTAGGTTTCTCAGTAACTCCTACCTCTGCATTAGAAGGGGGAATGGCAGAAGGCTGAGTAGTCTCTCCCATTAAGTACTTCTTAGCATTAGGCTGGAATTTACTAGGTTCATCAGTGATGTGATTAGTGGATTCACATAAGTGGAATGGAATCCCCTCAGCACTGAGGATACTGCATACTCGCTGATAGTCATTCACATCAGCAGCTACATAAGAACCATCTTCGTAGAAGTTAGATTCATTTAGCTTACCATCATTGATACGCTCAGTAGTCTGCTCAGTAGTGGCAGCAGGACTCCACTTGATCATCGTCTTACCTTGATTGAAGGACTCGACTAGCTCCTTACCCTTAGGATTCTTCGCACCATAGTAGCATAGAGCATTCTTCTTCAAGTAGTTCAGAGCCTTGTATCCAGCATTAGCATGCTTATACATCCCCATGAATGAATGGAATAGATCCTCAGTGGAACGATCAGGAGATACGTAACGATACTCTTTACCATTGATAGTGACTGAGATACCCTTACCTTTCTTCTCCTGTACGATATGTGGATTAGTGACATTAGTTGCATCCTCATTAAGTATCTGAGGAAGGGAGCATGCTAACTCAATCATTTCATTGATATTGAATTGAGCATGCTCCTCCAACTTACTCAGTGTGATAGCAGCTAAGTCATTCGATAATCCATTAGGATAATAATCTTCATAAGCAGACTCAAGTACTGCCTTGAAGTTATCCATAGCTTGATTCGAATTACATACTGTGATCAACTTAGATACCTCCTACTTACTTGCCAGACTCAGTTTCAGAAGTACCCTCCGGATCGAAATTGTATCGATCATAGCGACCTGAAGCATAGACTACAAGTACCTTATTCTGATCCTTGAGGAAGTCCTGCAGATCAGTAACCTTAGTGATAGTAGCATCCTTAGGCTTCTTGGTCACCTTGTAAGTAACATCCTCCTGCTGAGTAAGCACGTACTCGGACTCATCAACCATCTGCTGATAAGGATAGTTACCATTCTGAATCTTATTGTAACCATCCTGAGGATTACCCTCATGGTTTGCATTATTGATTGCCATAATTCATTACCTCCATTTAATTTTTGATAGTCTCATTTTCTACCTTAGCTTTAAGGTCAGCTGCACTAGCAAAGCTTACGTAGCTCTCTAGGCTACACAGCTCAGAACGCAGATACTCATCTAAGTACTCCTTAGGCAGCAGGAGACTAGCTACTTCCTCAGGTGTAGATGAGTTCCAGTTGATGTCCTGATTCTTGAATCGACCAGTTCTGACATCATACCGACCTATGATTCCAGTATTCAGATTGATCTTCAGTAAGTACAGCTTCGTAGCATCACGCCATGCTTTGTTATGGACAGGTACGAAGTGATGATTCTTTATGATATCTCCGAAGTTATCTAGATCATAGAGCTCAGGTCCAGACTTGATCATCAGATCCAGCTTATCAGAGTTGACATAGCAGTACATGACATTATCGGACATAGTCACGTCAACGTCATCGCCATTCAGCTCGATATCAAGCTTGACTGGAATTCCTAGCTCATCTGAGTTAGGCTCAGAGATATATCCATCGTATAAGAATCCCATTCCAGTTATGTAGTTACCAATCGAATTAGCCAGTAGCTGATTAGGTTTATAACTAGCGTACTCATTGGTAGGATTCTCATGCAGCTTATTCACTACATTATCTTCTATAGCCATTGATTACTTACCTCCTTTCCTTACAGTATAAACGTATGTAAGAATCTTCTAGCTCCTGATTGGAGTTTTAAGTATCTCAATTGACTTAAGTAATCTATCATATATCTCCTTACTGAGATCAGCTGACCACTTAGTATCAGGTGCAGTGGAGATGATAGCATTAGTGATAAGTTCTAATGACTCACTGAAAGTAGTCTTCTTGATTAGCTTATCGAACTCAATCATAACTGCATCAGCAATCTTACTGATAGGTTCTTCAGCATTATCTTCCAGTAAATGCCTTAGTCTATTGTATTCTGGAGTAGATATGTAAGCTCTATTCACTTTACTACTCCTAGCTAAGTTAGCATATCCTATGATACTAGGCATATATCCTCACCTGCTTTCTTCAGTAATAATTATAAATAGTTATTTAATTATTAATTATTACTTTATTATAATATATTAAGGAGGGTAATTTCACCCTTTGTGAGTAGATTTCATTTGATACATAAGTCTATCAGCATGCATGATAGCTGAGTCTATACTTTCAGTAGCATTCTTATGATAAACTCCATAAGATATATTATGGATCATACTCAATAGATCATCATTGAAATCAGTATCTGCAATGACAATAATCTCATCTCCACCATAACGTACTACTTCTAGTACATCAGGTAGAGACTTAAGTGAATCAATAATGACCTTGATTAAAGCATTACCGTAGTTATGACCTTTAGTGTCGTTGATTATCTTCAGATTATCGATATCTACAAAGATAACCTTGCAACTAGCTTTATGGTACTTCTTACGGATTACTCCTGAGAAGTAGTTACGATTATGAACATGGAATGTCTGATCGTAGTGAGCTAGATTGCCAGGTATCTGAAGATAGAAGTACTCGATTATACGGTGAGTAACTGACTTGCGTTTATTCATGCTCCCTCGACTTCTGATCCACAATGTTTCTAGTGGACTCAGTATATTCAGAGATGGACGGGACCTTAGTTAGATCAGTACCTACCACAAGTACTTCATTGCAACTAGGTACCTTGTAGATCAGAGCATCATAGCCTTGATCAGCTAATGCTCCAGCCATCTCTTTATCGATATCTCTCCAAGCATCATTGACTTTAGTCTGCTCAGGATCAATCGAGATCTCCTTACCAGTCAAGGATTGATAAGCTGACTTCATTGCTTCATATGAGTTCTGAGCTGATACTGTGAACGGATTGCTGAGAGTCACTAAGTACTTCTTAGTAGGAAGTGGATTCTCAGGATTCTTGTAGCACTCAGCTCCCTGGAAGTGATCTGCAAATGAGATCAGTCCACGCTGAGTCTGATCTACTCCGTTACGATACAGGATGTAGCTACCTGCCTTACCGAAGTCAGCATCACCCATCTGAATGATAGACTCGTTGATATGTCGATCCTTAGTATCAGCATCAGTAGCTCCAGAGAGTACGAAGTTGAGTCGATCGAGCATTGGAGTATAAGCATTGAGCTTACCGATCATCTCTGCAGCAGGACCTATCGAGTAGATACCTCCGCAGATATTAAGTTTGAATCCATCATCAGGGTCAGTACATACGAGTCGAACGTACTGATCATCTGATGGAACATAGTAGCCCTGAGCTCCTAAGAATTTACTACCAGTGAATCCTAGTTCATCAAGTACCTTTAATACCTGAAGATACTTAGGATCACTGTAAGTGAACTCAGGCTTATTATCTTCTGCAGCAGGAGTAGTTTCTACGTTAGTCATACCATTCGCATCTTCCATAGACTCATTGACTGCAGTTGAGTTAACTGGTTTGATCATCATGATCTCCTTTCCGCAGCATTATAACTCCTGCTGCCATAATTTGAATTCGAACTTGAAGATTCTGATCTTGCGTATGACTACGAGTTTCACTGCAGCTAGCTTATGCTCAGCAATGAATTTTAGATCACAATCATCAAGCTTACGTAATCTTCTAGCTTTATGTATAGTAATATGAACTTCTTGATCAGGTATCTGAGGATCAGTGGATATATCATCAATCCTTATGCTCTCATGAGATGACTCGAACAAGTCACTGAAGTACTTTACTATATCAATTGTAGTAAGTAGATCCATAGCCATTCTACATCACCTCCTTAAGAATCATCAATCCTCCTTCAATCTACCTTTATAAGTACATGTGAATTCTAATCCTGAAATGACAGGACTGCAGCTACTGCTGACAATAACTTCAGCCCCATCAGGCTTCTTAATTATTAATTGTGATTCATCTGACTTGCTATCTGTATCTTGGCTAGCCATTCTACATCACCTACTAGGAACTCTGATGATGCCTTGAATTGCACCTACCTGTCTAGATCCTATAAGTCAGTCTCTATTATCCTTAAGTACAGTATATAATCCCTTGATTTTGGATCCATAAGTTTGATAGCATTTAGGACACATGTATCCCCAGCATCCATAGGTTATATGCTTAGCATCATACTTAGCATCCTCTATCTTGCAGATATCGCATTTGATTTCCATGGAGTCAATCCTCCTTAGACCACTTAGTCACCTGACGTGACTGAATCTCAAGGTCAAGCAAGTCGTACTCACTGTAGTATTCAGTACCGATTCCGATGCTGCCTACGTACTCCGTATCTCGTTTCTTAGCATTCATTTCACGAGCTGACTGCTCCTTGAGCTGAGCTAATCGCTGAAGTGCATCAGCATGAGACCACTTACGATCCCAGTCGACTACATGTTTCTTAGTATCCTTACGAAATCTACCTACGATTCTGTACTCAGTTCTCATTTCTTCCATTGTAATTACCTCCAGTCTAGATTCTATCAACAATCGGAGGGATTCAACCCTCACATTACTATAAACGTATGTAACACTATATTTACTCGGCTAGATACTACCAATCAATTTCTTGACTCGTTCTAGCTCAGCATCTATAGCATCTTGCTTAGCCTTAGGATCTTTGATCTTATTGATGTCCTTGACTATCTGATCTTGCTTATGATAATCCTTTCCGATAGTAGCTCTCTCAGCCTTAGTCAGCTCAGCATCTACTCCGCAGAATCTAGCTAATCCATTATGATCGTAGAACTGCCACTTGATCTCAGCACCAGTGATCCACTTACTGAATACTTCCTTAATCAGCTTACTGTATTCTTTACGGAATGCTGATCTTAATTTATTGATATCTGAATCAAGATAGTAAGGGAGCATATTCAGATTGAACTGATTCATATAAGCATATATTACTCGATGCTTCTCAAAGGTGAAGTCACCTGGATCCTGCACTTCTACTCGATGACCTAGCTTAGATAAGGTCGGAGTAGTCAGCTGGAATATCTTATGCTTAGAATCATCTGATAATTGATCAGGCTTATATTTCTTGAGAATGTAGTCCATGATCTTCTTATCATCTGCTGAAGAGCTTCTAGTCAGCTTAGCTAGTTCAGCATCAGGACTACTAGTCTTCATAGTATCCTTATAGCTGAGTACTTCTTCATAAGTGATCTTATAAGTACCTGCAGGCAGCAGGACTTCTGACTCAGCATGATTCTTGAATCTGCGTAAGTCTACTCCCTTACCTTTAGCTATCCTAGTCTTGAGGATGATCCCTCTGTACCCAGTGATACGCTCACTAGCTTTACGCTGAGCACTGATCGTAGCCATTCTAGCTGAATCCATGAATTCTATGTAGCTAGGCTTAGTGATTGCAAATATCTTAGCTTGTTTCTTATCAGGTGACCATGAAGTACTACCCTTAGTACGTAAGGTACCACCTTTGATGAGCTTCATGAACTTATCATAATCTTCCTTAGTATCGAAGTTCAATCCTCGATATATAGTAATTGACGATGTATTACCGTACTCAGCTATAGCATCATCCATTACTGAAT